TTGCGGCGGCGGCGGCGGTGGCGGCGGCGGCGGCACGTCGGGCGGGACGGGTGGCGCGGGCGGGCCGGGCGGGCCAGGGTTCATCTACTTGATGTGGTGGTGAACGATGGCCCTTGGCTTTGGACCAATCTCCTCAGCACCCATCTCGGCGATCCCGGGCGGCGCGCACAACTACGTCGAGTCGATCGCCGAGACGCTACCGACGCTCACCGATTCGGTCGCGATCCAGCAGGTCCTGGCGCGCGCGATCGCCGAGACCGTACCGACGCCAACCGACGCCATCGCGCGGCAGTTCATCGGTGCTCGAGCGATCGCCGAGACGCTGCCAACCCTGACCGACACGGTTTCGCGGCAGGTGGTCTACGCGCGTGCGCTCGCGGAGACCCTGCCGACGCCAACCGACGCCGTTGCGCGGCAGTTCATCGGCGTCCGAGCGATTGCTGAAACGCTGCCGACGCTGACCGACGCCGTTGCGCGGCAGTTCATCGGTGCGCGAGCCATCGCGGAGACCCTGCCGACGCCGACTGACGCCGTCGCTCGGCAGGCGTCCTTCAGCCGAGCCATCGCTGAGACCCTGCCGACGGTCACAGACGCCGTTTCGATCCAACAAGTCCTCGCACGAGCCATCGCTGAGACCCTGTCAACGCCGACCGATGCCGTTGCGCGGCAGTTTATCGGTGCGCGAGCCATCGCGGAGACCCTGCCGACGGTCACAGACGCCGTTTCGACCCAACAAGTCCTCGCACGAGCCCTCGCTGAGACCCTGTCAACGCCGACCGATGCCGTTGCGCGGCAATTCATCGGTGCTCGAGCGATTGCTGAGACCCTGCCGACCTTGACCGACGCCATCGCGCGCGTTTTCGTCGGCACTCGAGGCATCAGCGAGACCTTGACGACCGTCAGCGACTCCGTGTCGCGCGCGGTGCAGAACATTGCGACCATCGGCGAGACCCTGCCGACCGTCACCGACGCCGTCGCCCGCATGTTTGTGGGCGCTCGAGCGATCGCCGAGACGCTGCCGACGCCGACCGACGCTGTCGCGCGGGTGTTCGCCGGTGCTCGAGCGATCGCTGAGACGCTGCCGACGCTCACCGACGCCGTCACAGCGTCGCAAGGATTGTCGCGTGCGATCTCGGAGACGCTGCCGACGCTCACCGACGCTGTCGTTGCTGTTGTGGTGTTCACACGGGCGATCGCGGAGACGTTGTCGACGCTCACCGACGCGATCGCCGCGCAGCAAGCCCTGACTCGAGCGATCAGCGAAACGCTGCCGACGCTCGCCGATGCGGTTGCGCGGATCGCCGCGTTTGATCGTGCCGTGGCCGAGACGTTGCCGACCCCGACGGACGCCGTTGCCATCCAGCAAGTCCTCGCACGCGCCATTGCAGAGACGCTGCCGACGCCCACTGATGCGGTGGCCCGCATGTTCGTTGGCGCGCGCGCGATCGCCGAAACCCTGCCGACCATATTCGACAGCGTGAGCGAATCGTCTTCGGGGAGCTTCACGCGCAGCATCGGCGAGACGTTGCCGACGCTCACCGACGCCGTCGCGCGGGTGTTCGTCGGTTCGCGCGCGGTCGCGGAGACCTTGCCGACTGTCACCGACGCCGTCGCACGGGTCTTCGTCGGGACGCGCAACCTCGCAGAAACACTGCCAACAGTGACCGACGCGCTCGCGCGCGCCGTAGCTTACACCCGCGCGGTTGCCGAGACGCTGCCGACGCTCACCGACTCCGTCGCGCGGGTGTTCGTCGGCGCGCGCACGATCACGGAGACCCTGCCAACACCGAGCGACGCGGTTGCGATGGTCGCGAGGTTCCCGCGGGCAATCGCCGAGACTCTGCCAACCGTCACCGACGCCGTCACAGCTGTTGCGACGTTCCCGCGGGCAATCGCCGAGGCGTTGCCCAAGCCGACCGACGCCATCGCGCGAGCGTTCGTTGGTGCTCGAGCGATCGCCGAGGCACTGCCGTCGCTGTCCGACGCCGTTTCGAGCACGGGGAGCGTGGTTCGAGCGCTGACAGAAACGCTGCCGACGCTGACCGACGCGGTTGCGGCTGTTGCTGCATTTTCGCGCGCGGTCGCTGAGACACTGCCCGCGCCGTCCGACGCCATCGCGCGCACGTTCATCGGCGCCCGCGCGCTTGCCGAGGCGCTGCCCAGGCCGACCGACGCCATCGCTCGAGTGACCGCAGCGCGTCGCGCCATTGTCGAGACGCTGCCGACCTTGTCCGACGCCGTTGCGGGCGTGGCTGCGTTCTTCCGCGCGCCAACGGAGACGCTGCCGACCATCACCGACGCCGTGGCGCGGGTATTCGTCGGCGCCCGTGCGGTCGCCGAGGCGCTGCGGGCACCGAGCGACCAGGTCAACGAGGTGCACACGCACCAAGGCACGGTCACGGCGCAGATGGGCTACGTCGTTGCGCCTGATGTACCTGCGACGGTGATTGCCGCCGCGGTGCGTTCCGCTGCGGTTGCGGGAACTGCAGTTCTGGCACAACCCGAGACAGTTACGGGGTCAACGCAAAAAACTAGCGTGGCTGGAACAGCACGTGCCCTGGAAGCCGATACGGTCACGGGCGCTGTCCGTCCTGGCGGTATGGTTACAGGTACGGCGAAACCTCGTACGTGATCAATCGTAGAAGGCCGCCGGTTTATGCACGACCACTGGTTGGTCGTCGCCCAGTAGCAATGCGAGGATGGCTTCGAGGAAGGTCGCGATGAAGGTGGCCGCGATGATGAGCGCTTGGGTCATGGGAATCCAGTTGTGGGGTTAATTGGTGAGCAACGGGGCGCCACGCTGCGGCTCGAACCACGCAGGCGGGGCGGGCGCCGGTCGCGTCGCTTCGCGCTTACGCTGATTCGCAGCTTGCGTCCAAGCGAGGATCATGTTGGACAGCTTGAGCAGCGCGAACACGAGTTTGTGGATGAGGTTGAGCAGGGCGAGTGCTAGGTCGATGTGGATCTTCATGTGGCGTTCCTAGTGGTGTTGAGGGCCGCGCCGATGCAGCTGGCGCAGGTGACAAGGGCCTCGCGACCAATGATGTCGGCGTCGAACAGGCGACGCTCCCGGTTGCACAGCGGATACCCGGCGAGAAGACTTTCGATGTGCACGACACCGAAGCCGTCGCGTATGCGATACGGTCGCATCATCGCCGTCTCCGGTGCCGCCGCCCCGCCATCACCTCACGCAGTGGCCTCCCTGACCGACGTATCGGCTCCTGCGATGCGGGCGCCATTGGCGTTCCCGCTTCGACCATCGTCGCACCGATCTGGTTGATCACCGCCGGGATCTGCTCCGCGGGTACGCCGCCGGCGCGCAGCCCGGTGACGTAGCCGTTCATGAACGACCGGACACGATCCCGGTACGCCTCTAGCGCTTCGGCGCCGCGTGCGACGAGGAACCCCTCCATCGCGCCCGTGGCCTGCGCAAGCGCGCCGTGGACCTCTTGCGAGATGCAGTCGCGCCGCCGGCGCGCCTCGGGCGATTCATCCGACTCCGGGCAGTTGAAGCGCGCGTGCATGGCCAGCTGTGCTTCGTCGGCGAACCTGTTGAGCAGGTCGCAGATCATCTGGTTGGCTTCTTGGTGGAGTCGTTGATGTTCTTGTTCGTCCATGTGTTCGTTCATTGTTTGTTCTCCAGTGCGATGCACAGCACGCATGTGGTACGGCGACGAGAGTACTCCCATTCGTCGATGTTGAGAGGGGTGACGTTGCACAACGTAACAGCGTCTCCGAAGAGAAAGAAATCCACGATGTGGATGAGACCGTACGAGGCAACACGCCGTCCTGCACCATCACGGGTCATCGGCATCTCCGCGCAGCTCGCAGGTCAAGCACACCACGCACGTCAGCGGTTGCGTCAGCACGATCTGCACGCGGTTCCGCGGAAAGTCGTTTGGGCAGTGCACGTAGATCCGTGGAGGGCTGATATCGACCTCGTACACAAGGTGAACCAAGCCATCGGGACATGCGACGCGGTGCCCGGGCAGGACACGCCTCACAACGCCGCCAGGTAGATTAGCTGTGCGATGCAGCGGACGCACGTGACTAGATGGTCCGAACGGTCTCCAGGCAGCGTCTTGCCGACGTCGAGCCCGTGGACACGGCACAACTGCTGCCACCCCTTGTCTCGTCGCATCGCGGTCACAACGTGAATGAGGCCGTCGGTGGTGCGCCATGCCGCGGCACCCTGGGTTTCGTCGTAGTTACCCGCGCGTGCCATCAGTACCTCTCCTTCTCGTAGAACACGTCTGGCGCGAGCGCCACGCAGGTCGCGCATGTGACCACGGCTCCGATGGACGCCTGGACCTGCCAGCTCGCCAGGTATACCCAGTTGCAGCGCACGACCCAGCTGCCGTCGAAGACGATCGCGACGTGCGTGATGCCCTTGGCGTCGGTGTGCGGCGCGACGTGATCGGCGGGGAGCTTAGGCACGGGACGGCTCGAGCAGCATGTCGTAGAGGTCCCGAGGTGCACGCCCGACGCACGCCGCGCACGTGGGCGGGCCAGGGTGTATGGGTTCGGGGCCGTACTCGCCGAGCGGGATGTCTCCGTCGTCCCAGCACAACAACCGCCACGTGCTCATCGTGCAACGCGCGATGTGGACGACGTCCCCGATCGCATAGAAGCAGTTAATAGGTGCCAAGTTGAATCCTCTTTGCGATGCAGAGCACGCACGTTGGTGCGACGTCGCGCACGCGCCAGTCGGGGGGCATCCCGCGAACGAGGCAGTGCGACCATATCCAGTACGCGTCGGTGTCTATGACGACGTGCGTGATGCCTGTGCTATCCACGACGGTGTCGCCAGGGCGCGTGTATTTGTTAGTCCGCGGGCGCACGAGCGACACATCCCACGCACGTCACGAGCGTGTCCCTGTTGACGAGCCGGAATCGCCACCATTCGACCTGCGAGCCGCAGATCGTGCCGTCGACTAGCTTGTCCCAGACATGAACGACGCCGTCAGGGGCGACCGCGCGATCGCCCTCGAGAGACGGCAGCGACACGTTCATGACGGGCATTGAATATCGTATGCGATGCACAACACACAGGTCAGCGGCGCGTCCACACGGGCGTACGTCCACATCGCCCATGGTGCATGGCACGCCGCGGTTAGTGCGACATCGTCAGGGCCGCGCCGGCGTGGAATGATGAGGTGAACGAAGTCGTCGCGGACTCGACGCACCACTGCGTGATTGCCCGCGCGAACACGGATGCGGGTGTCGTCTTCGTCGAACGTCACTCGAGGTCCTCGTTGTCATCGGGTTCTTCGTAGCGATGCACGTGTGGCTTTGCGCGCTTTGCCCCTGCAGGTCGTTCTTTAGGACAGCCGCAAGGCCAATACCAGCGGCACTCGAGGTCGTGGCTACGTCCGTCGCACGAGGCCATGCAGCAACCGTTCATTCGAGGTCCTCCGCTTTGGCGTACCGGTTGATGCCGAACATCCCGTACTCCCCGCGCTCGGTGCGCACGCTCCAGCTCCGCGGCGTGTGCTCCGCGCCCTGGGCACTGTTCGAGGTGATCTTCTCCCAGTGCGAGCCGATCTTGATGTAGTCGCCGGGGCCGACGTCGATGACGGAGCGGGACGGGGCGGTGCTCTTGAGCTGCTTGGACATGTTCGTTGCCTCCTTCCTGTTGTGATGATGTTTATCGCGCGAACGTCGCGAGGCAGCGGACACATGTGACGATCCGCCGCACGTAGCGCCCGCGTCGGTCGGGTTTCTGGTAGTCGAAGCTGCTACAAGCAACGCGCAAGCGTAATGAAGACCCAGGGTAGAGGCGATGCACAATGCCGCTGTCGTCAGACCACACCGGGTCTCGATCGCGACGGCTCACGGCGCGATGCACAACACACAGGTGACCGTGACTCGGATATGGTCAACCTGCGCGTTCGTTGGGGTCAGACTGCAGCGGGTACGCCATCGGTGCACACCTATCGTCTGCAGCACGCACACGTGCGTGATGTAGTCGTTGTCGACGTAGCGGCCCTCCATAGCAGGCAGGAACATGGTTACTCCCATGCTTATCCGGTTGACACCCAGTCATCGGAGTCCCCGTGGCGGAGATTTCTTCTTGCCGTACTTCTTGAACAGCGGTCGGTGACGATCGCAGACACCGCCGAAAATCTTGCGACAGTCATCGCAGTTGGCGACCTTGAGAGCATCTCGCTGGTGCTGCATATAGACGCGGCGTCCTTCACGCAGGAGCTTGATGAGGCCGTCGATATCCTTGGCGTGAAGCCACGCGGACCCCGCCACGACGAACCCTGTTTGCTCCTGGAGTGCCTTCGCGCGCGCGGTGCCGTACGGCACGCTGACGAGCACCTTGCCTTTGTAGAAGGTCAACTCGACGGCCGAGTCACTCCACTTCGGCTTGAACGTGCGATTCCAGTCGACGTCCAAATACTGGAACGCCTCTGTGACCTTCTTACGTTTCATGAGTTACGCATTCCTTGGGTGACAACCGGATAAGCATGGTTACTCCTTTCCTGTGATGGCCAGCACGGCCAAGCACTCCACGCACGTCACCACGCCGTCGACTCGAATTGCCTCGTCGCTGATCGTCGTTAGGACGTCGCACCCAAAGAACCTACATATTCGGAGGTCATAGGGACACATAAACATCCAGCCCGTCACGTCATAGACGCGGTGAACAACGCCCGCGGCGTCGCGCCAGGTCAACGTCATAGGCCCGGCCCCGGCCATGGCTCGGCCGCTCGGCACTTCACGCACGTCACCACACGCGTCGGCCAATTCGACGCGCCCATGCCGAACAACAGCGCGGGTTCGCAGTTGAGGCCGTAACCGAACGTCGTCTTGAAGTTCGCTGTGCGTACCATCTCGTGGGTGATGCCGGTGGGATCGGTCCACGTCATGACGTGCGCCTCATCAGGATCGCGATGCACACCACGCACGTCACGAGCGTGCCGCGGGCTTCAGCCCAGTGCCATCGTACATCGCAGCCGCAGCACAACGACGTGAACCAGACGCCATGTTCGTCGTTCTCGGTCATCTCGTGCGTGATGCCCGTTTTGAAGTCGGTCCACGTCATGATTGCCCTTCCAACCACGTTGCGAGGCACAGGACACACACCGGAGGCCTCGCGATTTTGTCAGGGGTCACGTACATGTCGACGTCGCACGTTAGGGTCCATCGCTTGGAGACGACCCACTGCGTGCAAATGTGCACGACGCCATGCGCATCGGTCCACGTCGTCATGGCGACACTACGCGAGCCGCGATGCATCGCGCGCACGTTGGCGCGGCGCCACGTTCGGGGCACTTGACGTATACCTCCTCGTCGCAGCCGATCGCCTCCATCCAAATCATGTCGTGCGTGATGCCTGTGGTGTCGACCAGGACGATGCGCTCATCGGGCGCTGCGCGGCCCAGAACCTTGTCGGCAGCGAGCGCGAGCGCCGCGCGGGCGACCATGCGGCGGGTCTCCGTCCCCTCGCCATGGCTGCCGCCCCACAGCACGTGCGCGCCGTCGGCCTGTGAGCGGCTGCCGAACAGCGCTCGCACCATGCTCTCGAAGTTGTTGAGGTAGTCGAGGCAAGCCCACCACACCACGCAGATGTTCTCGGGATGCCCGCCAACGAGCACGAACTCGGTTTCTTTGCACCGCAGGGCCGGGCGACCCTTGAACGCAACGAAGTTCCAGTCACCGATTTCGCGTGCCCGCTTGACGATGGCGCCAAACGACGGACGCACGCGGACTTCGTCGAGGATGTTGCGCTCGCGCTTGGTCGCGTAGACCACGCGCGGCGGGCGGGTCATGCGCTTGCTCATGGATGCCTCGCCAAGCACTCGACGCAGGTCACTGGCTGCGTCGGGCGGTCGAGCCGCACCTTGCCTGCGCACCAACCGCGGCCCAGGTAGTTGTGAGTGACGCCCGCGTGCGTCCACGACGCGCGCACGACCCCGTTTTCGCGCAGGAAGCGCACTGTGCACTTAAACCGCGCCTGGCTTGCTTTGCCGATCAGCTCGAGCAGGCCGTCGTAGGGGTTCTCCATGTCTGCCAGCAGGTGGTGCTGGTTGTCCGTGATGAACGCGCGCTCTTCGGCCTCGAGGCGCTCGAACTCCTCGAGCAGCTTCTCGGCGGACGCTGTAGCAATGTCGCCGTCGAACTGCGCGCCCCTCACGGCGGCTCCTTGGATGGGTTGTTAACCATGGCGGCCAGGCACAGCGCGCACGTCACGACCGCGTCGTCCTCACCCAAGAACACCGACGCGGGCAGAATTTCGGTAGTCCCCGGGCGGCACGGCAGCTGGAGGACCGACGCAATGTCACCTCGCCATGTTCCCAAGGTTTCCTCCGCTAGGTGCGTGAGCGTGTCGTACGGCGAGAGCGCCTTCACGTACGCCCGCTCGGTCATTCCGTATCCAGCGTGATACTGGGCGCACCGCGACGCATTTCGACACGTCCGTGCCTGCTCCCGGTGGCAATCCACACTCCGCGCGGACCGCGCGCGCGGCATAGCACGCACGTCACTGGGTTACGGTGTGCAAGGGTGACGTTCATATCCTGGACCTCGCCGTAGCACCAGATGTAGGGCTTTCCCGTGCGGTAGAGCGTTGCCGCGTGGGTGACGAGGGTAGGCGCGTCCCACGCCAGGAAGACCGGCACCTCCAGCTCGGCGATGTCGTCCTGGACGACGCCCTCGATCATGCCCACGATCATGCCGTCAGCTCCTCGATGCGCTTCTTCGTCTGGTCGACGGCGGCTCGTGCCCACTCGAGCGAGGCCTCGTCGTCACCAAAGCGCGCATTGGCCTGAATCACGCCGCTCGGGCCGTCGTGCACGAGCTTCATCATGTGCTCGCGCGACGCTTTGTCGCGCGTGCCAGGGGAGAGGTACACCGTCGCGTAGTCGAAGATCGTGCCGAGCTGGCCGAGGAACCCGTCGTAGGTGCACGCGAACATCTCGGGACGGTCACGCATCGCGACGAGTCGGTTGAACGTCAGGCTCTCGAACATCTGCGCGACCACTGTCCAGTGGGTGCGGATGGGCTCCGGCAGCTCGTCCCACTGCGGGCACTTGTTGCCTTGGAAGTTCTTCCAACCGGCGTCGTCGCAGTAGAGGTGATACAGGGCTTGCGCAAGCTTCATGGGGTCCTCTTGGTCTTGTGAACGCAGCACCACACGCAGGTCGCAACCTGGTCCGGTACGTTGTCTTCGTGGAGATACTCAGGTCCGATAGGAAACGTGTCGCAGGTTAACACCCCGGACGACAGCGCGTAGTGCATTACGCCGTCCAAAAGAACGGCCTGCAGCGGACCACGGAGTGCCCATTTAGTCGTTATGGTCGTCGTCATCACAGCCGACGCATAGCACACACGTCACCAGTCTACGTTTGTCCATATGCTTCGCTACGTGGTCAGCCGCTCGCCATGGTAACTTCAGGCCACAACAGGTCTCGAGCCGGTTCCCGTAGGATTGCTCGACCACCACACTGTGTGTAAGTCCATTAGAGCAGATCCACGTCCCGATCATAGGCTCGTTCATAAATGGGCACCGTCCAGGCCTTGGTGGTGTTGATGCAGCGTACGCACGTAAGTACTGTACTCTCGCATGGGATCACCCGATGGAAGGCGTTGACCGACGAGCAGATTGACACTGCCTGCGGATGCCCGCGCAGGTTGTCGTGGCACGCGTGAACGACACCATAGCTGTCGATGGCCGGGTGACCGTCGGCTACAATGAAGTCAGGCGTCGACGTGTCTTCTGCGCTGAACCTTGGGTCGAGGCCAGGCGTTGTCGTGATGATGGCCCCGCCCTGGTCAATACGGAACTCGACGCGCTGACCGTACTCACCAGCGAGTACCGTCGTCACCCTTGCGCGCCGCCCGTCGTAGAAGACGACGTCGCCGACCTTGAAGCCCTCGGTCTTCACGGCTTACGTCCCCTTCTCGTCGCGGACCGCGTCGGCGATGCACTGGACGCACGTCGTCGTGTTTTCGGTGTAGGCCAGGTAGCGGATGTTTTGGGTGGGGCGGCAGCGCAACTGGTAGACGATGGTGCCCCAAAGGTCGCTCGAGCGAGGGACGACGTCGTGCACGACTCCATGGTCGTCTGCCCATCCGAAGGTGCGCATAACGTTTCCTCGAAAGTTTCGTGTTGCGGCCCATCAACTTCCGGTGCCGGCATCTTGCCGGTCATCACACGGAGCCGCACCGCGATGTTGTTGCCGGGACCGAGCTGGTTGTACAACCAGCCCGCGCACGGGAATTCTTCGCTGGGCTTGGAGTAGTGGCAGGCCATCACGCGCAGCGTGGTCGCGCGCAACCCGCGCAGGTCTCCCGGCTCTGCGATGGTGCCGTCGAGACCCTTGTGGAGACTCCTGACGTAGTTAGGGATGTCACGATCGGGCACGCAATCGACACGCCACGGGCAGCTCTTGCACTGCTTAACCGTCTCGCGCGTCACAGCTCTTCCCACTGTCCGATGGACAGGAGCTTCCCCTGTCCATCGAACTCCGCCTCGAAATGCGCACGGTAGCCCGGCAACACACGCACGATGACGCTCGTGTTTGATCGAGGCGTCCAGTCGCGTGCGAGACCCCCGCTCATGTACTCGTTACGCGGGACGATGTCGAAGTCCTGCTTGATGCGCTTGAGCATCTTACTGGCGGCCTCTCGTTTTACGCCACTCGTGCAGCCGCAGCATCAGCTCGTTGTATCGAGGCAAGGCCGCCAACGCCTGGTTTGCCTTGGTGAGTCGTGTGCGCTGCTCGGTGTTGTCCTTGGCCGCGTCGACCAACACGTTGAACAATGACAACAAGGCAGGCGGGTCCAGCACTTCCATTGCGCTGGTGACAGCCTCTGCGTCGAACGGTTCCTGCCAGAACAGTGCCTCGGTCTTCTTCAAGTCTTCGGGACTTGTCATGCTCTCCTCCTGTGTTCCTTGGTCGCGTAGAACTTCTTGCGCTAGTCCTCCAGCGCCGCGATCTTGCGCTGCAGCTCCTTCTCCGACAGCTCGCTGAGCTTGCCGGCCTGCTTCTCGGCGAGGATCTCGAGGAGCTTCTCCTTCTCTTGCTTCCGGGCCGCATGGGTCTCAGCGGCCTTTTCCTCGGTCAGCTTGATGTCGATGATGTACTTGACGACCTCGAGGGCCATCTCGCGCCGCGTGTGCTCGGCGGTCTTCTTCGACTCGACGAAGCTCTCCTCCGTGATGTCCTTGAGCGCCTTGTTGGCGGTCTTGGCGAGGGTGTTGAGGTTGAAGTCGTCCTTGGAGCGGAGCGGGATGTCCCACAGCTGCTCGACGGACAGCTCCCCGCGCGGCGAGGCGAAGCGGAGCTTGGAACGGGTGGCGTACTCGAAGATGTTGTTGTTCATGGTCGTTTCTCTTTCAGTGCAGGTTGTTGAACGCAGCCGCGCAACGTTCGCGGGCTACTTCGATTTCAAGTTCGCGGTCGCGCGCGGCATCTAGGCAGCCTCCGCGCGCTCGCGCACCCACGCGAGCGAATCCTCGTCGGCGTCCTCGTACGACTCGTGACGCTCGTGACCGCCACGGCCGTCGTCGGCCCACGTGTCGATCAGCCGGTAGCGCCCGCAGTGCGCGCAGACCTCGCGGATCATCACGCCGCCGCCCTTGCCCCACACCCCGGGATTCTCCCGGAGACCGCCGAGCACCGAGTGCGGGCTCTGCCAGTCGTGCTCGTCGTCGACGCAGTCCGGGACCTCCGCGGCGATCTCGACCGAGTGCGTGTGCTCTTCGCCGGTCGCGGCGCAGCTCGACCGGCCATGCCACGTCCACGAGCGGCCCTCTGCATCCCAGTCGCCGTCACGGACGGACGCGGCCACGTCGTCATCGAGATCGGCAGGCGTCGAGTCGACGTGCCACGCACCGTTGTCGTCACGGATCTCGTAGCGTCGGATCTCGTCGCTGTCGCGGAGCGCCGCGCGAGCGGCGTCGACAGTCGCCTCGCACACCGCGGCGGTCGCGGTCGCCTGCTCGATGGCATCATCGACGTTGGCGCAGTCGCACTGCGACTCGTCGCCGGCCTCGTGCTCGTGGTCGTCCCACGCGGCCTCCAGGTTGGCGCTGGTGACGTCATGGATACACACAGCGCGCAGCAACTGCCACTCGTAGGGGCGCGGGTCGCCGCGCCCGTAGCCGCGCAGGCTGGCCGCCGCCGACTCCGCGGCCTCCTGGTCGGCAAGCGACAGCGAGGCGAGTGCCGCGTCGACCTGACGGCGGACCGCGACCAGCGCGAGATCGAGCAGGACGTACGGCGCCACGGCCTTGGCGGCGCGGTCCGGCGAGTAGCCGAGCTGCAGGAGGTGATCGACTGCGGCGATGATCTCGCCGGTCGAGCGAGCGTGGCGGAGGATGGAGAGCGTCGTCGTCGTCGTCGTCATGAGAATAAGGTAATCCCGCACGACTACGTCCCGACGTGGATGTTGAACAGCCGCTGCTTGCTGCCCTGCTGGACCCGCGCAAGGACGCTCGCGCGCTTCGTCGACGAGAAGCCCAGCCCCGAGAGCTGGTTCTCCGTCGGCTGGCACTTGGTCTTGTCGCCGATGATCTCGAACACCTTGCGGTGGGCCTCGAGACGCGGGTGCAGGAACTCGTTGTAGATGCCACGCGTGGGCTCGTCGTTCTTGCAGCCGTGCAAGACGAAGAACGTGTGCTTGTTGCCCATCGCGTTGTCGCCCCAGTAGTTGGGCGACAGCGTGACGGCGTCGACCTTCACGTACTGCTCGGTCGTGAGCCCCCACTTCGTCTGGGTGATGTTCGACGCCGTGATGGCCGGGTCACCCATTTCGACCTTCTCGATGCGCCCTTCCGTCATGTGCAGGGTGACGACGTGGATGTCCTGCTTGTCGCGCACCGCCTTGTTGTAGGAGTAGTGCGAGAGCTTGCCGCCGCACTCCACCTCGATCACGAAGCCGACGTCACTGGACTCGATCTTGACGTAGTTGTTGACGACAACCTTGTAGGCGCCGCTCGGCATCTTGTCCATCCAGACGACGTTCTCGACGGGCTCGCGCGACTGCCTGTTGCCGCCGGCGTTCATGTCGACGTCGAGGGCGCCGCCGCTCGCGCCGCGCTTGTTGCCATAGAAGATATGGTCGCGCAGACCGCCGACGCCGCGCCCAGCTGGCTCGTGGATGTGCAAGTCCAAGTCATCGTAGTTGAACCACGACAGGGACACACGCAGGGTCGCGTCCTCGACCTTGCCGCCGGCCTTCTTGACGCGCTCGGCGATCGAGTCGGTGACGTTGCCGCCGTAGCTCCATGCGAAGTCGTTGTTCCAGCGGAACAGCTGCTTGGGCTCCGGGTGTACGGGCGCCGTCAGCGACATCAGGTTGCCGAGGTGCTCGCCCTTGAGGAAGACCTCGACGCCGGTCGCCTCCGGCAACACGCGCTCGACAAAGGCCTCGAGTCCGATGTCCTCGGCGCGCTCCGCGTCATGCTTGCTGTTGTTCACAACAGCAGCCTTCATGAGCACGTCGCCGATCCCGCCCTTCATGGCGGGCTTGACCGTGCCGTCGACCCACTTCACGTCGCGGACCGAGATGTCGCCGATGGTGGCGAAGCGACGCTCGAGCGCGGGCTCGAGGCCCAACGTCTCGATGGTCTCCATCGCCTTCTTCACCATGGCGGGCGTGATGACCGCCGTGGTGCGCTTGTAGTTGGTCGGCGCCACCTTCTGCTCGAAGCTGGCGACGGCGCTCTCGACGTCGCGCCCCTCGCTGAGGTCCTGCACGAGCGTGCCGATCACGGTGTTGCGGAACCGCGACGCCGGGCCGGTTGCGTGGGTCCACGCGAAGATGTTCTGCGCGCGCGGGCTATCGGCCAAGGCCAAGAACGCCCGCTGCGCCTTCATGAACTCGACGACGGCGTTCTTGTGCTCGGCGCCGCGGTACAGGTTGTTGGCCTCGATGAGCGACAGGACCGTGTCCAGCGCCGCCGGCACCAGCTCGGCGAGACCGCGCGTGAACACCTGCACGGTTGTCCGGTAGTCGCCGCGGGCCTGGTCGGGCGACGCGATGCGCAGCACGGGCGGGATCTCGTTCGTGTAGAGGTGGTTCCAGGTCAGCGCTTGGCCATCGGCGTTCATCGATCGCGTGGTGGCGGCGCCAAAGCCGGCTTCCTTCGCGCCGACCCGGAAGAGGTCCGAGATCTCGGCGTTGAGCACGGCGTCACGAAGTGACGAAGCCACGATGTTGTACGGATGAGGCGCCTTCTCTTCGGCTTCGTCCCAGATGGTGCGAACGACGCCGCGGTCGCCGATGGAGACAACGTTGCCGGCGCGGCGGATGAACTGCCTGCAGCACGAGCACTCGTGCTCGGTCACCTTCTTGAAGATGGGGTTGGTGCCCTCGGGGAACGAGGCCAGGTAACGCCGGTACAGCTCGTCGCCGTCGATGTTGGTGATGTAGGCCTGCGGGGCCTTGACGATGTCCTGGAAGGACGCAGCTACGATCCGCGCGAACGGCGGGAACTTGTCGGTGGTCATGTGGTGGTTCCTCAGGCAGAGGTTTATGGGGCCAACATAGGCTAAGGTTGAGGGCTCGTCAACGCGGCCTACGCCGCATCACGATCGCGCGCGCGAGTTCTCCGGTTCGTTGAGCATGGCCGCGGCGGCCGCGACGATCTCTGGGGTGAATGGCTTGTCGCTGTGCACGAACTCGATGATGTCGTCGATGGTCATAGGCCCTTTGGGTACTGTCGTTGGTACGTTTGAATCGACGCCAAGCACCGCACGCACATGATGGGTTCGTCCGTCAGGTTGATTTGTGTGCGACCGACCCAATGTCCAGTGCAGACGATGAACAAGTTCTTCTCGCCGCGCGTCAGGTGCTCTATGACGTGGTGCACGAGTGGGTCTTGGCGGTACTTGCGCGTGCGCGTGCCGCTGCGCGCTACGAACCTATTACCGTAGCCCACAGCACTTCCAGGCCGCGCATGAAGTCATCCATGTGCATTTCTTCCTGCGGGTTGTGCGATCCGTGGTAGTTGCGCACGAAGATCATGCCAGTCGGCACGCCGGCGTCGGCAAACACGCCTGCATCGTGACCGGCGCCACTGGGTAGTTCCATCGGAACAATGCCTAGGCTGTGCGCTGCCATCGACGCGCGCGTCATCAGGCGCCGACTCAGCGAGATCGGCGCGGTGTAGCGCACCGATCCTAGATCGAGCCACGCTTCGCCGTCCGTGTCCATCCCATGCTCTTTCGCTTGTTCGAGGAAGAGCTGAGGAACCGTCGGGTCAACGCTGCGTACGTCCAGCGAGAACTTCACTTCATCAGCGACGGTCGTCACCGAATGCCGGGCTGGGTCGGTGTTGACCGTACCGATAGTGAAGACGATGTCGACATCACGAACGGCCATGCGCTTGCGTGTTTGCGCAAGCATCGTTACGAGCGCACAGAACCGGCGCACCGCGTCCTTGCGGTTCCCCATCGGCGTCGTACCAGAGTGCGCGGCTTCGCCGATGACCCGCGCCGTCGTCGTGCGGGCGTGGCCGCGGATGTTGGTGACGATGCCAACCGGAATCTGACGCTCCGCCAGTACCGGGCCCTGTTCGATGTGCAGCTCCCAGTACTCCTCGATCGACGCCGGCTCGAACGAGCGATAGCCGCTCTCGACCTTGCCGATCTCGGCGCCACACGAACCCATGCAGCGCGCCAGCGTTGCTTCGGGGTCTCCACGGCGGATCAGCGCGAGGTCCGCCAGGCTGAGCTTGCCAAGCATCGCCTTGGCGCCTAGGTGCGGCACGCCGAACCATGCTGACTCCTCGCCGCGCAGGCCGACGCCGCGGAGCGGCTTCGTCACGCCGCGCTCGCGCGCCTTGCCGAGGATGAGCAACGCCGCGACGACGCCAGCGAGGCCGTCGTAGTTCCCGCCGCGCGGCACCGAGTCGAGGTGCGACCCGATCACGGTGACCTTGTCGCGCGTCACTGCGAGCGACTGCTCGAGCGACATCACCAGGTTGTCAGCGTGGTCGGTGCCGGCGTAGACGCCGAGCTTGTTCGCTTCCATCAACAGTTCCGCGAGCGCACGCGTCTCGCCGCGCCCATAGGACGCGCGGTCAATGCCGCCTTGGGGATCGGCGGTGCGCGCCGCGATGTTTTCGAAGATGCGCTGGGCGTTCACTCTGTCGCTGTCGTTGAAGATCATGGTCCCTCTCGTCGTAATGCTCCGCGCTCGTCAGCTGCCAGGCACAGCACGCACGTGACCGGCGTACCAGCGGCAAGCCGTTGGTACCCGTGCGGGATACGCCAGCCTGCACACGGAATCCAAACTCGTGTGTCGTGGGGCGTCGTGTTGTTGCGAAGTGCTCGGTGCGCGATTTTGTCGCCGAAGATGATCGGCAGCACCTCGAGCATCGTCATCGCGGCCTCATCGGCATGTTCGTGACAACGGTCCCGATGCACGCTGCGCACGTGATAGGCGCTTCTTTGTCGACCCACAGCAGCTCGCGTGCTTTGCGCCAGCCCATGCACGGCACGTAGGCTTCGTGCGGGCGGTACTGGCTCTGGTCCCGCATCGAGCGATGTACGACGCCATCATCGCGAGCGTGGTCACGAACCGGCGAGCCTTCGCACGGTGCGCTGCCTTTCACGTGCTTCTCCAGTACGCCATCACGGGCACGGTTCCGCCGGCACGCACATGAGCGCGGACCTTGACCAGGAACCCGAGAATCTTCAGCGTCCAGCGCATGATGTTTATCATATCGACACTCCTGGATCTTCGTCCTTGGGCTCGGGGTCGGCCGTGTTGTGCGGCCACGGTGCCGCGTATTTCTCGCGTTCGTCGTCGGTCGTCGCTCGTGCGATTAACGCTCCGCGAAGTTGCTCGAGTTCTGTGTCAGAAATTCGCTTCTTCTTGTAGTCTCGTGCGATCGTTGTGGGAGACCGCGGGGCCAGCGCGATGCGACGCTCCTGTGCGACGAGCTGCTCGACGGCTTGCTGGCTCGGTGTCACGCACAGGAGCACCTCCCAGACACGCGCTTCAAGCACGTGCTTGGGCTTGATAACGCCGTCGAGCACACGCTGCACAAGGAACGCGACAGAGTCGTCGACCTCGAAGTAGGCGTAGCGATCCTGCGTGTCCACGTGCTGGACGATGAACTTCGACATGTCGGGCCTCTCCTGAAAGCGATTTGTTGGCCATGGAAGTTCTCCTATGGGTTGAGGGACAGGCACGCCACGCACGTCACGACAGTCCCAGCGTAGACCTGCCGGAGCTTGACATAGGTGTCCAGCGTCACTACACCGCGGAACGGTTGGAGAGGCGTGCCGTCGCACCGAGCCTTGTACTGGAACGGGTCTCGCTTGTGCACCACACCGTGTTCATCCGGCATGGGCGACGGGCCCTCCGTGAAGTCCTGTGCGAGTACACGGCCACGAGCGGTCAGTTCCTCGTCCCCGTCCACGAGGTCAGCGGTCTGCAGCTCGCGGTAGCCGCGGCTGTTGCGCAGGCCTAGGCCATCTGGCCTGACGGTCGCGGACTCTTCGAGGGCCGCGCGAGCTGCCGTCGACAACGTCATCGGGTTATCGATCTTGAGACAGACGGAGCACGCAGCGGACGTTGATGTGACCGACCCTCGCTTGCGCATGCCCGCGCCGAGGTACTCTGAGCGGCACAGCACGTACGTCACGTCTTTGAAGTTGGCGGTGCGAGTCTCGTGGACTACGTGCCAGAGCTGGCCACGGGTCGCCTTGAAGATCATGTGGTGGGGTCCCTTTCGTCAGCAAGACCGATGCAGGCAGCGCAGTTGACCGGGGCGCGTGTCACGTCAGCGCTGAACACATGCAGGAACGTGCGTCCGGTTGAGAACTCGAGCGTGAATGCGTAACCGCAGAACGTCAGACCGAACCGAGAATGCGTTTCGGTCCGGGACACCTCGTGGATGAGGTAGTTGAAGACGACGTTCACGGCGGTCCGCCGCGTGCCTGACACCGCACACACGTCGCTGTCGCCGGCTCGTCGAGGCGGGTAAACGGCAGGTATCCCCAGGCCAACACGGTGTGAGCCCCGCACCAGGAACGCCATATTGAGACCTCGACAATTTGGGTGAACCGGTGCGCCAGGTCGTCGAGCGAACAGTGCGCGACCACCTCTTTGTCGTTGACGCGGTGCCCCATCTCATGCAGCATAATCGCGTAACCTCCGTGCGCCGTTTATCAGGTAAACCATGTGCCGCCGCGAGTACTCCATGTTCTCCCGCGACCAGTGCCCTCGGGCGCTGGCGCTGATGGTCGGGCTGTCGCTCGCGGCAAAGCGCAACAGCGACGCAGGGCAGTGGTTTGTGGAGCTGATCGGCGCGTTGGTGCTCAGGGGCGACCGTAGCGTGGATGCTGCGACTGCAGCCGCGCCAGCTCCGCGAGACACCGTACGCACGTCGTAGGTCCCTCGTGTTCCTTCAGGGCGTTTGAAGGCCACATCGTTGCGACGTTCGACGCTTCGCATAGCATCAGCGAAGCGGCCCCGTGGCTTCCGCCCGTCTCGTGGGCGACGCCCGTCGGGTCACGCCAGCTCATGGGCGCGCCTTGCCTTTCGTCGGATGCCCTCAGCGACGCAGATCACGCACGTCACGGGCTTCTTGCCACGCTTGAGCGTGTCGGCGTCGTACAACATCCGCATCTCGACGTTCTCACACAGCGTCATAGATCGGCGGCCGGCTATGCCGAAGGTTTCGTGCGTGACGCCATTGGACCCGCGCCAGAAGCGCCACTTCATGCTGGCCCGTGCCCGTGCAAGACGTGCATGTGTTGCGGCGCACCGAGGCACCGCGCGCACGTCACAATCGCGTCGACTTCGGCCAGGTCCTCGCTGATGAAGACATCCTTGTCGTAGACGCGTTCGCACACCGTGATGTGTGTTTTGGTGCCGAGGTCGGCTGCGAGGTGAACGATGCCGTCGCGATGACGGTAACGCCTAGACATCAACTTCCGCCGCGATGCACCGCACGCAGTTGACCGGGGTGCTGGTTGCACGCAGGCTCTCTGAAGAGAACCGGTAGTCGGAGTTCATGTACTCGCAGAGCGTTGTGTTCGTGCCGTTGTAAGGCCACGCTGCGTGAATCAAGACGTCAGGCCCTGTAAAATTGCACGCCTTTTCTCTAGGCATCGCGCCTCCTCGCGGCCAAGCACGCTACACACGTCGTCGCGGTCCAGCGTGGTGCGGGGCGAAGGTCCTCGTTTGACCACTCGGCTTCGATGAATCCTCGTCCGCTGTCTTCGCATCGCGTGACGTGAAATTCTGGCGTGCTGGCGGAATCGACGTGGATTCGGTCATGGACAACGCCCGATGGGTCGACGAGCGCGCCTGCGCGACGTGGCACCTGCGCTCTGTGTTTATCGTGTAAACCCATCAAACCTCACTTTCGACTGCTGGCTCGGCGTTCGCACTGCGCGCACCGTCATGGATGCAGCGTACCTGGACTTGACGCCAAGAACCGCCTGCTGCATGGCGGCGCTTTACCGCGCCGCTGGCTTGCGGATGCACGCCGAACTCCAGCTCACAGAACTCATGGCTTGGATCGTTTTTCAGGCGCCGCGGGCGCATTGGCGAGAACCGCCTTTGCAAAATTCCACACCTGCTGTGCGTCCAGATCTGGCCTAGCCATCGCCGCTTCGACGAGTTTCCACAGCCGGGAGTCCTCGAGCCTGGCCTGCTCGTCCTTGAACCAGTTCTCGACGCGCTCACGTTCGCGTGCGAGGAAGCCATGGTGAACGCAGTCGTTGTTGTAGATGAGGTAGCTGCCACCATCGTCGCGGTCGATCTGCTGGCACTTGCAGCCGCGCAGCTTGCCGCGCAACATGTCTTGAATGTCGTTGGCGCAGTCGAGGATGACCATGGCCGCGTTGGTGATGTCGTTCTTGGTCACGCGGTCGACCATCGCTGAGAGCCGGTCCAGTTCCTTGGAGATCTGGGCCAGCTTGACAGGGTCTCGTTTCAACTCGGTCATGATTCCAACTTTCGGTCGAATGCCCACGCGAGGCACTTGACGCATGTGACAGGTTCGCGAGTGGTGCGAACGGCGGTCGCTCGCGTCGTCGGTATGCGTGTACAGCACGCGCCGCACCCGAAGTGGTCCGTGCCATCGTTGTGGTGCACGACACCATGTCCATCGGCGATGTTCGGCTTGTTCACAGCGCCCTGCACACCACGCACGTGATGATGGGCGCGATCTCGAGATGCTCGATCTGCTTCGACTCGTAGGTCATCGCCTCGCATCCGCACATGAACGTTACCTCGCCGGCGAGCACTGCACTGAGCGCGTTGGCGCGAGCACCCCGGTTCTTCACCTCGGTGACGACGAGAACGTGCGCGACGCCGTGCTTGTCCAGAACGATCGCGCTGTCACCGACTCGAGGCAGCGTCTTGATGCGCTGGAGGACCTCCGCGAGCGTCACTGAGCCCCCGGATCGCACGTGGTGCAGTAGTACGGCGCGTCGGTCTCCGTGTCGCAGTTGAAGTGCTTGCAGTGCTTGCCGCGGCAGCCCTCAACGTGTCCGACGCTCATCCTGTCGACCCACATCACTGAGTCAGTGATGCGTGTTTCGCGGGTCTTGCGTCTGAGTTTGTAGATGCCAAGCGCCGCTGCGTATTTCTGTGCGGTTTCGGCGTCAGATGCGAACACCTCGACCTCACGGGTGACATCGACACGCACACGCCAGACGCGCTTCTTGCGTCTAGTCATCGACGCCAATGTAGACCATGTTCGGTAGCTCGTCCTGGTCGTCGCAGACGAGGCTGACCCGGTCGATGGCCTCGGCGGCACGCGCCTGGGCCTGCAGTTCGCGGAGCTTCGCCTCCCAGACCTGCAGACCAAGCCGGTACTGCGCGTCGTCGAGACCGCCGAACGATTCGGTGCGCATCGCGCCTTCGAGGCGCCGCAGGCACTCGGCGCCCGTCACGACGTCCTTGCCCTTGCCGAGCGTCTTGCGCAGGATCTCATCGAGCGGGCTGATACACGGCAGGATGATCGGCTCGATCTTCGGTGCGGCTCTGCGCTTCGGGTACGTCCCGTCCAGACGCCGGACCAGTCGCACATGTTCGTGGCCGCGGTACAGGTTGTTTTTGTCGCCGCTCTTGAACCAGCCCTCGGGCAGCTCCTTTTCGCCAGGACCAACGACGACGTAGGGCATGACGTCGGCATAGGTATCGTAGTCCTCGAGGTACTTGAAGCAGTCGCCGACCTTGAGGTCACGGCGCAGCAGGTTCAGCAGTGTTGGCTCTGGGTGCGTCGAGTAGTGTTCGAGCAGCTCGATCGGGCGCTCGCAGTTGTCTTCCCAGAACTGCGACTTGTCGTTTTCTTTCCAGGCGAAGTCATTCCAGACCTTGGGCTTATCCTTGGGCTCTTCTTCCTGTAGGTCATCGTTGTAGTTGACCGTTGACTTGAGGTCCGGTGCCATGTGGTTTGGCAGGAACCGCCAGCAGTCATGCGGCAGGACGTCCTTGAGCTTGAGCGTCATCGCTTCTGTTCCCTCTTGATGTGGTCTTCGTACGCCTGCAGGCCGCTCAGCTGGATGCCGACGGTCCGCGCGTAGTTCGCGAGTAAAAGCGGGTTCCAGCGCGCCTTGCTGTTTGAAATGCGAAAGCGCGTGCTGCGCAGCACCTGCGTGCCGCCAGTGAAGTCGAAGCCGTGCAGGAAGACGAGCTGGTTCTCCATCTTCGACACCAGCAGCACGACGTCTTCGCGCTGCAGGCGGTACTTGCTGTCCTTCGATCCCAGCTCAGGGCGCTCCCGGACGACGTCGAGGAAGTTGTTCAGCTCGCTCTTCTGGAACGAGCAGGTCTTGACGAGCCTGAGTTTCATTTACTTTGGACCTTCCACTTGCGGTTGACGGTGTTGCCCGTCGCGGTGATGAGTTCGCGCGCGAGCAGACGCTGAAGCGCCTTGTGCGCGACCGGGCTCTCGATCTTGTGTAGCGCCATCACGACGGCTGTACTCAGCGGGCCCTTGTCCTTGATGGACGTGAGGATGCGCTGGTCGAGCGCGGCGAGGCGCGGCGGCGAATCGACTGCGAAATCGACCGGCGTTGGGGGCTTCTTCGTCGGCTTCTTCGCAGGCTTCTTCGCAGGCTTGGGGGCGTCGTTGACGTCTTCCCCGACTACAGCGAGCACCAGTTCGCGCCGGGCCTCGTCCCAGAGTTTCTGCGCTTGGCGAAGCTTTGCGGTCGCTGCAGCGATGCGCTCGACCATCTCGTCGAACGTGTTCTTTTTCATGGGCACCTCCTAGGCGCCCATATGGGGCGCGAGCTACTTCATGTCCCCGGTCTTGTTGTAATCCCGCCACGCGACATGCTTGCCCGACGTTGCGTCGAGAAAGCCCCAGCTGCCGACGTTCTTGCCGGCGACGAAGAGGCTCCAGCTGCCCCGGTCGGGGTAGAGCAGGTCGACGCGGTGGTAGTCGTCCTTGGTGATGATGTTGACGTCGCCAGGCCGAAACGTCTTGGTGCGGGTCTCGACGGTCGTGTGCTGCGTGCCGGCCAGGTGGACCTCGGTCACGCGTTCCTCGACGTAGCCGCCCGACAGGATGATCGCGGCGCTCTTGTCCCACGGATGCGAATGGCATGCACGATCTTCGTCGCTGCGGTGGAAGAAGTGCAGGAACACCGCGAAGGGCGCATCGACATGCGCCTCGTCAGCTTCACCTTGGGTGCGCGGTCCCGGCGGCCACACGTACCACCGGGTCAGGTACGGCCGACCATCCGGCGAGCAGATGGTGCGGTGGGGCAGCCTCGCGGTGATCTTCTTCAGCAGCCACTCGAGCATCAGGGCCTCCGCTTCCACTTGTAGCGGAGCCACGAGCCCAAGATCAACAGCGGCCATGTCGGCCAGGTAAACCCGGCGACCACAGCACGAAGTCCCGGCGTGCCTGCCTGGTCGTGGACCAGCCACGCGACGGCGCCCGCTGAGGCGATGTAAATGGCGATGGCCGCGATCACGGCTTCACCAGCCCCTGTGCCACCAGGCGCTCACGCTGGCACTGCTCGCAGCCGAACGGCGTCTGATGTGAGGTCAGACCGTGCTTGGCGCAGTTGCCCATCCACCAGCCGTTGCGCGAACCGGGCCTCGAGACCGTTACGACTTTAGGACGCTTCTTGATCGGAGGCCCCTTGTAGCTGTACCCCATCTACTTGTCCTCGTAGTACGGGTCCGGGTTGAACCCGCACTCACGCCGCGCGCGCTCCGTGTTGTCCACCGGGATCCACGCGATCGCCGTGTGCGTGCGCTGCGCGATCGTATCGTACAGGTGCTTGACGCCGCGGGTCCCGACCGCCTCCTTCAGCGACGAGTACGGCATGTTGGCCAGGTGGAACACCTGGTTGTCGGCAAGCAGCGTCTCGCGCGTCTTCATCCACGGGCGGAACTGGTTGCGGACCCACACGTGCGCGATGCCTTCGGGCTCGAATGGCTTCAACTCGCCCTGCGGCGCGGGCGGTGGACGGTCGCCGTACATCGCCACGCGGAACTTGTCGCCGCCCTCATCGTAGTGGTCGGCCTCGCCGACGTACAGGTACGGCGCGACGTCCTCGAACACCCAGCGCGTCGGGTCGCACACGCGTTCGTCGGGCAGGAGGATCCAGCCGTGCCGCACGAACGGTCCGGCGCCGGCACCGAGACGGTGGAAGTACGAGTCCTTCGCGATCGGCCCGGTCCAGTGGCCGTACACCGCTGAACCGGGGATCAACTTCGCTCCGACCAGCTGCGAAGCCACCGCATAGCAGTTGCCTCGCCAGCCATCTGTAGGTCCAGCGATGGCGACACACCGACGGATCGACGGAATCGTCAGAGTCTCATGTTCAGGGGCGGCGGTAGTGGCCCGCCTCGCGGTATTCTGAGGCGCCGCTTCAGTGCGCGCTCGAGGCTTCTTCTCGTCCTTGGCACGGGCCACAACGTCCTCCTCTTGAGCAGTGCCTTGGCTTGCTCCCAGTGGTGGTCATCGATCATGTCGTAGTCGTTGGTGTTTTGGACCTCCTTGTCCGCGAGATCGGGCGCGCCTGCCGCTTGGACGAGCCGATGCGAGATCATCATCGCGGCTGCTTCGTACACGGTGCATTCGTCGCGATGCCCGCCGCACTCACAGAACCCGAGCGAGCAGCGCGCGTAGTAGCCACGCTCCCAGCGCCACCGTGGTTCGATCAGCGCATGGGCTAGTTCATGGGCGGGCGCCCAATCGCGCTCGATACGAAGCAGGTCTTCACGACGAGCTTCCAACGGGCACCATGCGATCGCAAGTTCGTGCAGGTCAGCGAGCGTCACACCAGGGCGCGGCACTGGCGGTCCCACCGTACGGCCGCGAGCGTGCGGCTGCCGATCGCGTTTAGCTTGGCCATCCCGCGAAGCAGGAAGAACTTCGCCGTGTGTTCGCTGATTCCCAGACGATCTGCGATCAGCTTGTTCGACAACCCCTCGACGACGAGATCGAGAACCTGTCGCTCGCGCGGCGACAGCGGGGCGCCGGGCGTCGGGGATTTCTTCTTGTTGTTCACTTTCGGTCCTTCCAGGGCACGAGCCCCTCGCGCGAGAAGTCGACGAACTTGCCGATGAACGGCGCAGTCTTTGGGTGCACGGGCACGCCCTTCACGTAGGCGCAGTCAGCGTGCCAGCACTCGTGCCGGCACGGGAAGACGTCGCTGCACTTGGTGCAGCGTTCGAACTTGCCGCCGCGCAGCGGGTGGTAGTCGTGTTCACCGAGACGGCAATGGGGAAGTCGCTTCGGCAACAACGTCCTCCTTGGAGGCCTTTTCGACGCTACCGCGGTGCGCTTGGCGAAGGCGCAACGCTAGGTCCTCGGCGTAGTCCGCGAGCCAGCCGTTCGTGAAGTGCGTGAGTGCGCCGCGGGCGTCGCAAGCCTCGCGCACGAGCGCCTCGAGGTCGCTGGGCTGGATGTGATCGCGTAGCAGCGAGTAGAACAAGCTGATGAGTGGGTCGGTCGACATTCGGCGACCACTACGCCCGTACATCGATGTGTCGGCGGCGTTGGTCACGCCGGCACCAGGACCTGCCGCTGCCGCGTACCCGGCCGCACCGTCGCGTGCTTCTTGAGCCACAACGCGACCACGTTGTCGACCGCCTCGTCGACGTCGCCGCCGCCCAGCGTGCTGGTAGCCAGCGTCGCGTGCGTGCTCACGTCGTCGATGCGCATGGCGACGCGCGCGGTTCGTCGGCCATCTTCGAGAATGCTGACGCCGACGTCACAGCTGTTCGGGAACTTCCAGCCCTGGACGCGCATGATGCCCAGGACGTGGGCGACGCGCGCACCGACGGTCTTGGCGATGGCGTCACGCAGGGCCTTGTTGCTGGTTCGGTTCCGTTTGTTCACAGGCGATCTCCTTCGCGACGCACAGCACGCACGTCACGGGTTGCTTCGTTACCTTGTTCTTGCTGCCGCGGTACAGCTTCATCTTCTGACCGCAGTGAGCGACCGCGCGGCCCTCAACCCACGTACCGTTGAGGCCGATGGCAGCGTGGACGACGTTGTTCCAGCGGACGACAGCGAACAGCATCACCAGCCGCCGTCGCTGACCTCTGCTTTCCCCCACGACCATACGCGTCCGATGTTCGGACACGGCGGTCCAAGCTCCGTCTTCCAGCGCTGCCCTGACGGCAGCGCGTTGCGCATCCGGTTCATGACGCCCTCGAGGAAGTCATTGCCGCCGTAGCCGTCGAAGATGTCGATCACCGCGACATCGGCGGTCATTGCCGGGATGACTTCGTAGGCATCGCCGACGACGATGTCGAGCTGCTTGTCGAACGCCGAAAGGTGCAGCTGCTTCACGCGCGGTAGCAACCAGTCGACGAGCGCTTGCGACCGCTCCACGAGCGTCACCCGCGTCACCGTCTTCTTGAGCAAGATCTGGACGAGTGCCCACCCCATGCCGAGACCGCCGACGATGGTGTGGCCCTTAGCGAAGCGTACACCTGGACGCTGTGTCATCAGCTCCATCGGCGTGACGCTCATCCATGGGTGCTCGTGCCAGCGCTCACCGTTGCGGGTCTTCTCGTGCAGCGCCGGGATGTACACGTCGCCGTCGAACATCACGTTGCCTTCACGCGACCCGGACAGCGTAAGCAGCTTGCCTCCCTTCTTGAGGGTCTTGCGGTAGAACACGAACCGACCGCATGGGGAGAACACGAGCTTGGATTCGTCGGTCTCGTCGTTGACGTCGTGGCAAGTTGACGGGGGCGGCGAGAACAGGTCCCACGACGGCCACGTCTCGGCCTTGATCGTCAGCCGGGGCGTCCAGTTCACCTTGGGGTCCCAGGCCACAGCCTCCTTCATACGCTCAGCGCGTTCGGCGCGTTCACGCTCGCGCTGGCGCTTCTCCATCTCCGGGGACATCCCGAAGCCGAACAATCCGAACATGGTCACCTCTTGTTGTAGATCAGCTCACATGCGACGCAACGCGGGCCCTCTGGTGTCCACACGACGGGACGAAGCTGGCCCAGCGGCGCTCGCGAGGCACTCGCCATCCACCAAAGCTTCTCGATCAGGACAACCATGAACCACGGTGGCTTGTAGATCTTGGCGGGCGTCAAGACCTCGACAACGCGTACGAAGTTGCCGCGTCGCCGCTCGTTTTCGTAGTGGAAGTGGACGATGTCGCCGACTACTGGCAGGCCACGGGCATCCCACCAATCGTCACGGGGCGGCTGCCCGGTCCGCCGCACGCGTCCGTCGCTCGGTACGGTTTTAGCTCTTGCCCGCATTGTCCGACTGCTCCCAGAACGATTGCCGCGATGATGACGATGGCTCCCCAGTGCTCGCGCAGCAACTTCATCCTCCAATGTTAGTCGTCGAAGTCGACGTACTCCTGGGCCTTGTAGATGCTCTTGCAGTGGGCGTCGTGGTCGCTCCAGCCGTAGCCATACGTACACGTACAGCCCTCGGGCGTCCACTTGGCGACACGGCGCATGGCACGGAGCAGCAAGAAGCCGTCGTCAACGACGTCCACGTGGTTTATGATGTCCTTCTTCGCCTTGCGGTCTCTTCCAACGACGCGCGCTACGCGAAGCATGGACGCGGTCCGCGTAATTGTCAGCTCGACGCCGTCCACCTCGATCTTCATGTCACTTCTCCAGTTCAGCCCGCTCCTTGGCCAGGTCGCGGTTGAGCGCCGCGTGCTGCGTGAACTTGTCGCCGAACCGGGCCTTGAGCTTGGCGATGTTCTTCTCGAGGCACTCCTCGAGGTTCTTTTTCGTCGCGTTCAGGGCCAGTGCTTGGTACCAAGCCAGATCGCCGTTTTCCTCCAGCAGGTTGACCTCGTCGAGGGCCTTGCCGTAGAAGATGTGCCGCTTCAGCATGTCGGCGAACTCGCCGACCTCAGTCATCATGCCCAAGGTCGAGTGCAGGAGGCGCGCGACCATCATGTCGTGCTCGGGGCCCTGCCCTAGGCGGACGAAGTCGGGGGTGAACTCGGTGACGGCGGCGAGGACCTGGTACTCGTTGATGTGCATGGGCCATGTTTATCGCACCAACGTGGGCGGTGCGCAAACAAATGCCAGGCATTCGACGCAGGTGATCGGCTGGTCCTCGATACGGGACGCCATCCATAGGGACCGGTATTCGTGATGGGGCGGCCAGTGGTAGACCAGGTCCTGGTTGCCGCGATACATGACATGGACGAGAGGCCCCTTCGCGTAGTACGACAGCGTCACCGGCGCGGCCAGTGGCCCAAGATGAGCTGCTCGAACGCCGCGGCCGTCTCCGCGTTGGCGCCAGCGTCCTGCAGCACTCGCGCGACCTCCTCGCGCGGCACGCAATTCGGGTTCTCGTAGAGCTGGTGGAACTTGTCGTTCCAGTCGACGAGCGGCTCGAACGATATGGCCCGCTTCACGCGTTTCTCGCACTCGACCTTGCACTCGTCGCAGAGTGACATCGCGCCTCGGCGCCCATTAGCGTCGACCTCGACCTCACGGGCGTACCAGATCGGCTTGTTCTTGCAGCGGCCCCACTTCCCACCGACGTCTCCGCCGAAGATGAAGGGGTTGTACGCTGACTTGATGTCGGCTTGGCAGCGCGCGTGGTCAACAGGCTCGAGCGGCTTGAGTTTGGATGATGTCTTCACCTGTTCTTTTACCAATCCAGGGCACGTTGTTTGGCCTCGGCTTCGAGGATCTCGACCCACGTCTCCCAGGCCTGCTTGAAGTGCGTCTTGTCGCGCTTGAGCTTCCTGATCGAGTTGGTCAGGTGGACGCTGTCCATCTCGAATGGGTAGAGCATGCGCCCGTCCTTGGTCACCCACTTGCCGAGCCGCATCGTCTCCTCACGCACCCAGCCCTCGCGACACGCCGGGCAGCCCCGGCAGTTCACGCACAGCACGCACGTCGCGATGCCTGCCAGGACGTTGGCCGGGTTGGGCAGGTTGAAGCACCCGCCGCAGCACGTCGTGATGGCACAGGCGCCCTCGATGCGCGCCGCGCCGTGGCCAACGCCGGTAACGCGCATGATGATGCGGTCGATGGTGTAGGGCGGCAGGAAGTTGCCGGGGATGATGCTGTCGCGCGTTTGCCGCCGGAACCTAGTCACGGCTGCGTCGTTTCGCGCGCGGCGCGCGGCTCGGCGTGCGCTTCCGGCTGCCGTACTCCGGCAGCGACGACTCGGTCTGCCACGGCACGACATCGAACTCGATCATGTTCGACGCGCGCGGGCGCACGACCAGCTGCTTGCCGCTGATCGAGCGCAGCGCCAGCAGGCCCCCGCCCCCGGTCAACTCGAACACCTCGTCGTTGACCGTGAGCCGCACGCGGAGCAGCTCGTTCAAGTCGTCGTGCTCGAGCAGCGGCCGCTTCTTGTCGACCTCGTCGACGGGGTTGTAGACCTTGATCTTCATGTGCGACCTCGCTTCTTCGTGTCGAAGCAGAACCTGCACTTCGCGCACGCGCCGGTCAACTCCACCGAGCCCGGTTGGTTCTTGTGGATGGTCGCCGGGCAGGCCTTGGCGTGCGCTGGACGGTTCGCGCGGCCGTGCCCGTGCCGGTGCATCTCGAACACGACGTCGACCCACGGGGGCACGCGCTCGCCCTTCTCCTGCCGCACCCACGCCGCGAAGAACTGCGGGCGGCGCTGTGCCAGTAGCTTCAGCCCTTCGGTCCGCCACCGGGCGGGCGTACTCGAGTCGAAGCTGAGCATGACGTGCAGGTTGTCGTGGTCGACGAGGTTCGCCGCCAAGTCGAACTTGCGTGTCGACACCCAGATGCGGAACTTGGGCTTGGCGTGCTTGGCGTAGAGCGACAGCTGGTTGATGAAGTAGACGGAGCCCGACTGCAGGTCACCCACACCGAACATGCGCAGAAAGTCCTGCTGGCGCGACACGACGTGGCACACGTCGGTCGCCTCGTCCGCGAGCGTGCCCCAGCTCTCGGGGTCCATCCCGAACATCGCCGAGTTCTCGGCCTGGCGCTTGAGGGCCGCCGGCATCGCGATGCGGCCGTCCAGGCCGTAGCAGTAGACGCCACACGCCGGCGTTGGTCGGCACGACCGGGCGATGGACGCGTTGATGGAGATGCCGGTCTTGTCGTTGTTCGACAGGAACAACATGTCCGGGATGTCATCGTCAGCGACCTCGGGCGTCGCGTCGCGGATGACCTGGAGCTTACGCTTCGACATGCTTGCCCTCCCAGATGAGCTTGCTGCAGCTGCTGCACGCCAACTGAACCAGCTCGTGCGCCGGGCTTGCTGCGCCGCGCGTGCCGCCATCGCGGTCGTGTTCGACGGACTTACCGTCGTGCGCAAGGTGCACCGCCCAGCTGTTCTCGGTGAAGTAGGTCTCGATCATCGAGCGCGCTCGCGACAAGTCGCGCCTGCACTTGGGACAACGCGCCGGGATCACCACTCTGCGACGGGCAACACGGATGAGCGTCACCTCGATTTCGTGGCCGTGCCCGCGTAGCGGCACGACATCAGCGATGTTGCTCAGGTCGACAGGCTTGACTTTGCCCTCAAAGATCGCCGCCGCGCTCCAGAGGACGATACCGTCCGCTTTGAGCTTGGCCTGGCGAAGCGCTTCAGCAGCGCCTCTGGCCTCGACCACGGCATAGAACTGCGTACCGTCCTCGTCGTACGTGGCGATGACGGTCCATGGTTGCTTCGGCAATGCCGAGCCTTTCTTTGTGCTGGCGCTAGTCCAGCTTGTATTGCCGCACCAGCTCGAAGCCGTGCCATTCCATCGTCAGGCGCACTTCGAGGCGCGCGATGGGTACGCAGGGGCAGCTCGGGCAGGCAGCCTTGTGTTCATGCACCGTCACGACGGCGCCCTCGGGGGCATCCTCGCGCGCGGCCTGGAGTCGAGAGAACTGGCGGTCGTCGAGGTACTGCGGCGCTCGCACGGACATCACAACGTCGCCGGCGCACGCGCACTCGCATGCGTGGCCACGATTGAGCGGGTCGTAGGCGGAGAAACCCGTCAGCTCGAGCAGCTCGTCGCAGACGTCTTCGAGGATCTCCGCCTCGGGAAGGAAGCCCTCGGCCATCCGAGCCTTCTGGTTGTCGTCACCATGCTTGTCGACCCACGCACGCAGCGCGCGAGAGCGAGCGTTGTTGCGGTCGGTCGCTGTCCGGGCGGTCACGGCCGCTTCTTCCTTCTGGCGGACCTCCACGCGGGCGCGCTCGGCCTCGACCTCGGCGCGCTTCGCTGCACGGCGAGCCAAGACGGGCTTGACAGCTTCGAGCGTCGGCTCGACGATGACGGGTTCTCCGGGTGTCGTCCCGATCACCTCGTTAGCCTCGTAAGCCAGGGCCAGCTCGAGGCGCTCCGCAAGAGGCAGCACCGCGAGTTCCTCCTCGGACACGGTGAAGCCCTGCGAACCCACGCGTGTCTTGCCCGCGGTGATTGCGGCGCGCGCGTCGACGTGGACGTTGACCTGGAGTCCGCCCATGGCAGCTACAGCCAGGCTCGAACCATCAACCACGCCAGCAATGCGCCGGCGACGACGCTCGCGACGCCGATGAGGGCGAAGACGAATGGCAGCGGGGGCGGCGCGTCGGCGGGCGCGCGCTGCAGAGACGGGAACGGCAGAACGTTGGACTTGGTCTTCACGACGACTTGGCCGTCGTCAGTGGTGCGCACTTCGGGCACGCGATCTCCTGGTCTAGAGGGGGAAGGGGACTAGCGGCGATGAGGAGGTCGCCACAGGTCGCACAGTTGAAGGCCTTGTCGGCGGCGTACTTCTCGAAGCCACCGCGCGTGGGTTTGTTGAACTCGGTGACCGCGTGCTCGACTTCAGCTTCAGTACCGCCGACCTCGAGCTGCGCGTTCAGCTGTTCCACGTACCACTCGAGGTAGGTCACGGTTTCACGCTACCACGAGCTTTGATCTCCGCGTCACGCTTGATGCGTTCGCGAATGGACGGCAGAGCAGTGCGCCACGCCGCGAGACGTATTCGTGGTAATGGGTCGGCGTAGACCGTCGGCAGCCAGCGGTGCTGGGCGGTCCAGCCGCGCAGTTCGCTATTGAGCGCGCCGCTCGAGCATAGTGTGCACTTGTGGTGCTTGCGGGTAGCCTGCACCACGAAGTCGCGCCGCGCGCAGTCGAGGATGAGGAAGATGCCCATGCCGTCGAGGGTCTCGTGCTCGAGCACGAGCGACTTGCAGCAGGCGTACTCCCACGCCTGCGTCACCGTGGCCTTGGCCATGCAGTGAACGCTGACCGGACAGGTGCCGCAGTTGACGGCCGACGCCTCGACGTCCTGGACGCGGGCAGCGAGGGCTTCTTGGATGAGCCAACCGAGCTTGTTCATGACGAGTGGATGTCTCCGACGTCGATGGTGTAGGTGCCCACGGGGTGGAGGCAGGTAACCGTGACCGTGTCACCGCGGATCTTCACAGGGGCCGCAGCGACGCTCGCCTTCCCGGGGCGTACGAGTCGTAGCCCTACGACGGGGTGTTCCTCGATCACGTGCGGCGGCCCTTGCGCGAAGCACTTCTCGGCCGTCGACAACAACTCGGCGATGCATCGCACCGAGTGTACGCATCCACGACACACGTGCGCGGGGTTCTTGATCAGCTTGTTGACGGAGATCCACACGACGTCGCCATCGCGAATGGCCTGGCGTACCCGCACACGGGTGAGTGCGCGCCGAAGGTGCGCAGCCATGGCGTTCTGTACATCCTCGGGAACCTCCTCGTCGGCGGGCTCGACGAGGGTCATGCGCAGGTTCGCCGCGATTGCGTAGGCCGCGTGCACCCGCACGACCAGCTCGCGCGGCGCGTCGAGCATCTTGGCGATCGCCTCGGTGGCGTCGGCTTCGGCATCTCCCCACTTCGCCGCAAGAACGGCTTGCTCGACGTCTTCGGGGAGCATAGGTTGCTTGCTCATACCATAAACCTCCAGGAGGAGCGCGTGACAACAACGATTGAAGAGCGGACGACGAAGAGCGGCGCGAATTTGTATGCGGTGGACGGCCTCCACCCCGAGGACGCAGCCATGCTGCAGGCGCTCTACAGCCGCAGCGGCGACAGCGTCACCATTCACCTGGAGAAGGTGAAGGCGCAGGGCTCGGGTAAGTTCATGGCGAGCCACTACGTCGGCTACGGCCACAAGAGCATCGGCGACTGCGGCAGCACGACGACGTTCATCGAGGGTGTCAGCCTGCTCGCGGCGAAGGCGGTCCAGGATAATCCGCTCTACAGCGGCCAGGAGACGTCAACGCGTTACCTCGACATGTCGAAACGCGCCATCATCGATCCGATCGGCAGCACGGAGTCCGCCGCCATCCACGCCGACTTGATGCGCTTCTACTCCAACAACCTGGAGCATGTGCGCGGACTCGTCGCCGAGCGCCACCCCAAGCGTGAAGGAGAGAACGACGCCGCCTACCAGCGCGCAGTGGCTGCGCGCTCGTTCGACATCATGCGCGGGTTCCTGCCGGCGGGGATCTCGACACAGCTGAGCTGGCACACGAACCTGCGCCAGGCAGGGGACCATCTGCAGCGGCTCGCGCGGCACCCGTCAGCCGAGATCGCCGAGGTCGCCGCAGGGCTCGAGACCATCCTCGCCGCGTGCTACCCGTCGAGCGGGTTCGGCAAGGGCGGAGCGGGCGTCAGTGGCATCGCGCTGAGCGACGGGGCGGCCGAGCGCGCTGCATGGGAGGCGTCGACCGCCGAGGCGTTTGCGTACCCGCGCGAGGTCGACCGACCGCAAACGTACCTGGACTTGCACGCGACCGGCACGCTTTCGCTCGACGCAGCGGCGTGGGGACGCGTACTCGCGACGCGTCCGCGTGGCTGCGTGCTGCCGCACTGGATGACCGACTTCGGCCAGATGCGGTTCAGCTTCATGCTCGATTTCGGTTCGTTCCGCGATATCCAGCGCCAGCGCAATGGCGTGTGTCGGATGCCGCTGCTGACGACCGAGCACGGGTTCGAGTCTTGGTACCTCGAGCAGCTCGACGACAGTCTGCGCACCGAGGCGACCCATCTGGTCTACGGCCTGAAGAACCGCCTCGACGCGATCACGAACAACCCAGTGCTCCGGCAGTACTATGTGCCCATCGGGTTCCGTGTTCAGTGCGATCTGACGTACGCGCTGCCGGCGCTACTCTACGTGCTCGAGCTGCGCACCAGCAAGACGGTGCATCCGACGTTGCGCAAGAAGATGCTGCGGATGGCTGAATGGTTCCGTGGCCGCTACCCGGACATCGCACTGCACGCCGACACCGACGATGACGATTGGACCGTGCGGCGCGGGATGCAGACCATCCAGGCGCGCGCGGCGGTCAGTCCAGCCGGTGATGTGGCGGGGCCGGGCGGTCCTGTATGACTCGCGGACACATCAGCAACACCATCGCGTGCCGCTGCAGCTCTCCTTCCTCTTCGTAGCTCCACAGCCTGAGTTCGTGGATGTCGACGTCGTACTCGTCTCTCGCGCAGATCACGTAGGTCTCCAGGTCCGTGATGCGCGGGCCAGACGGGGCTACCACCGTGTGCAGCTCGCGCACGCAGGTCAGGCATACATCGGCCACGCTGCTGCACCAGTGCACGTGCGGACACGTCATGCACGGGCGACAGTACCAGTACCCGTCTTGCCAAGGTCCTAGGTCTTCCTCGTTGCCGCAGCGGTGGCAGGCAAGTTCAGGACGTCGGGGCATTGTTGCGTCTCAGCCTATAGCGGCTGGGCTAGGTGTTCCAACAGCAGGTCGAACGGCTCGACCGAGCGCCGCTTGGCCTCGGCTGCGACCACCTGGCGAAGCAGGGTCTTGTAGGACCCGAGCAATGCTCTACGGTCGACACCGACCACCTTGTCGCCGTCGATCAACCGGCACGCCGCCTTCTCGCCCTTGAACGTCACGACGGCGATGTCTTTGACGACGTTGCCGAGGTGATCGACGACGACACGCTCCACGTCCGTCAGGTCCGAGGGTAGATGCCGCTGCTCAACCTGACCTTCGAGTGCTTTCTTCGCTCCCTCAGCAGACAGCCCGCTTTTCTCGAGCAGCTCGCGCAGCACCTCACTGACCATCGCCGGCTTGCCACCGACGGCCTCGACCTCGCGGGCCTGGGTCATCGTTGCCACCGGCACAGCATCGTTGCCGTGCTCCCCGGTGAACCGCTCACGCACGTTCTTGAGCAGCTTTTCGTCGGCGTGCCACTTGAAGTGCTGCGCCTCAGCGCCGCCGGTCTTCGCCATGTTGTAGATGCGGGGCGCAGCGAACTCGGGATTGGCATCGCAGGCCGTTTTCCAAGCGGCGCCGAGCTTGTGGTGCAGGTCCCATTCGTCGACGAACCGGCGATCGCGGTCGAGTGGCAGGTTGTCGAGGTCGTAGCCGCACGTCAAGTCGTCGAACTTGCGCACGAACACGCCGCGCGAAAACACCTGACCCTTGCGTTCCTCCTCGAGTAGTACGCGGCAGCCGTCAACCCTGATCACGCTGTCCACTGGTGGTTCCTCGATGAACAAGAACAGCTTCTTGAGCGTGTCCCAGACGATGGTGGGCATGTTGCCGACCGTGACGACGAAGTCGGCCTCCCGCACCGACAGCTTGCGCGAACGGAAGGTCATCAGCGAGTTTCCTGCTAGCGGATGGCCTGCGTCAGGCTCCTCGAATGAGATGGTCCACGATGCATCACCGTTGCGGAAGCTCACCGGCAAGCCTTCGCGCTCGAGCGCCAAGGTTCCGATGATGAAGCCTTCACCGAACCGCCCGCGGTGGCGCCCATCACCCTTGTCCGACTTGCCCAAGATCAGGAGCTTGGCGGGGTCGACGTAGATGCCTGCGCTGGTGATCTCGAGGCGATCGGTCTTGGGGAAGTGCTGGACGGTCATCTTGAACCCGTCCTCGTCGGCGTCCTTGGCGTTCGCCAACAGCTCGCGGATGCCGGCGAAGACCTTCCAGTCCGCGGCGTAGTTCTTGTCGATAGTGAGCGAGATCTTAGCCATGAGGTTGCGTTCCTTCGGATGCTTATGCCAAAAACATAGGGATGTGGAGACCCGTCTCGAAGGTGGACTACACGCCCCTCGAGCCTAAGGGTCAGATTTTGGTCGTCAGCTGCCCGCTCAGCCCGCGTTGGCCGGGCGTCCTTGAGCGGTGGAAAGGCCGCGCCTGCGCGGCCGTTGGCGACTCGGCGAAGTTCGTGCGGGACGTCGTACGCGACATCCTTGCCAACCCGCAGGTCCGGGCGATCGTGTTTGATGGCGAAGCGTGCGGGCGGGCGGAGTACGACGCCTTCTGGTCTGGTTCGCCGCGTCCAGCCTGGCGCATCGACGACGAACACCTCACGCTGGTCCGTCAGTTCGTCGACCTCTACGACGACGACTGCGGGATGAGAGTCGGCGCGCAGCCGTTCTGGCCCACGCGCGTCATGTACATCGAAGACTTGGAGGTTCTGTGAACAGCAACACCGAAAAGACCCACGACGTGCAACCGAAGCGTGTCATCGGCATCATGGGCAAGAGCAAGAGCGGCAAGGACACCGTCGGCGAGATGCTCATTGCGCATGATCCGCGTGGCGGGCTCGTCGCCTTCGCCGACAAGCTCAAGATGGCGGTCGCCGACCTGTTCGGCGCCACACATGAGCAGCTCTACACCGAGGAGGGCAAGAAGTCGAAGACGAGCTTCCCGTTGCTCAAGTGTCCGGCGTGCCAGTCCATCAAGTGCGAGGTTGCGTCGCCGGGGCGGGACGGTCAGACCCAGTGCCTGTCATGCAACGCGCTCGGCGAGACCAAGTCGTTCTCGACGTTCTGGGAATGGCGCGAGATCTGCCAGTTCGCTGGCACCGAGTTCGGTCGTGCGGTCGACGCAAACGTGTGGGTGCGCCACGCGTTCAAGGCCATCACGCGTCTGATGACGCCGATGGGCTTGGGCTCGACTGACGGTAGCGTGCCGTCGACGATCACGCCGGGCTGCTTCTTCGTCGCCATCACCGACTGCCGGTTCAAGAGCGAGATGACCGCGATCAAGGCAGCGGGTGGTGAGGTCTGGCGCGTGCGTCGTCCCGAGTACGACAACCGACAGACCGGACTTGCCAAGCACCAGTCGGAAACCGAGATGGACACCATCCCGGACACGGAGTTCGACGCCGTCATCATGAACGACGCCACGCTCGAGGTGCTCCGCGCTCGCGTGGTCGAGCAATACGAGTCGTTTCGAATGCGCCACGAATAGGCGCGACAGAGTTCGTCGCCTCGCCTACCGGTGACCACGCATCGACGACGTCCACGACGGCTGCGGAAGCTGCGGCTTCTTCCCCGTGTCAACCTCGATCCGACCTGCGAAGATCTGCTTGAGCTTGTTGTACGTCGGGCTGCGATGTTCGTGCGAGAGCTGGCGCCCCTGCAAGTAGTTCAGGTACAGCGAGTCCGCCGACACCGCCATCAGACACTTGCCGAACTGCTCGTTGGTGAGCTTCGGCGTCTTGGTCGAGTATTGCTCGATCACGAGGCGGCGGTAGAGCCACATACACAGGGTCAGGTTGAGCCCGCCCCACAGGCGCATGTACTCGCGGTCGCGCCCCCACGCAGTGATCGCCGCGGTCAAGAACGCGCCGAGCTGGTCCACGTCGTCGACGCTAAGCGTCTTGGCGATGTCCGTCGTCGCGCAGCCGCCACCGCTCGGGGTGTCCTTGGACGCCAGGTTCCAGCCACGGAGAACCGCAGACATCGACAAGATCGGACCCTTGTCGTTGCGACGGATCATGCCGTAGCCGATGAACGGGCACCGCTTGCGAAGCTTCGCGAGCGCTGTGTTCTCGCTCTCGAGCGCCTTGAGATAGTCGTCCGGCTTCATGTTGACGATGCGCGAGTTCAGCCGGTAGTACTCGGCGGCCATCTCGGCCATCGTCTTGAAGTACAGGATGCGGACGTCGCAGTACCCGACGAGACACTCCGATTGCAGGAACGCCTCGAGGCGATGCTGCCCGTCGACCTTGTAACGGATGTTTTCGAGCACGCCGAGCGTGATGACGCCCGGGATGACGCCGGAGTTCGCCTTGATCTCCTTGGCGATGTCAATGAGGCGGTCGGTGACCTTGAGGTCGCGCTGGAAAGGCGGCAGTTCCCAGCTCCGCACGACGTCTGGGGTGACCTCGAGGGTATCGGTCGTCGTGTGCGTGGTTAGCTGCGCGTCGGTGGTCGGCTTGATGAGCTTGAGAGACATGGTGGTTCCTTGCTTGTGATGTTTGTCAGACCAACATAGAAGATTAGTGAAAACGCGTCAACTTGTCGCGTAGGCGTAGCGCGCGAAGCGGTCGCTTGCGAGGCACTGCACGCAGTTGACGTGCGCGCGGGTCAGCCACTGCGGCCATTTAACGAGTCGGCTCCGGTAGCCCTGGCCGGGCCCGCAGGCCAGGCTCAGCGACCAGCCGTAGGTGCCGTAAGCGATCGCACGCACCCAGTGGATGATCTCGCTGCGTGGGCGGTCGTCGCAACCGATCCCGATCTCAGCATCGCCGTCGCGCCAGGCGACGTCCGGGTCGGTCTTGCTAGTCGCCACGGAGGATGTCCTCCCCCTTCACAGGGATCAGCGTGCGTGCGATGCAGCGTACGCACGTCACCGTGCCGCCGGGTTGCGGCGGCAGGCTGAGATACCGGTTGCACGAGGTGATCGTGTCCCCGCCGAAAACCGCGTGAGACATGGCTGACGCGTGATGGCGAACGCCTTCGACGTCGACGACGGTACCGTATACCCGCCCGCTACTTGTTGGCGTGGTAGTAGACGTGGGCCTCGTGCGCGACGAGGTCGAACGCTTCTTTGCCGCCATTCTTCTCCGGTGCGGTCTCGCGGAAGTTGATGGTTGCAAGCGCGAGCGCAAACGTGCCCTGCTCGAACGTGAACCCGCGCTCCTGCCAACGTCCGACCATGAGGCGGACCAAGTCCTCGGCCTCCTTGGCAGCCTCGAGCAGGTGATCGTTCGCAGTGCGGGCGTCGATGCGCTTCTGAACTTCCTGACGGGCAGCGTCGGACATCGTGACGCCTTCCGCGAACTTCTTGTTCTCGGGGTTCGCCATCACCGCCTCCTGATGGTCGGGTTCGGCGGCAGGGGCTTGGGCGCGCCGCGGGGGATGGGTTTGACTGTCGGCTTGATCTTGAACAGGTCGCAGGTCGCGACGATCTCCGTTCCGATCACGATGACGGGCTTGCACAGTTCACCGTCCGGCGCGCGGGCGACGCCGGGCGGGAACACCTGGCCCTTCTGCTCGGTGGCGGGGTAGGTCGACTTGGCGGCGCACCGTCCGTGCTTGCCTTGCTTGTCCTTGCCTCGAATGATTGGGTCGTAGTGCTGACACTGGTTGCAGGGTTTCTCAGCCACGGTTGACTCCTCTCTACGCAGCGATCATGACGACGATGCCATAGTGGCGCATGACGTGGGCGCATGCCGGTTCACGCAGCAGCCGCGCCAGCACCAGCATGCCTTCTGCGAAGGGCTTGCCGGTGAACCACACGGTGGACTTTTCGTTGTGTAGGCTGGCAGCGCGGACGCCTTCAGGGGCGTTCCACGCCCACGTTCCGACTCGCAGACCGATGCCCGCGGCCGCGAACGCGGCAGCCATGATCCTGAGCTTTAGCAGCTCAGCCAGGCACTCGACCAACACATCGACAGCGTCGGCTGGTTCGGTGATCTTGTGCGAGGTGACGTCGAAGCTACAGTGCTCCGACCGGATGACGTAACGTCCTGGCACGCGCAGGTCGGCGTCGAGGTCGAGTCCCGTCGGCGGCGGACGCTTGGGCGCCTCGATCGGGTCGACGACGCGCCATGGATCGACGATGCCAGGCTTCTTCGGGCTGGTCACGACGTGATGATGCTCGACGTGATGCCCTCGAGCGAGGGGTCCGCGCACGACGCGTGGACGAACTCGAACTCACCGGACATCTCCGCGGCCAGCTCCCTGGTCTGCGGGTTCCGCGTGTTCGGCTTGAGGATGATGTAAGCCGGCAGGCAGCGGTCACCGGCTTTGAACGGCTTGCGACAGCGCGCGCAGGTAGTGTGCGAGACGCGCTGCTTGAGGATGTCGAGACCGGGCATAGCTACGGCTCCTCTACACGCTGGTAGGTGTCGTGACGCGCGGCAGCAGCGACGAGCCGGATGCTCGCATCGGCGACCGCCTGCGCGGACTCGCTACACGGTACGTTCATGTTGACGGTCAGGGCAAGGCCGTCAAGCAGCGCGCGCATTCGCTCGATCTGCTCGATCATCCGAACCCGTTCGTCCTTTGCGGTGATGCGACGCGACACGGCTACTCTTCCACCCCGATCGGCGTCGGCAACACGTCCCGCACCGGCTTGAACGTCCTGCGGTGGATGGGCAACGGCCCGCGCTCGAGCAGCAGCGCCTTGTGCTCGGGTGTTGGGTAGCCTCTGCTCCTGTCGAAGCCCCAGCGCGGGTACTCCGCGTGAATCGCGTCGATGCGTTGGTCGCAGATCGCGCGCGCGACGATCGACGCGGCGCCGATGCGCCAGTCGGTCTTGTCGCCATTGGGGATGCAGCGCACGACGCACGGCAGGTTTGGTTGCGGGACGTCGCCGTCGACCATCACCGTGATGTCGCCGCTGGTGACGCTTGGGTCAAGGGTCTTCAGGCGCTCGAGGCAGCGCAGTGCTGCGAGCTGGAGGGCTTCGCTGAACACGCCGCCGAGCAGGTGCTGGTCGATGTCGGCGCTCGAACGCTCGATGGTGATGAGCGACGGGCTCGCCGCGCGGACCGCCTCGGCGAGCGCTGCGCGGTGCTCAGCGTGCTTGAATCCCTTGGAGTCGCCAGCGAGCAAGATCTTGTCCTCGCGGACACCATGCCACGCCGCGCTGACGCGCTCCGCTCCCTCGGCGAACGCGGCTGCGCACACGACGAGCGGCCCAACAAGGGCGCCGCAGCCCGACTCATCTACGCCGATGACGTACCTCATGACTTCTTGGCCTTCCTGCGCTTGCGCTTGGGGAAGCGGACGCGCGCACCGCACGTGGTGCACGTGCCCGACTCGCCATGGCCCGTCACGCGCCACCCACAGCGACACACCACGACGCGCGTGCCCTTGGGGCGGCCGGCAGTCATGCCTTGATGACCCAGCTGCGCTTGAGGACCTTGGCCAAGCGCTTCAGGTGGGTCCAGTTGAGCAGGGAGCGGCCGCGTTCGATTGCCGTGTACTGCGCCCGCGACAGCTTGATGCCCTGGGCAACCTGTGCCTGCGTCATGCCGCGGGCTTCCCGCGTCTCGCGCAGTTCCTTGAGCAGGGCGTCATAGTCCTTGGCGTGCATTGCGAGCGGAATGATAGTCGTTGCAGGTTTATCCCACAAACGCCAGAGCGGAGCTACCTGCGAGGGCTTGACGCCGGAAGTACGCCACGTAGCGCGGCAGGATCTTCTCGCAGTTCGCGAAGTCCGACGTCACCAGGTTGTTCGACCACGGCAACGCGCGGCGCACGAGCCCGCCGTAGCCCTTCTCCCAGATCCGGGAATCTAGGATGGCGACGCAGCCGCGGTCCGCGCGCGTACGGATGAGCCGCCCGACGCCTTGGCGCAGGTCAACCAACATGTCTACGAGCTGGACGTCACGGAACGCGTTGTCGCCCGCGAGCCGTTCGCGGGCCTTGATGATCGGGTCGTTGAAGTGCGGGAACGGCAGCTTCGCGACGATCACCAGGCGAAGGTCGCCGCCGGGTACATCGACACCCTCCCAGAACGACTTCGAGCCGACCAGCACGGAGTCGCGCGTCGTCTTGAACTTGGCGAGCGCGGCGTTGGGGTCACCGTCCCATGGGTTCTTGCGGTGGCCCTGCGCGAACGTGCGGCCCGGGAAGCGCTGCTTGAGTGCGGTCGCGAAGGCATCCAGCTCGTCGTTTGCGGTGGTCAAGATGAACGCGCCGCCCTCGGACAGCTCGACCAGGCGCACCGCCATGTCGACGCGCTTGCGCATGACGGCGTCGTACTCCGGGTCCTTGCGCCCGGGGATGGCCAGCCCCCGCGGGATGAACACGAAGCCCTGCTTGTCGTAGTCGAACGACGTCGGCAGGACCTCGGCTTTGACCGGAGATAGGCCGGTCATGTTCTCGACGTGCTCGAACTTGCTGTCGTGCGCGAGTGTCGCGCTGCACACCACGACCGTCTTGAGCGCGGCGAGGTAGCGCCCAGCGATGCCACCTACGCTCACGGGCTCGCACTTGACTGCGAAGCGCCCGCGGTCATCGACCGTCGAGTAGATCGCCGTGTTGGCCAAGATGCGCGCGCGCCGCATCTCTACCTGCTCGGGGTCGGTGATGGTGGTGTCCGGCTCGACCACGCCCTGCGCTGTCGACAAACCGCGGAGCAGCTGGTCGACGCGCTTCTGGGCTTGGGTCAGCACGCCCTGAACGCGCGCATTCTCCTCCTCGACCGCAATCGCGTGCGCGGCCTTGTCCACCTCGATGGCCTCGATCGGCTCGCCGTCGACGTAGATGTCCTCTGGCATCTCCTCCGGCGCGTCTTCGAACGCGGTGCCGCCGAACGTCGTCAGCGTCTTGGCCAGCTCACCCGCGGCGAGCCGCAGGTTCTCGATGATCGCGGCGGCCATGCCGCCGGGGAATACCGGAGCCTCGCGCGACTTCGACTCGAACCCGCGATCGGGGACAGCCTCGAACATCGCGCCCCACGGCTCGAGCAGCTTTCGCAGTTGCGGGAACACCAGGCCTGTGCGCTTGAGCAGCTCCCAGACCTGGCCGATCGAGTCCTCGCCGAGCTTGTGCGAGAACGCAGCGCGGATACCGGCGGCGAGCGTGTGGGCCTCATCGACGACCAGGACGTCGTAGGCGCCACCCACCATCTTGCCCAGGCCCAAGAACATGTCGGCACCCAGGACGTGATGGTTGACGACGACGAGCTGGGACTCGCGCACGGCTTGCTTGAGGCGGATATAGCCGCAGTCGCTAAAGTAAGCGCAGCGCTTGCCGACGCAGTCTTCCGCGGTGGCCTGTGACCACCACGCTGGCACAGCGCCGCCGTAGTCGGCTCGGTCGCCATAGAGCGAGCGCGCCAGGAACCGGTCGAACACCGTGCGGTCTTCGTCGCCGCGGTCCAGGATCGCATTGGCCGCGAGCTGGCAAGCGTAGGTGCCCTTGCCCTTGAGCGGCGTGGCCACCATCGAAGCGGCGCGGATGCCGAGGATGCGCTTGAGCGCGGGGAAGTCCTTCTCGACGATCTGGTCTTGCAGCTGCTTCTTGGCGGTCGCCACCACAACGCGCTTGCCTTGAGCGAGCAGCGCAGGCAGCAGGTACGCGTACGTCTTGCCGGTAGCAACCGGCGCCTCGACGAAGTAAGCTCCACCGTCACGCAAGACCTGCTCGACAGCTGCGGCCATCGCGAGCTGAGCGGGACGCGCTTCCTTGACGAGACCGTGAGCGGGGTTGGAGAGCAGTTCTTGGAGCGTCGGCACGGTTCTCCCTTCTACCATGATGTTGGTGCGGTAAACATTGTGTCCGGCGTCGTTTCCTTGTACCAAATAACGATGGCCAACTCGGACGAGCCTCGCATCGGTGACTTCTCCAAGCCCGTGGTGCCGCGGCCCACGTCGACCGCGCCCGGCGCCGCGCCGAGCGGCGCAACCCACGACGCGCTGGTGCAGGCGGAGGCTGTTCTCAGCGAGGAAGCCTCTCGCGCGGAAGCGGCGCTCAAGCCGATGGCGTCCTACGAGGACAAGCTCAAGGCAGCCAAGCTCACCAAGGAAAAGGCCGCCATGATCATCGATGCGATCATGTCGCGTGGGTTCTACTCCGAGGAGATCCCGCTCACCCGGACGATCAAGATCCGGTTGCGCACCCGTGGCGCGCGCGATTCGCGCCGGGCCAACGAGATGCTCGAGGCGCAGCGCTGGTCGCTCGACGCGCACTACTATCAAGCACAGAGCCGGCTCTTGCTCGCGGCATCGCTCGAGCAATTCGGTTCGCAGAAGCTCGAGTATCCCGACACGCGCAAGGTGGCAGCCGATGTCGTCGAGAAGGCGTATGCCGAGCGGCTTGCCTACGTCGATGGGCTCGCCGATCCGGTGCTGCCCCTGCTGTTCAAGAAGCTCTTCACGTTCGACAACCAGGTCGCAACCGCCCTCGAGGAGGGCACCATCGAAAATTTCTAGGTAACCCGGGAGGCAACGCGCGCGCGGTCCTGTTCGCACGTGGCGTACCGCTCGCGCCCTATGGCTCGGTCGAGGACCGCCTGATGCGCGAGATGGTCTTCCGGGAACGCCAGGAGCGTGTTGCCCACGTCGACGCGATTGCCAAGATGATCGCGCGGGTGTTCGGCGTCGACGCCAACACAACGTTCGGCCCGATCGTGGCGGAGTACGCGACCGAGGTGTTCCAGGAGACCTACGATGCTGACCTCTTGCGACGCAAGGTCGCCCATCGCCGTGCGACGCAGGCCGCGATACGCGACCGCCGACTTCGTGATGAAAACGCGCTGCGCGTGCTCGACAAGATGGGGGAGTATGTCGACAGGAAGATCGCCGCCGAGAAGGCCTCGAAAAAGCCCAAGCAGAACAAGTAACTCAGCAGATCTCCTACAATAAGGGTCGCCGTGGCCGATCAGCAGTCGAACGAGACGATCCGCCAGATGATGGCCGGATTCTCGGCCATGCAGCAGAACTTGGGGCTGCTTCCGATGCCCATGGCGCAGTCGATGGCGGGCGCGCCAGCACCGTTCCAAGTTGCACCGCCGCCACCACCAATTCGCCACCCAGCAGAGGCTGCTGCCGATGCGATGGCCGCACAGCAGGCCATGATGCAGCAGACGCTGCACGCCGCGCAGGCGACGCGCTACATGCCGCCGCCGTCGGCGCCGATGCCCGCGCTCAGCGCGATGGCGGCGTACTCCCCGATGCCGGGGCCACGCGGGTTCGGTGGCGGCGTACCGGGGTTCGGTGGCGGCTTTGGATCTGCTGCCGCGTCGATGCCGTCGATCTTCAACCCGATGGCACCGACGATGCCGGGCGCGCACTTCATGTCGCCCGCGATGCAAGGGCTGCAGTTCCACGGGCACCATCAGGCGCAGATGATGGGTGCAATCGCGGGCGTCGGCGAGGGCGCGCTCGGCATTGGTGGGTCGATGCTCGGCGGCGCCATTGGCTCGATGTTCGGTCCGCTTGGCACGATGGCGGGCAGCTGGCTCGGCAACAAGGTCGGCGGCGTCGTCGCCAACACGATCTTCAACCCGGTCACGCAGGACTTCGCGCGCGGCCGCCAGATCCAGCAGATGACTGCGCCGTTCATGGTCACCGGCGCGAACCTGAACTCGGCGACGGGTCAAGGGTTCTCCGCGCAGGGTGCGCGCGACATCGCGTCGGGCATCCGCCACCTGAACCGCGACCACGACTTTGAGCGCACTGGATTCAACACCCAAGATGCGATGCGCATCATGTCGATGTCCGCTGAGCAAGGCTTGCTCACCGGCACGCAGGCGCCCGACCAGATCGTCCAGAAGGTCAAGGAGATCTCCAAGACCGTCAAGATGCTGATGAGGATCACGGGCGACCCCGACGTCCGCGATGCCATCCGTTCGCTTGGCCAGATGCGTGACCTCGGCTTCCAGGGTCTCGCCGCGCAGGCAGGTGCAGTGGCGAACCGCGCGACGTTCGCGCGCATGGCCGGACAGTCGCAGGCGCAAATGACCGCCACGATGATGGCGGGCGGAGACCTTGCGGCGCAGTACGGCCTGGTTGGCGCGACCGGTGCGAACGCGGCGATGTTCGGCGCGGGCTCCGCTAATGTTGCGGCGTCGTCGGGCGCGGTCGGCGAGATCGGCCTGGCACGCGTCGGCGGCGTCAGCGGCTTGGGACAGCTCAACGCGCGCGGCGGACTCGCCGCGATGCAGAACGAGCAGTACCTGCTCGCCGCGATGGGCCGCGATTCCAAGGGCCACATGACGGTCGACATGGATCGCTATCGCGCGACCCAGAACATGTCGTTCCAGGAGGTGCAGCGCGCTGCCGCCGACTCGCTCCTCAACATGGGGAAGACGGGCATCTTCGAGTGGAACACCCACAAGCAGGAGCTGAAGGACCAGATCGCGCAGCAGCTCCGGCCTGGTGAGATGCAGCAGATGATGCTCGCGCAGGCGCGCCAGCTCCAGGCCGCCGTGCCGACGATGAACCTCGGCTCCGCGCTACAGCAGACCGCGGGCATCAGCGCGGAGGAGGCCGGCGTCCTCGAGCACCAGTTCGGCAGCCGGCGCTACTGGCAGGGGATGATGCAGCAGAACCGTGTGCGCCGGCGCGAGCTGATGGAGGAGGAGCGCGCGCACCGCGAGAGCTTCCGTACGCCGGGCTTGATGACGCGGATGGGCCGGGGCATTCGCGACAAGCTCGGCGCCGCCGGCGACGCGATCTCGTCGCCGTTCCGCAGCCTATCCGAGCGCCTCGATCGCGTCGGCGAGGATGAGGCGGCGGCCGACGCCGGCGAGCGGATCAGCCGCTACGACGACGTCGACATCGCACACGACGCGGCAGAGCGCGCGATGCTCAAGCGCGGGCTCCAGCGAGGATTCCTCCTCAAGGGCGGCGGCACGTCTTTATCCAATGATCTTGGCCGAGGTGTGGGCGCCATCAACAGGCGGTCCATCAACCGCATCGGCAGTTTCTTGGGTCTCGCTTCCGAAAGCGATGACAACCGAATCGCCGCAATTGCGGACTACAGCCAGGGGCGCTTCACGAGCTTCGGCGAGACGTTCGGCGACGCGCAGGACGCGCGGCGGCGCGTCCAAGACGTCACGGGCGTCGGGCGCGCCGCTGGAGCCGCCCCGCAGACCGCCGATCAGCTCGACACGATGTACCAACGCATCTCCGACGCGAGCAAGACTCCGGGAAAGAAGTTCAACGCCGGGGCGATCCTCGGCGCGACCACCCAGAACGTAGTGCGCAAGCTCCAGGGCATGAAGGCGGGACTCATCAAGTCAGCATCCGCGTTCGCGGAGTCCGACTTCAAGGAGTCCTGGATGCAGGAGGCAACGAACCAAGGCATGACGCGTCAGGAGGCCGGTGCTGCTTGGCGGCAGACCAAGAATCAGGTCATGGCCAGCGTCATTGAAGACGTCAAGGCCAGCGGCAACAAGGAACTCGCCGAGCCGCTCGTCAAGGCGCAGGAAGTCGCGGCGCGGGCAGGCGCTGTCGACATAGGGCAGTCGACCGACGAAGCCGAGAAGGCCGTCAAGAGCAAGCTCGACGAGTCGTGGATGTTCGACATGAACGACAAGACCGCCCAGGAGGTGAAGGCGGTGCTTGGCGGCCATGACAAGGACGTCGTGGCGCTGGCCGCCACCATCCGAGCGAACACATCAGGGACCTACCAGGAACAGCGTGGCGCCGCGGTCGTTGACGCCGACATGCAGAAGCGGCTCGGCAAGGACTACGGGAAAAAGATGCGCGAGGCCAAGACGCTCGCGCAGTCGCTCTCGAAGGACGCAGCGGGCGCGCTCATGTCGACACTCCAACCCACGGCCGCGTACAAAGAAGGAGGCGCGGGGGGTGTGCTGACGCGCCTAGGCAAGGCCGAGGAGGGACTCACCGGCAAGATGCAGATCGCCGCTGAAAAGGAGTTCTTGCAGAACCTCGCGTCGAAGACAGGACGCAAAGACCTCACCGGTATGTCCGTCGAAGAAGCGGCCAAGTCGATCAGCGAGGGCGACGAGTTAGACGCGCTCGACCCCAAGACGAAAGCCGCCATCATGGAGTTCAAGAAGACGGGGAACACTGCCAAGCTGCAGGACGTCGTCGGCGCGGCCGGGCCGACGAACCGGACGATGCGCCACTCCGACGCTGCCAGCTCGGTGTTTGATCAGCTGGACAAGGACTACGCCAAGCTTTCCGACGAGGCGGACCGCGCGGAGGACGACACCGGCCAGGCCGCGACCGACCCGTCGCAGAAGATGTTCTCCGACTCTGTGCGGTTGTTTGCCGACGCGGTCAAGATCATGGCCGGCCATGGCGATGACGCGAAGCTGGACGCGGCCGCCGTGTGGAAGCAGGCCTTGAAGGGAGGCGGCTAAGTGGCTAGCACAGGACCCTTCGGTAGCGGCCCGCCCTTCGCGCTGCCTTTCGTCGCCGCGAACAACGGCGGTACCAGCCCTGGGCAACAGGGCGTCTTCGGCCTGAATCCGCTGATGACGCCGAAGTACGCGAAGTGGCAGCCGCGCGACGCCGAGTACAAGGACACGCTGGCGCGGCTCTACATTTCGCTGCCGACTCTAGGCGACGGTTCGGTCGACCCGGCGGTGCGCACCGCGTTTCTGAACAGCCTGCCGTCCGACCCCGCAACAAAGGCGCTCGCGCAGGTGATGATTGCTGGCCCAGGCGGCGGCACCGGCTTCGTTGACTTCTTCCTGAGTCAGGCCAGCGAGCGGTTCCAGGAGGTCGTTCAGCTCGACAAGGTGCTGTCGGACGATTACGTCGCGTTCTTCTTCGGCCAGGAGCCGCCGCGGTTCGAGTACTCCGGCTTCCTGCTCAACTCGCTGCAGGATGACCAGCGCTCAGGCTTCCTGCGCGCATACAGCGCGCTGCTGCGCGGTACCCAGCTGGCGCGCCGCGGCGCGCTCGCGCGCCTGCGCTATGACTCGGTGATCGTGTCGGGCACGATGCTCGCACACCAGCAGACGCTCAACGCCGACAACGAGCTGGCGGTACCGTTCTCGTTCTCCTTCCTGGTGAAGGACTACGTTATCCAGACCAACCTGCCGTTCGCCAAGGTCAACCAGTCGCAGTACGTTCAGCTCGCGGCTGACCTTGCGGTCGCCAACCTGTCGTCGATCGGCACCGTACAGACCAAGGGCGTAACCGCGGTTGCGGTGCCGCCGCCGATCCCAGCCGCTACGTCGACCGCCGGCGCGGCGCAGAACACCAACGTGGTTGACGCGTCGCAGACTGCACAGCAGCAGACCGTCGCGGCCGCGAACGCGGCGAGCCAGCCACCGTCGCCGACCAGCAACATCCGCGGCAACATCAACCCGGGGGCGCCCGTTCCGCCGCCATCGTTTGCTACGGGGTTCGAGTGAGCGCCGCCTGCTGGTACGGCCCGTCGTCGGCGCTCGAGCTGCAACTCCTGCAGCCGTTGCCGTCCTATGCGCTCGAGCAGCTGCGCCAGCGGTTCCTCTACGCGTTGACCACGTCGCGATCGCCCACGACGTCGGCACGCGTGCTGCTGCAGATGGTGCTCGACACCGAGATCAGCGTCGCGTTGCTCAAGGTCGTCGCGTTCCCGCCCAGCACGCAGTCGGTCACCGTCTGCGAGCGCCGGCACTACATCGACGTCGACTCTGACATGCGTCTGCAGTCGTTCCTGGTGAACCCCGCGCTCACCGCGCTCGCGACCTACTCGAAGATCCCGACGCCATACGTCGATCTGTTGCGGATCTACGCTGCCGCGGACTACCCACGCTACCGTATGAGCGCTCTGGCTTCGACCGTCCTGCTCGGAGTTGCACTCCAGTGACCACACCGCCAAGCGTCAGCACGTTCGCGGCGAGCAGCCCGCATCCCGCGCCGTTCATCGTCTACATCAACGGCCTCGAGGTCCCGGCGAAGTCCGCGTCGATCCGCTACGGCGTGTGGCAGGTGCCCGAGATGCAGGTCGAGATGGTCGCGGACCCAGTGCTTATCCGGCTCGGCAACCTAGACCGCGTCCAGGTCGCGGTGTTCTACCTCGACGACTGTGATGTCGACCCCAGCGTCAAGCCGACGTTCCGTATGTTTGGCGAGGGTGAGATCACTGGGTGGGGCTACCGCAACGTCTCAGGCGGCCGGTCGATCATCTTCACGGTAGTCAACCAGATCGCGATCTTCTCGCAGCTGTTCGTCCAGTTCATGACCACGCTCGACGATATGGTGGGCTACTCCGCGCCCATCTCGTCGACCAACCAGCTCGCTAATCCGACCAGCCAGATCGTCTACCCGTTCGCGCTTTTCCAGCAGGGCCTGCTGCCAGCCCAAGGACAGGCCAGTTCGCTCATTACGCGGCCGTTCGACTTCCTGTACAACGCCGTCCGGGGCATGATGGACGCGGTCGTTCCGGCCGACCAGCGCACTGTTCCAGCCGCGAATTTTTTCACGCGTTGGGCGCGCCTGACGAACTTTCACAATCGATTCGTGGGTTGCCCGTCGTTCGACAATTTGAACGCTGGTAACGCGAGCATCTTTCCGGTACTGCAGGCGGTGCAGAGTACGACGGCCATCAACACCGTCTGCAAGAACCTGATGCAGCAGGTCCAGAACACCGGGTCCATCTGGGACATGTTGCAGCTGGTCTTCCAGACCATGCTGATGGAGGTCGCGATGCTACCGGCGATGCCGCTGGTGAGTGTCGACTTTGCGTCAAGCCTCGTCTTGGCCACCGACTTCGCAAGCCACCAGCTCGTGCTCTCCGACGTATTCACGTCGGGTCCCGGCATCTCCGGGCCGGACAATGCGCCGGCGGCGGCCGCGTCGGCGGCGAGCGCGTCTGGCCAGTGGGTGCCTGCCGTATCCGATGCCAGCCGCGCCAAGGCACCGCTGCGGATGCAGAACTACTTCCCCAAGCCGCAGATGCTGTTCAGCATCCCGCCAGCGTGCAACGTCATCTTCCCCTCGCAGCTCAAGACGATCGCATACGAGGAGAACTACGCGACCCAGCCGACGCGGTTGTACTTCAACGACGAGGTCATCGCGCAGATCCTCAAGGTCCCGACCAGCGGCCTGCGCGACTCGATCATGAACGCGCTCGCCATCGGCTACCCGCCGCAGGCCGATAAGAATCTGCAGGTCAGCAAGACCACGCCGAACCTCAACAACAAGAACTTCCTGCTCTACCCCGAAGAGTTCTTCAAGGGCCCGGTCATGGACCGCCGCCCGGTGCCCCCCTGGTTGTTCGGGATCAAGCAGAAGGAGAACACGAAGACCACGGTCCCAAAAGACAACCCCGGCGCGCCGCCGGCCAACCAGGCGCCGCCCGCGCGCACCGGCACGACGACCCCGCCGCAGAAGGCGAGCGTGCCGTCGAATTGCATGAATTGCACGTCGGCGCAGGTCGGCTTCGGCCCGACGAGCCCGCGCAAGTACTTGCCTGCCGTCGAGGCGCTGCGCAACGACCCTGCGTTCAAGGCTGCGATCACCAAGTACGGCATCCCCGAGGAGTTCGCGCTCGCGTGGATCAACCACGAGTCCGGCGGCAACATCAGGAGCCTCACCAACCTCAACGAGCGCGGTTACTTCCAAATCATGGGGCCGAACAACGGTCGCTCGCTCGCGCAGGTCGAGGCCGGCATCATCGGCCTGACCACCGCGGACACCGGCGTCAACGGTCCGTCGCTGATCGCACCGCGTCAGCTAGGCCCTGACCCGAGCCCGACTGCGCTGCTGTCGACCAACAAGGCGGTCTCGCTCGACGCGGGTTGCAAGCTTGCACGCTACTACCGTACGCAGGTCGACAACCGCTACGCGCCGCAGTTCGGCCTCACCGGCTGGTCCGAGGGCGACAAGTGGCGCCTCGCCAAAGCGATCCACGTCGGGCCTGGATTCTTCTTCAACAGTCCAAAGGGTTTCATTCCGCGCGCGACTACAGCGCTCGGCGGCACGCCCACGTCGTGGGACCAGATGTTCAACGCGATTGCGCCGTCGCTAACGCCGATCGAGCAGGCCTACATCAACAACGCCACGGGCGTGGGCGGCGTCGTCTCGACGGCGTCTGGCAGCATGCTTACGGCGGGCAACACGCAGCCGTTCACTGCGTCGGCTGGGACGCCCGCGCCCGCAGCGCCGACCCCGGCGACCACGCAGGCGCCGACGCCTGAGCCACCGCCCGCGCCGGTCATCGCCACGGCAACGCAGGCGACCATCGCTGCCTCTGCTGAGGACGTCTACCACCTCTACGCGAAGTATGAGTACTTCCGCGAGCGCTACGCGCGCCGCTCAGGCTCGGCGACCGTGGCGTGGAATCCCTACGTCGTGCCCGGCTTCCCTGGCGTCATCTTCGACCAGCGCGCCACGCGCGTTGACCTGATGGTCTACCTCACGACGGTTCAGCAGTTCATGTCGCACGATGGGCAGCGCGCCACGACGCTGTCGTACCTCTACGGTCGCCAGTTCCAGGAGATGTTCGAGGCGCTGATCACGGAGTTCCAGCAAAACGACGCGTTCGCGCGCGGCTCGGGGCCGCAGGAGCCGATCAACGCGGTCAGCGACGTGCTGCAGTCGTTCCCGCAGGCCGAGACGTTTTATCAGCAGCTGTTCTGCGGCGGCCAGCAGCTGTTCGGCCGCCCCGCGTCGTTCGATTTCCGCACCGTCGTGGGCTACGAGTCCGAGGTCGTCGGTGGCTCGCCGGAACCGATCTTCATCGACGGCCCAGACTCGGGCGCGCAAACCGCGAATGCGACCACGGCACAGAAGATCCTGGCGTTGACCGCGCAGCAGCAGGAGATCAGCGCGCAGGTCGCGCTGCTGACCTCGCAGGTCGCGGCGGCGCAAGCGGCAGAGGCGTCCACTGCACAGGCGATCTCGGACGGCACGCCGTCGACCGTGCTGCAGGCCCAGTACAACGAGCAAGTGGCCAACACTTCCGTCCTGCAGACGCAGCTCAACGTGTCGTCTGCCGTGCTCACGTCGCTCAACAAGCAGCTCGCGATCCAGCTCGCGATACTGCAGGCGCCCTCGAGCGTTGCGGGCATCGCCCAGGTCCAGCACAACCTCGACCCGAGCCGAGTGCTCGTGCCGCTGCCGTCAGCGCAGGCGATGTTCGACAGCCGTGACGCTGCGATGCGCTACAACTGGCGGCCGATCTGCACGCTCGATGAGTACATCATCTTCTACGACGTTGCTGGCATCGGCGCGATCCCCGCGTTCGGTCATCCTCGCTCCGTCGGGGCTCGCTTCTTCGAGCGCGTTCGTACGTTCATCCCGCCGCCGGACAACTTCGCGCCGCCGCCGGGCGCCGACGGCACGACCACAACGGCAGTGCCTGGCCTCAACCAGTCGTTCCCGCAGATCGCCGCGAACTGGGATTCCGCTCTGCTCGCCTACCGCGACAATGTTCTCGTCGCCAAGGCCCCGCGTACGTGACCAAGCTCGCTGCCATCGCGAAGCTCGCTGCGACCACCCGACAGACGTCGGACATGGACGCGTGGCGCGTGTGGAAGGCAGCGCCGACGGATGCCAACGCGAGCGCGCTGCTCGCGCAGGTTTCTCCGCTGATCCACCGCGAGGCGAATAAGTGGTCGGGCACGCTCGCGCGGCCGCTGCTAGAGACGGAAGGCAAACGCCTCGCGATGCAGGCGTTCCACAGCTACGATCCGGCGAAGGGCGCGGCGCTGGGCACGCATGTCGTCAACCAGCTGCAGCGCATGTCGCGGCTGTCCTACACTAACCAGAATGTCGCTCGACTTCCAGAAAATCGCATGTTGCTCTATCACGGCTACAATGTCGCCCACGCTGAGCTGTCCGACGCGCTCGGACGCGCGCCGACGGTAGACGAGCTGGCGGACCGCCTGGCGTGGCCGATCGACAAGGTCGGGGAGTACCAGCGCTCGATTGGGCGCCGCGAGATGCTCGAGAGCGGCGGCCTGTTCGAGGGCAGCGACGCCGGGCTCTACGACGCCGACGAGAGCGACCACATCGTCGACTTCATCCACCACGACCTACCGCCGCCGCAGAAGGTGATCTTCGAGCACCTCACTGGCTATGCGAATTCCGAGGTGTTGTCGAACCAGGACATCCAGAAGAAGCTCGGCTTGACACAGGGGCAGTACTCGCACCTCAAGGGCAAGCTCGTCGCGCGCGTCCAGGCCGTCACTGAGGGTAAAGACCGTGGCCGGTAGCCCCGCCTCCCCGCAGGACGCGATCGCGCAGAACCTGATGCGCGCGGTCGCCGCGCAGCGCGCTCGCGTTGGCTCGGACCTGAACCAGGCGCCGGCCTTCCCCGAGTTCGACCCGGTGACGAAGACCTACTTCTACGAGACCGCGCCGGCGCCGCTGCGCCAGCAGTTCGGTTCTCCGCTCGCCGAGAAAGGCGGGCTCGCGCAGGGTCCGGGCAACGAGCGGTTGGTCACCAGCGGCTGGGGCGACCCGCTGCCGTTCGCCGCAACGCCGCCAGGCAGCGTGGCGACCTACAACCAGGCGCTCGAGTACGCCGCGACGCTCGGTGAGAGCGTGTTCGCCGCCGCCGACGGCGTCGTGCGCTTCGTCGGCGTTCAGCTGACCCAGGGCTCGGCCGAGGTTGCGGACGTGCATGCGAACGAGCAGGCGCAGACCGTCCTCGACTTCCAGGATACGGTGGTCGCGTCCGCTGCGATGGGGAACATCGGCTACGGCGGAATCTACGTCGTCATCCAGCACAATGGCGACTTCCAGGGCTACCAGACCGAGTACTACCGGCTCTCCCAGGTCTCGGTGAAGAACGGCCAGGTCATCGGCGCCGGTCAGGCGATCGGCACCGTCGGCGGGGCGGGCGGCGCCACGGGATGGACCAAGCCTGGATTCTCGACGCAGGCCGCGACAGGCATCGTGATGCGGTTCCAGGCCGCGCTGATCTCCGGGGCGCTGCGCGCGCTAGTCAACCCGACATCGCTGGTGCCGAACTACTGGCCCGGCCATCCCGACTCGACCATCGCGGGCAGCTCGGCGGCCGTCGCCGTACCGCCGCTCGCGCCGGTCGGCAGTCAGATGGCGACCGCGCGCGCGGCCAACTTGTCGCTCACCGTCGATCGCGCGACGACGCTTGAGAATAACAACGTCGCTGCCGTTAAGGCGCTGCAGTCCGCGCACGCCAACTTCGTCGCCCTGACCATCGCGGTGGAGACTTCCGCGCTCACCGCGGCGACGACGGGGTTCACTGGCGCCAGCCCCCAGGTCCAGACACCGATGACGTTCGACTTCACGACCGGCCTCTGGTCAGACGGGAAGCCAACCTGATGCCCGCCTACGACATCAACATCCAGATCGTTCCCGCTGCCGACTACAACGGCATGGCGTTCTACTCGTTCGGCCAGACGCGCTCGCTTGGAGTGCGTGGCATCCAGAAGCTCGTCAACATGGCGGCGAAGTACCTGCTCACGCCAATTGGCACAGACCCACTCGACTCGACCTACGGCACCAACCTCACCTACCTCCTCGGCTCCAACGTCGCGCTCGAGGACGCGCGAGAGGTGCTCGACGCCGCGGTCACCTCGACAGCCGAAGCGATCACGGGCTGGCAGTCGGGCGACACGGCGGTGCCCGACGACGAGCGGCTTGCGACGTTGGCCGTGACGGCCTACATCGAGATCCCCGACGGGCCCGGGTTCGCCGCGCAGATCTTGATCACGAATGTCTCGGGCCAGCAGCTGCAGTTCCTGCTCCCAACCTTGGCGGTGCGGCAATGAGCGTCCAAGTCACCATCAGCCCCACGGACGTCATCGCGGCGGCGAACTTCCTCGAGCAGTTTCTCAGCGACCAGAACCCCGAGGGCGACTTCTCCTCGGGCACGGCGCTGCGCGACCTCACCGTGCAGGCGCTCGCCGCGGTGGTGGCGTTCCTGCGCGCCGACGCCGCGCAGATCCGGCAGACCCAGTCGCTGGTCTCGGTCCAAGCCGCGACTGGCGGCGACCCAGAGGCGCTCGCCGACGCCGTCACGGGCATCCTGTCCAACTTCTTCGTCACTGCGGGCGCGGGCACGTTCTCGCGCGGCTACGCGATCGGCCACTCGACCACCCAGGTCGACGTGTTCGTGCCCGCGACCGTCGCGTTCACGTACTCGGCGGGCCTGGTGTTCGTGGTCGACAACGCGGGGGACACGCTGTTTATCCCCGCGGCGCAGCTCGTGCCGATCATCGACACCACCGGCAGCGTCACCGACTACGAGTTCCGCATCCCACTGGTCGCGGTCGCGACGGGCAGCCAGTACAACGTCGCGCCCGGCCAGTTCGCGGGGTTCGACCGGTTCAACCCCTACGTCACATCGATCGAGGTGACGGCGCAGTTCTCCGGCGGCAACCCGCCTGAGGACACGGCTGCGTTGATCGCGCGCGCGCCGACTGCAATCTCGGTCCGCAACCTCATCAACAACCGGTCGATTCCCGCAACACTCGACCAGAACTTCGACGGCATCGACGCCGTGCTCGTCATCGGCATGGGCGACGCGGAGATGATCCGCGACATCGTGCCGACGGTCGCACCGTACCTCAAGGTCCACGTCGGGGGCTGCGTCGATATCTATCTGCGCACCGCGCTGGTCGAGACCACGTTCACCGGCGCGGTAGGCGCGCTGTACCAACGCCCTGACGGCGTCGCCAATGCGTTCCGCGACGGCATCGTCGACCTCACCGGCGTCTTACCGGGCGACATCATCAGCATCACAGAGGGCCTGCCGACGGTCCCGCTGCAGTTCCTGGTGACCGAGAACCTGGGCACGGCGCTGCTGGTCAGCGAGCAGGCGCCGTTCCCTGTGGCCACCGACCAGGGCGACCCGCCGACGACGGTGAGCTACACCATCGGGCGTGTGCCACCGCTGTTCAACGACGTCGTCGCGGACACCGGCGGGGTGCCCTACACTACGGGTTCGACGTCAGCATCGGTCGGCATGTCCGGCCGCGCCACCATGCCCGGCGGCCCGGTGATGGACATCCTCGACGTCGCGATCATCAACCCGCCAATTGCGGAGTCGGCGTTCGTGTCGACACAGGACGGCTTCGAGCACTTCCCCAACCAGGTCAACCAGACGCCGCAGCAGGCCGCGACGCCAGCGACCGGCCTTCAGTTCCAGACCGTCGTGCACAACCCGGGGATGGCGCAGAGCGCACAACAGTGGATGGAGATCATCGTTGGCACTGACGCCGTCCAGGCGCGGTTCGACGGCTACAACCTACGCGTGACCTACCGGACGATCGATCAGTTCGACGCGATCGACCAGTTCGTGCGCGGTCCGGTCGAGCGCGTCGTCGCGGCCTACCAATTGCCCCGCGCGCACAACCCCGTCAACGTCGGCATGGTGCTGACCTACAAGCTCGCGGCCAACGCGACGGCGACGCTCGACGACGACGCGGTCGCGCAGTTCATCGCCGACTTCATCAGTGGCTTCGACGCCAGCGTCGCCAGCCTCGACGTCTCGACGATCATCCAGGCGGTCAAGGACGAGTACCCGACGATCGCCAACATCGTGCCGGCGCTCGCAGGCAACCCGATCCTGACCATCAACTACGCACTGCGCGCACCCACGGGCGACGTGTGGACCTACGCAACGACCGACGTCGTGACCGTCGACCCATCCAAGCTGGTCAGCGGACCGTCCAGCTACACGCTCGCCGCCTACGGCGTGACCGACCGGACGATACGCTACGTCGCGAACACGACCGACGTCATCGTCAAGCCGGTGGGGACCTGATGCTAGACCTCCGTGCGATTGACGAAAGCGGAAATGTTTACGGATTCTTGACCGTGTTGCGCCACACGCAACGTCGCAGTTCTGGAGGTGGTTTGTATTGGATTTGCGCATGTCGCTGTTCAAGTCCCCGTTGCGAGAAAACGGTTGAAGTTTTGGGCGCACATCTCCGCAACGGAAAGACCAAGAGCTGCGGGAGCATGCAAGGACGTCGATACGATGATCCACAACGCTGCGCCATTAACGCGGTGATTGCGACATACCGGCGCGAGGCCCGTCTACGCAATCTAGCCTGGCGCCTCTCGCTGGAGACCTGCATTACCTTATTTAAGGCCCCCTGTAACTACTGCGGCACATCCTTTTCCAATAGTCTTAATTTGAGGTTCAAACACGCAATTCCGTTCAAATACAATGGTATTGATCGGGTCGACAATAACCGTGGATACACTGCAGTCAACGTCGTCGCGTGCTGTCGTACCTGCAACTGTGCGAAGCGGGACATGACTATCGACGTGTTCATCGAGTGGGTTCGACGTGTGTATAACCACACGCAGGAGCACTAATGCCCGCCGTTGGATATTCTTATAATCTGATAAGTGGCCTTAGCGATTTCTGGAATCGCTTCTTCGCCGATGCCGACCAGCTCGGCTCGCTCTACGAGGGCACGGCCATCCTCATCGGCCAGGCCTACCTCGACTACCTCTCCGCGATGCTCGGCGTGTCGCTGCAGGACTGCGTCGCGCTCGACCGCGAGCTGTTCCAGATGCTGACGATCCGCGAGGACGAGATCAGCTTCATCGAGGGTACGACGTCCCCTGCGAATCGCTGGGCGTTCACGCTGCCGAGCCCCGTCGTCTCGTTCGCATCGATCGACAACCAAGTGGTCGAGCCAACCGCGTCGCTCGAGCCCAACCTCGACTACGAGGTTGCCTCCGGCGTGGTGCTGTTCCACGCCGACCCGACCGACCCCACCGGCAACGGCGTACCGCTCGATGGCTTCGCGCGCCGGACCGTCGACGTCGCGGTTGGTGGCCAGTTTACCGACGCTGGCGTCACCGACTGGACAACGACCCCCGTCGAGAAGGGTGACACCATTCGACTGCTCGCCGTTGGCACCAACGGCGCGCAGCGCAAGCTCGGCGACTACCCGATCGCATTGGTGCGGACCCCGGCGCTGTTCGTGACCGCTACCAATGCGCTGCCCGCGCTCGCGTCGGGCGTGGACTACGTCATCTTGCGCGTGCCTGCGAACGCTCAGGTGATCTCAGAATCGGATGCCGTCGTTGGCGGCCAGATCCAGCTCGCCCACACGCGCATCGACCAGGGCTCGTTGACGATCTTCGCCTCGGGACCGACGGGCGCGAACGTTGTCGAGGGGGTGGACTACGAGGTCAACTACGAAGCCGGCATCATCTACGTGCTCACGACGTGGCTGTACCTGCCGGGGCCCTACGGGATGAGCTACACGTGGCAAGAAGAGGTCTACCCAACGTCGGGCAGCTCGCCGCGGCTCGTCTCGACCGGCGTCATCCAGGCGCAGGCAACCACGACGACCGCCCTGGAGATCGCCGCGTGGGCCCCGGACGCGCTCGTCGACAAGATGACGCTGGCGAACAACTTCGGCTCGCTGATCGGCTTCGTCCAGCCCAGCTCGGAAGCGTACCGCGCGTTCCTGCAGGGCATTTTCCAGCTCTACATCCTCGGGCCCGTGCTCGACCGCATCGAGAGCGCGCTCAACGTCGTCATGAACCTGCCGGTCGTGCACGGCGACGGCGAGATCTACCAGTCGACGGACACCAGCGACCCGACGGTGTGGCGCATCTTCACGACGTCGCCATCGTCGGGCCAGACCATCACGTACGACTTCCCGCCGAACACGCCGCTGCGCACGGACCTAACGCAGGGCACAACCTTGATGGCGTTCGAGGTGCTGACCACGGCGGTCACGGTGACGGACTACGTCCAGACGCCCAACTGGTGGTACGGGCAAGTCATCCCCAAGCAGCTGTTCGGTGGCACGCCGCCTCCGATCAGCCGGCGCACCGCCAGCTCGGTGTTCGTGGCTCACGTCTGCAACCCAGACGACGGCGCTCTGTGCGGTGACCCCGGCCTGTTCTGCGGCGCCGACGAGAACGGCTTCATCCCGACCCCGCGCGTCGAGGACGGCGTCACGCTGCCCATCCTGCGTCACCGCCTCGCGTTCGTCCTGATGGACCAGTACCTCAAGTTCCACACGTTCTCCGTGTCGTTCGACGCGATCGCGCTGTCCGCCATCGCGTCGTCGGCCGCTGCATTCGCGCAGAGCCTCGACAACCTGAACACGCTGGTCCAGTCGGCCAAGCCCGCGCACACCTTCGCGTTCACCGTGCCCGGCACCTACCTCTCGGACGATGTCGAGGTCGACGAGGTCGACATCTCGTTTGACCGACTGGTGGGCTCGCGGGTCTACGGCCCCGACGAGGTGATCTTCACCGACGACCCACCGACGTCCGGGGTGAACGGCTGGATCTCGGGGGACTTCTTCCACTACGAGGTCTTCACGGCATCCACGGCGTTCCCGACGCCCAGCGTGCCCGTGACGCTGCCCGACGCTCCATCGGCGCCCCACCGGCGTCGATTGGTCAAGGTTGACATGTCCGCCGGGTCGATCGGCGGCTTGGCGCTGGTCGAGAACGTCGACTACTCTGTGGACTACGTCAACTGCACGGTTACCCGGCTGACGGCCTGGACCGCAACCACCGTCAACGTCACGTTCCGCCAGCTCAACATCGGCAACATCTCCACCAGCTCGGTCGACCCTACGGTCGGCGACATGGCGCTGCAGACGGGTGGGATCGATCCGGCCATGACAACAGCGGCCTTCGACCCTTCCGCCACGGGGTGGGACGGTACTATAGAGGGGGTGACCGCGCCGCGAGACATCGGCATGGTGGAGAGCCCGCTCATCCTCGTCGTGACCTAGAATTCGGAGGCCCGGAACATGCGCCAGAAGCGAGTACAGCAGCAGCGCGCGATGGGAATCCCGATGCGCGGAACCATCGAGATGGTGGTGCGCGACGCCCGAACACGCAAGCCGATCCGTCGCCAGGCGATCCGCAACAAGATCACCTTCCTCGCCGCTGACGTCCTGGTCGAGCTGATCGCGCAGCGTGCGACCGACCCGACCGCACTCGGCGACGCGATCTACTCGATGCGCATGGGTACGTCGACCAACCAGCCGTCGCGCTCGGACATCAACCTCGGCGCGTTCGTGTTCGGCGTCGCGCTCGGCGACGTCGGCAAGGTCACCATCGCCCAGGGCGAGATCAGCTTCATCGCGACGCTCGAATCTGGCGATGCCAACGGCCACACGCTGACCGAGGCGGGGCTGTTCACAGGCGGCACCGCGTTCTCGACCAGCGACACGCCAGGCACCACGCCAGGCACCACTCGCTTGTTCGCGCACCAGGTCTACCCCGGCATTGCGAAAAGCTCAGCAATTGTCATAGATTATAGTTGGACCATCAGTTTCACGGCGACGCCCTAACAATGGGACGGATTGCACAAATGAAACCTGAATATGGTCGATTGACCATGTCGATGTCTGACTACTTGGCGTGGTTGACGCGCCTCGTTGACCACCGCAACCGCATCTCGTAACGGAGGCCCCATGCCTGGCGACGTACAGCAGTTCATCGACTACTCGGTCAACACCGCCAGCGACACCGGCGAGAACAACGCCGCGTCGATCAACGCGCTGCAAGACAGCCAGCCGCTCGACTCGGCGCACATCACCAGCGGCGATCAGAGCCTCCGGCAGCGCTCCGAAGCGATCCGCAACACCTTCAAGGACTCGCTGTACCTCCGCGACGCTGACCGCAACCTGATCCTCGCGGGTCCCGGCCTGATCACCTGGCCCGGCAGTACGACGGTGGCCGCCAGCGGCATCCCCGTCATCAGCGACAACCTCTACCTCATGCCGATGCTGACCCCCGGGTCGGCGCAGACCCCGCCGATCCCACCGGTCGCCTCGGTGTTCGGTACGATCGGCCTGCAGAAGACCGGTCCTGCAGCGGGCATCGTCGTCACGTCGCTGCGCCGCAACTACGCCAACGGTGACCAGATCAGCATCGATGTGGCATCAGGCGCGTCGTTCTCCTGCACGCTCGACGCTGAGACCACGTACCAGCGCACGATCCACATCGTGGCGACGGGCTCGACGACGTTGACCACCGTGATCAACGCGCTCAACGCGCTCACGCCCGCGGGCCCCGTCGGCGACACCACACCTATCGTATCGGCGGCGCTGGCGGTCGGCGCCTCGGGCTCGGACCTGCTTCTGGCGCCGCAGACCAAGCAGTTCATGTCCGGCAACTACGACGGCGAGGGCCACACCATCACGCCGGCGAACCTCGCGGCGTTCTTCTCTGGCAACCCCAGCTCGGCCCTGGCCGAGGGCGATGCGCTGTGCCTGCAGTACGTGATGGTGTCAGACACCGGGTCGACAGGTGGCCGCCGCCAGGCAATCCCGGAGAACTCGAACACCGCCGTTGCCGTCGGCACGTTCTTCAACAGCCGCGTCCATCCCGAGAAGCTCGTCAACGCCATCCCGATCTGCAAGGTGGTCAACGGCTACCTGGTGTTCGCAACCGGCGTGACCGTGCCCGCCGGCGCCGTCGCCGTCAACCTTGGCACCGTCAGCGCGGCGAGCGTGAGCTACGCAGGTGGGCCTGCCTGGGCAGACGCTACCACCAACCCAGCGACGACCGTTCAGCTGCAGCTGTCCAAGATCGTCTCTGACCTCGCAGGCTCGACCGGCACCGGCAAGGTTCAGGGCTCGACGGTCTCGTCGTGGTTGACCGCAGGCACGCTCGCGGCGCAGCTCACCAAGCTCGAGCAGCTTGCGCGTAACCCACGCCCGCTCGCGGACAGCGACGTCGTTCCACTGGCGACATACCGTGACTTCGGTACGCGTCCGCGGTCGCTCGTTGACCACAACGGCTATCGGATGGGTCAGGTCACCGAGATCAATGACGACTGGTCTGAGCTGCGGACGCGCACTGTCAAGATCTCGCCGTCGGCTGCGGCCTTCGCTGTTGGTTCGGGGACCACGGGTGCGTGGAACACAGCGCCCGCCGCGCTCATCTTCAGCCCGAGTGCTGGTGGAACGTACGACCTTGCGCTCGCCGGCATCCCTGATGGTTCGTTTATCACGGGCGTGACTGTTTACGGGGGGGCCGGTGACGCCACGAGCACATTCACAGCCACACTGCAAAACGTCGACACCGGCGGCACGCAGACGACGATCGTCGCCAACCACCGCACCGGCAATAGCCCCTTCGTGCTTTCGCTCGGTACTTCCCCGTCCGCGGGCGCACTGCCAGCGTATTACGACGCCACGACCTACTCGCTCAACCTGCAGATGACGGTGAGCGGCTCCGTTGGCGGTTCGACCGACATCTACCAGATCGAGATCGACTACATCTCGATGCCGCTCAGCTGGGCGCTCCAAGTCAGTGCCGCAGGTGGCGGCAACAACGGCTTCATCACAGTCAGCACAGCGACCGATTCCAACTTGCGGCAGCGCTCGCTCGCGCTGTCATCTGGCACCGGCATCAACCGCTACGCATTCGTGCGGCCCATCAACTACAACGAAACGCTCGACGACAACTCGACCTATGTCATCGAGTTCATGTTGCGAGCGGTGGCCGTTGACGACTCTGCCCACGGCGCGGTGTTTCGCGCGATGGTCACCGATGACACGTTGGACGCGCAGGCGTTTGGCATCTACTGGGACCATACGCTCACGAACTGGCGCTTCCAGGTCGAATCCAACCTCGACCTCGGTGTCGCTGATAGCGTGACCAGCAGCGCTGACACGGGCGTTGCTGTTACCGCCAACACGACCTACCGTGTTCGGCTCGAGTTCGAAGGCGCGAACGTGGCCGCCCTATCATCGGGCCAGGCGGAGCTGCGTTGCTACATCAACGGCGCACTCGTGGCATCGTTTGCCAGCGTCACGTGGAGCACCCCCGACGTCAAACCCTTCTTCGAGACGTACTCCAACTCGACGGGCGGCCCGTACAGCATGAACGTTGGCCGCGTGCGGCGGGTGTGGAACCACCTGCTCTCGAACGACGTACTCTAGACCTCGCGGACGATCGGGTCGCCGCCGCCGCCGATCACCCGACAGCCGAACTCGACCCAGCGCACGCGCCGCTCACCGCGGAAGAACTCGACGACGACGCCGCCTTGGCTCGGCAGCTCCGGGTCGCTCGGCGTCTTCCAGTCGTACAGCGAGCGCACCACGATCTTCGTGTAGATCGCGGGCAATGGCTCGCCGGTGTACTCACCGACGCCGCGCTGCAGGTAGTAGAACGCCAGCCGCTTCAGCATCGGGGTCAGGCCGAGCTTGTGGTCGACGCGAGACGTCACCCGGCCTTCTTGCGGACTTCGAGCGGAGCGTACTGCTCGTACGCAAACCCGCCGACATCCTTGCGTCGTAGGACAATCTTGAGGAGCGTCACGTCCTTGATGCAGGCGGCGCAGATGCCGGACGCCAAACGTCCCCGCTCGCGGGTAACCAGGCCCTCCTTGTCGGGATCGAAGGGCACCTGGCAATTGTCGCAGTTATGCATGCGTCTATGTTTACCGTGCCGACGTCAGATGGCGCAAGCACCGCTGGCGCATGCCGGCTCTGCCGTCACACTGGTACCGTCTTCGGCCTCGACCATCGAGAAGTAGTCGACCGGGCGGTAGTGCGCGATCAGCTCGTTCCAGCGCCGCTCCTGTGCCTCCGTCTTTACGGCCTCGAACGGCGCGAACGGGTAGATCGTATCGCCGGTGTCCGGCAGCAGCGAAACGCCCGTGAAGCTATCGCGGTGCTTCCACAGGTAGTCCGCGACCGTGCCCCACTCGTCCGAGCGAACCGTGATGGTGTTCGACACGTTGTGCGACAGGCCCGGCGACTGGTCGGGGCGGGCGCGGCCAGGGAGCACCCAGCTGTCCTGGGTGGACCGAACCACGTCCATGAACTGCTCAGCCGACAGGTCCTCCTTGAGCATCGCGCCGTCGGGGGCCTCGACCGGGAATTCGATGGTCCACTTGCCATTCGGCATCTGCTGACACATGTGCGGGTTGATTTGCTTGAACGCCTGGAATGGGATCTCGTACTCGTCGGCGGTGACGCGACGGATGTAGCGCCGGGCGTGGTGCGGGTGAATGCCCGAGCCGACGTTGCCCAGCTCGAGCGACGTCGTGCCCGACGGCTTCACACACGTTGTCCGCGCCGCGGGGTTGATGCCGAGCAACTCCGCCCACTCGCGGTTCCACGCGACGATGCGTTCGGCGATCGCGCGCTGGAAGGCGGGGTTGCACGCGATATGCGGGGCGTCCTGCATGCCGGTCATGCCGATGCCGAGCAGCGCGTCGCGCCGGACGATCGCCTCGGTGACCTTGCCCAGGAACGGCATGTCCGTGTAGGTCGCTTGCATCGTGCCAATCAGGGTCGCTGCCCACGCGGCCTCGACGAAGTCGTCGAACGACGTCAGCTTCGCCGCGTTGATCTCGCACAGGTTGCACATCGCCCAGCCCGTCGACCTCGAGCCGTCGGCGTTGACCAGCACCGGGTCGAGGCCGATCTCGGCGCACGGGTTGGTGACGTGGTCGTAGTCGTTGACGAACAACACGCCCGGCTCGCCGTAGTTCCGCGTCATCCCGAAGATGCGCTTGAACTGCTTCTCCTTGATCTCGTCGCGCTTGAGCACGACCGAGTTGTTGGCGTTGACGAGCCACGGCTCCTTCTTGTCCCAGCCGCGGTACGACTTGATATTCATCATCTCGCTGTCCTCGAGCGAGAACAGACAGATCATCGCGCTGCGGCGGATGCCGCCCGACAGCACCGCGTCGGCTGTGTGGCACATGATGCGGTGACACTCGACTGGCCACAGCCGGCGGCCCTGTGCGCCTTCGAGCACCCCGCGCACGCGCTCGAGCGCGAGCTTGAGCTTCAGATGTCCCGGAGCGCGGCCACCCGACGTCTTGAGCGGCGTGCCCGCTCGGCGGATCTGGTGGTAGGCGAACTCGACGTGGTAGCCGCCGATGAAGCCGTTGACCAGAGCGTCGAGCGCGATGGCCCAGCCCTCGATCGTGTCGTCGATGACGTGGTGGACGACCTTCTTGTAGTCGATGTCCGCGATCGGCGGGAGCTTCTCGACGTGTTCGAACTGGACGGAGTAGCCAACGCCGCAACCCGACAGCAGGAGGAACATCGCTTCGGCGAAGGCGCGTGGCCGGTCAATCAGTGTGGCGGCGCAGTTGTACTGTCGGTTATGGTTGACTTCGACGGCGCGACCGCCGAACTGCATCGATCGCATCGACGGCAGGACGCGCTTGGCGCGCACGATGTCATACGCGCGCCGGATGTGCGGCAGGAGCTGTGGCAGATGCGCGAAGCGGCGAAGGTGCATGCCTTCGACGCGGTCGACAGTCTCGTCGTAGACCTCGCGACGCTGCAGCTCCTGGATGTAGCGCGCGTACTTGCCGGCGTGGATGTATTCCGATACCGCGAGCGAGTCTGGGTGGCGGCGCTCGGCGCGCGCCTCGGAACGCATGTTCCGGTAGAGGATGTAGGCCTTCGCGACCGCGAACTTCTTAGCGCGCATGAGCGCGACCTCGACGGCGTCCTGGATCTGCTCGACGTCGGCGACCTCCGCGGGGAGCGTCGCTGCGACGAAGGTGACGACGCGTTGGACTTCCTCGGCGTCGGCGGCGCCCTCGACTTCCAGCCAGGCCTTCCTTACCGCAGCTTCGATCTTCCCGACGTCGAACGGCTGTGTCGTGTGGCCGTCGCGCTTGCGAACCGTGGTGGGTTGAACAATGGGAAGATCGAACGACGGTTGCATCGACTTGGCTCCTCTTCGGTTGTCAGACGGCCGCTTTGATCAAACGGCGCACACGACGGACTGTTTTCTTGCGGCGCGGCTCCCTGAGCGTGCGCAGCACCTCCAACTCGCGGCGGTAGCGAGCAACGTCTATCGAACACGCCCGCGCGATGTGCGCCAGGAAAAAGGCGTCGGCCTGGTTGTCATCCCCTGGCTCAAAGCTGCCTGCACGCGCCGCCGCGATGACCTGCTCCTTGGTCGCCATGGGGTTACCAGTCGCGTACTTCTTGACCAGGACAGGCGGTACGACGATGTACGGAACCTCGCGTTCGACCAGCGTGAGCTTGATGACGCCGCCAACCTCGCCCAGCTCGAACACGCGACCCACCGAGTCGTAGGAGTAACCTTCGATCGTGGCGAAGGTGACGCCATCGAGCAGTCCCATGACGGCGCGACGGATGAAGGAAAGGCGCTCGCCATCCCGTAGGTCGCCAGTAGTGACGGTCGCGGAGGCCGTCACGGCACCATCGCCGTTCAGCCGACACAACCCGGTCGCGCGCAGCGACTGATCGATCCCTAAGAACCTCATGGCAGAACGCGGAGCCGCCACCCTATAATTTTAGGGCGGGCTTTCGCAAGTTCTCGCGCGACGATCTAGGAGATCCCGTGGTCAGCTTCACGCTCCAGCAAACCACGTCGATCGTTCAGGTGGACAAGTACCAGGTCGCGAACGTGGTGGTCACGGCGGTCGGAGCCGACCCCAACATCTACGTTTTCAAAACTTCGACGCAGTGCTTCAGCCACTACGCTACCGCGGCCGACATGACGCAGTGGCCCACAGATCCAAACGTCGCTGCGCAGATCGGCGCCTCCTTCTATCGCTTGCCTGCGGTTACGCGGGTATGGGACACCGTCAAGAGGATGAACTACGACCTGTCGTATTCGTTATGCCGCGCCCAGTCGCTGGCCAACGAGATCAACGCGCTACAGGGCCCGCTGGTTGGCACGACCACCACCACCGTGACGAGCTGCTGACGTGGCCATCTTTGAACAAGTGCGAAGCCCCGAGTTGGTGGTTGGTGCCGCTGAGTCGTTCGTCATCCAGAACTTCATGGCCTCGGCGGCAATTCCGACCGAGCTGCCGCATCTCAACATCTTCGTCATCGCGGTCTCCGACCCGAACGACCCGACTCAGGACCTGCTGGCACGCGTCGCGGGCATCGCCGATCTCTCGCTCCTGCCGATCGGCCGCGACGCAGGCATCGCGGCGCCAGGCCCCAACGGCATCGAGTACCTGTCGCAGGCTGCTACGGTCAGCTACTCCGACCTGCAGACAGCCAACACGGCGGCGACCACGTTCGTCGACCGCGTCAACACGCTGATCAGCGACTGGATCCTGTTCGAGAGCGAGTTCAGCGCGCCGACGCCGACGCCCGCGATGTACACGCTGCCGCGCGTCGACCCGACGCAGGCGCAGGCGCTGATCAACGCGTACGCCGCCGCCAAGCAGGCAGGTTACACCCAGCAGCAAACCTCGACCGCCGCCAACGCTGCGCTGACTGCTGCGCAGGCAGATTACACGTACAAGTCGAGCCTGCTGACTGGCATCGCGAGCGTCGTCACCAAGGCGACGTTGGTCCAGACCGAGATGACGACGGTCGTGACGCAGTTCAGCGCGCTGCTCACGGCCGCGAACACGTTCTACACCGCGAACACGGGCGGCGCTGGCGCGGCCGCGATGCTCGCCGCGGTCACGCTGGCGCAGACCCAGCAGGCATCGATGCCGGGCTACCAGACCGACGCGACTGCGGCGACGACCGCGGCATCGGCCTACCAGACCGCGCGCCTGACCGACGTCACGAACTCGGCGACCGCGCTCGCGGCGGCGCAGAACAACCAGATCACGCAGGCGCAGGCCTTGACCGCAGCGACCGCGCTGACCGCCGCCGCGCTTGCCGCGGTGCTTGCGGTGTGCCCAGACTTCGACCCGACGTCGGTTCCGTACGTCCCGGGTTAGTGGCGCGATTGGCGCGATCGCGCCAAATTGTGGCGCGATTCGTTGGGGCCAAAAAAAAAAAAAGGGGGGGGCCCCGGCGGATAACTACGGCCGCAGCTGCGGCGGGACGTCAGGCATGTCGTCGACCGGCATGTCGTCGTCATCGTCGCCGTCGCCGCCATCCCAGTTGGCGACGCCGCCCCAGGCCCACGCCCACAAGAAGCACGCGAGGACGAGCGTCACGCCGCTTTCTTCTTCTCCTGCGGCACCATTATCTCGCCGGCGACCTCTTCCAGCTCGAGCCGCCGTTCCGGCGTCGCGCTCTTGGCGAACCAGCTGATGGCGTTGGCGAGCCGCGCCTTGGTCGTGCCCTGCGGCAAGATCTCGACGTCGCCGTCGACGAACAGCTCCTTGACCTGGTCGATCTCGCCCTTGAGCAGGCCGCGCTTGGGCAGCTCCGCCCACACCGACTTGGTGTCGATGCGTTCCTCGAGCGCCTGGCCGATGCAGCCGACCAGCTCGTTGACCTTGCCGGGTGCAAGCGTGCCGCGCACCAGGTCGTTGATGGCCGACACCTGCGTCTTGGTGTCCAGCTCGTAGGTCTGCTGCGAGAACACCATGTCGTCGGTGAGCCGCTTGCCCAGGTGCGCCTCGCGCAACACCTGCTGCAACGTCGCGTAGTTCGTGCAGACCACGCGCGTCATGAAGGCGTTGAGGCTCAGCGTGCCCTTGCCGAAGTCGCTGTTCGACAGCTGAACGCCGAACGCGATCAGCTCCTCGGACCCCGGCTTCTTCGACGGCTGGAACACCATCGGCAAGATCGCCTTGATCGCCCAGCGCAGATCGCCGCCGATGCCCTCCACGGGCTGCGCGCCGATGTCTGCGCACGCCTGCGCGAACGCCTCGATGATGGGACCTGAGTCCATGCGCTTGAACGCGTTGGACAGAACGCCGCGAACCTCGCCGTTCACCGACCGGACGAGCAGCTTCTTGTTGTCCTCTTCGCGGTAGATGCGCGATAGGTTCTCGACGATCAGTTCACGACCGTAGGGCCGGTCGAGCAACCGGTTGACGTAGGTCCCGGGGATGCCCGCGCGCTCGGCGACCTGGTCGAGCCCGTTCTTGTGGAGCTTGTCGCAGAAGTAGTGCTCCGCGCGGCGGTTCTGCAGGCCGATCATGATGGCGTTGGAGCCTTCGGTCCCGTCGACTGCGAACTCGAGTGCCTTCGAGTCAGCGAGCGCGTCGCGCGGCGTCTCGTTCTGCACCTTCTCGATGACGGACATCGCAGAGCCCTGGCTCTTGTGGATGGTCTCCTCGAGCTGGGCCCGGAAGCGCTTTGCCGTCGCATCGACGGCCTGGTCGTAGTCGCGGTGGTCGTGGTGGATCATGGTTGCTCTTTCTGAGGTTCGTTGAATTCGTGAAATTCATGGATGCACCGGACGCATGTGACCGGTGCGGAAGTTAGGATTTCGTTGAATCGAAAAATACCGTCAAGATCATGACCGCACAGTGTGATGGTTAACAAGCCGCCATGCTTGTAGTGCACGACGCCATGAACATCTAGGTGTCTAGTCAGGACGATAGTAGGGCGAGGCATCGGACGCATGTTACGACGCGCTCGTTTTCGCATTGGTCGACCTTTAGACGTTCAAAATGCCCATATCGATAGAGCTGCGTCTCACACGCAATGGTCAGGCACCCGACGTTTGCAGGGTACCGTAGGGAACCGTGAACGACGCCGTCCTGGTCTACGAACCGCTCGCGACGCATAGCACACATGTGACTAGCGCCCGTTTCGGACGCTCATGTAATTGAAGTACACGTCCGGCCGATAAAGACGTGCATGCTGTTCCGACGACTGGACGTTTATTTGGTGTTACCTCTCGAAGGAAACAACCCGCGTGAACCACTCCGTACTGATCTTCCCAGCGGCCCTCGTACGCAGTACGGCTCACGCCGCTTCATCCTCGTCCCGATACCGCTCGTTGTGCTCCGGGTCGCACACGATGATCTCGCCGTAGCCGTCTGCCATCTGCGTAGCGTGCTGCGGCGTGACCAACCAGATCACCGGGATCTCGATGGACAGCCGGCTCTCGGGCGCGATCGGCGGCGCGAAGCCGTCGGTGTAGACGACGACGATGTCTGGCGTCGTTTCCGGGTCATCGCAGTACTGCTTCATGTACTCGAAGTACGCCGTGAAGTCGGTGCCGCCGCGCCCGATCATGTTGCCCGGGATGGGGTCTCCCGTCTTGAGCACCAGGTCGAAGTGCACCGCGGCATCGCCCTGCATGTAGCGGACCTCCATGTTCTCGTCGACGGAGAGCATGGCGTGCAGCTCGCTCTGGAAGATGCGTAGCGACTCGGTGTCCATTGACCCCGACGTGTCGACCATGGCGAACACACGCCACGACTTGTCGCGGGTCTTGCCGGGCGTCGGGATGACGCGGTCGTCCTCCTCGGCCAGGCCGAGCAGCATGCGGTTGGGCAACGCGACCGAACGCCGCTGCTTCGATGCCCGCGACATCTTCGCCCGCGTTGAGAAGATCTCCCACCACGGCATCACCGGGTCAGCGAGGTAGGCCTCGAGCCACTCCTCGAGGTTGCCAGGCAGGAGCCCACGGCCCAGCCCTCCGTTCGAGCGCACGACGGAGCGCAGCGTGTTCTTGAGGTGCTGGCGCGCGTTGTGCGCCTGGGACAACAGGTCACCGGCGGACACGCCTTCGGCAGCGTCGCCGAAGATGTAGTCCACGGGCCCCTTCTTGCCGTCCTTGCCCTTGCCCTTGCCGCCAGGTTGCTGGCCGTCGCCGTCCTGCTCGCCGTCGCTCTCGCCCTGTTTGTTGCCCGGCTGGTCACCCTCGCCTGCGCCGCCCTGGATCCACATCTGATGGTTCGAGCCACCGACCAGCTGGATTGCGATTTCGACGATGTGTACGCGCTGCATCAGCACCCAGAGGTAGTCCTCGAACGAACCACTCACCGGCAGCTCAAAGCGCTCGGGCAGCACCATGCCGTCCTTCTCGTGCGGCTGGCTCGTCTCGTCGCCAGTTCGCTTCCTGACTTCGGTGAGGACGTACTGCTTGGTGTAGTCGTCAGCCTCCTGGAAGCCCTCGTGGCCGCGCAACAGGTCGTTGATCGGCGCGTCCATTGCGATGTTGTAGACCGCGGCCGCCTTGACACGGTCCTGGTCCGTTGGACACACCGCAAGCAGCTCGAGGAACCTCGGGATGTGGTCGAGGATGACGTGCATCATCTCGTGCTCGAGGATGAACGCTGCGGCCTTGTACGACAGGCCGTCGAGGAACGTCGGATTGTAGAACAGCGTGATGCGTCCATCGCGCATGCCGACGGCCAGGGTCGGGATGCGGTTGGTCGCAACGCGGGTCATGCTGGATGCGAGCCGGCCGTAGAACCCCTTGCGGACCAGCATGTAGACGAAGAACTCAGACAGTTTGGTTAGCATCGCGGATCCCCTATCATTTCAACATGGTCGTGGATCAATTCTCGGACCCCGTCATGGCACACCTGGTGCGGCGCGTGGCCGACCGGCCCAAGCTCGCCGCTGCGCTTGCAGATTTCGACGTGGACACGGGCGAGGTCGACAGCCTGCCCGATACGGCCTTCGCGTGGCCCGAGAAGCGCGCCTTCCCGATTCACTGCCGTGAGCACACGATGATGTCGCGGGCCTACCGTGAGGGCGTGCCCGGCGTGCCGGCCCACGTCGACGATACGCTCAAGCAGGCCTGTGACGTCTATGGCGTCGACGAGTCGCTGTTCACGCGGCCAAAGGTCGCGGCGACCACTCTTCCGACGAATGACGAGTACCTCCTCCCCGACATCCGCCGGCTCCGCGTCACCGACGCCGAGAGCGTCAAGACCGCCGAGGAGAAGCTCCGCAACGAGGGCGGCAAGCTCACCGCTGCGCACCGCGCGTTCGCCGCCGGCAACCTCGTCAAGAAGGCGGCGTTCCACGGCGTGCAGCTGCGTGCCGAGACGCTCAAGCTCGCGGGCCTGACCGCCACCGATCGCCAGCAGCTCGTCGACTGGCTCGGCGCGCGCGCCGAGGCGGCGCCGGTCGAGCACAAAGACGGCTACACCAAGCTCGCCGCGGCCGCGCGCCGGCTCCCTGCTGAAGTCCGTGACCGCGAGACCCAGGTCAAGCTCGCTGACGCGCTCGACGAGCTGGACCAAGCCTCTGGGCTTTCCCAGCACTGGGGCAAGCGTCTCCCCGACCCGCTCATGACCGTGTTCAACACGACCAAGGTGGCAGGCCCGGGCGCGACGCTCGCGGGCCGGTTCATGCCGATGCACCAGCTCGCGGCCTACCCGTCGAGCTTCTACGCCGACGTGCTCGGCGACGACATCGTCCGCGAGGCTTCCGACGGCGCCGGTCAGATGGACCCAGTCCGACTCGCCGCCGTGCTCGACACGCTTCCCGCCGACATGCAGCGCGTGCTCTCCGCGCAGATGCGCTGAGCCGTGTCGACCGAACGCGCAGCTGCGCTCTTCCGCGATGAGGGCGCAACCGCCGTCGGTCTGGCGCGTGCTGCGCGCGTTCTCCTGGGCGACGTCGTCACCTGGGAGCCCGAATCGGTGTGGCTGGAACTGCAGCACCGCGGCGTTGACGTCCCGGCAGGCAACCGCGCCAAGCTCATGGCCGCGCACGCGTTGCTCACCGTGCCGGCGTTCTACTGGGATGGCGTCGTGTTCGAGAAAACAGCGCTGGCGTTCGATAACGTGCCCGGCAACCCTGACATCCTCGAGGAAGCGACACCCGCACAGATGGCGTGGGCTGTCGTCGAAGCCGCCTGGGTCATCCGCGACGCCCACAACGCGACGTGGGAGTTCGGCTCCGAGCCGCGCGGCTACGCGGGTGTCGTCCTGCACCGAGCGGGCTTCGTTCTGGCGCCCGCGACGCTCGACTTTGCCCAGGTCGCGCTTGACCGTGAGAACGCGCCCGACCGCACTTTGCTCGAGGCCGTGCGCGCACGGTGGAGTCGCGTCAGCGCCGAGCACCTCACGCAACTCTCGCTGGGCGAGACGCCTGAGGACGTTCAGATCGCGCGCCTGGCGGCCGTCGAGCTGCGCGTCCAAGGACGGCGCAGCAAGGCGCAGCAGGACCTCGCCGGAGTCGCGTGACGCCGGCACCGCGCCTAGCCAGCGTCCTTCTTGGACGCGGCGCGGCGGGCCGCGTCGAGCCGGGTCAGCGCCTCGGTGTAGATCGGGTCCGCAGCCCACAGCTGGTTGATGCGGGTCAAGTAGCTCTTCGCGTCGCTGCCCACGCGCCCCGATTCCTCGGCCAGCTTGCTCATCATCGACATCGTGATCTCGGCGGGCAGGTCGCTGATGAACAGCGCCGTCTGCTTGGCGATGGACTCGGCCGGGCGCTTGGTGTCCGCGAAGATGCGGACGACGACACCCGTGACCAGCTCGGAGATCTTGTCGAACCGACCACCGTCTTCGGTGAGGTAGGCCTTGAACCGTCGCTGCGCCTCGCTGCCGACGGCGTAGGTGTCGAGCACGTCCTGCGGCGTGACCAGCAGCGTGTGGTCCTTGGCGAACTCGCCGAACGCCAGCGCGGCGGCCTCACCGATCGAACCAGCGAGCGCGATCTCCGCGGTCGGGGCGGTCAACGGGATCTTGGCGGCGTCGAGCTGGTAGCACGTCCTGGACGCCACCTCCCAGGTCGCCGGGCACGCGAACGCCTTGCCTGCCAGCTGCGCAGTCTCATCGTACGCGAACGACGGCGTCGCACCGAGGAACGCGATCACCTTGGGATGGAACTTCGCGCTCTGGGCGTACTTCATGAAGTCGCCGTAGCTGTGCTGGACGCCGAAGCAGCAGAGCCGGCGCCGCATCGCGTGGTCCTTCTCGAACTCGTTGACGACGAAGCCCGCACCGGACGGGTTCATGGTCGCGACGATCTGCACGCAGGACGGCAGGTGCACGTCGCCGATCATCCGATCACCGATGAGCACGAACGCGGCACGCGTGACCGACTTGTCCGAGGCGCGGTTCAGCTCCTCGATGGCGAGGATCGGGCACAGGTCCTTGGGAACCTTGCCCTCGCCGTACTTCTTGTCCATCGCCTCGCCGTGCTCGAGGAGCTTCTGGAACGTGCGCGGGATGCGCTGGTCGAAGAAGACCTTGGTGTCCTGCGCGGTGGTCGGGATGAAGAAGCCCTCCTGCGTCGCGGTCGGCATGAACAGCGCGCAGTACGGCACACCCTTGCCCTTGTTCCGCCCTGCCGCCACCTGCTTGGGGATGGCGGTCTTGCCGATGCCGGACGGGCCGATCGCGCACGCGACGTCGGGCGTGCCCGCGCGCAGGAGGATCTGCTCCTCGTACTGGCTCGGCGTGCACATCTTGATGCCGAGCTTGGAGGCGAACGTATCGTCGGCGGCCTTCGGCGTTTCGGTCTTGCTCATGGTCGAATTCCTTCGGAAGATTTGAGTTGCTAGCTGTATGTCGGAAGAGGTTTATCGCTCCACCATCGCGCAGGGGTTGTTCTACGTCGACGGCAAGCCGCTGTCACTGGCGGACTACCCGATGTTCCAGGCCGTGTTCGACGGCAACTACTCGCGCCTGCTGCTGAAGACCGGGCGCCAGGTCACCAAGTCGACGACGCTTGCGGCGTTCATGATCGCCGAGGCCATCGCGTCCGCGCCGTTCAGGTCGTACTACATTTCGCCGACCCAGGAGCAAACGCGGAAGTTCTCGCACACCCGCGTCGCCAAGATCCTGGCGTACAGCCCCGACGTGCGGAAGGCGTTCGTCGGCCCGGAGTCGATCGACAACGTCCTGTTGCGCATGCTCAAGAACGGGTCGGAGATGGCGTTCACGTACGCCATGGACGACCCGGACCGCGCTCGTGGTTACTCGGCAGACCGGTGCTGCTTCGACGCGAGCGCTCAAGTGCTTACGCGTGCCGGCTGGCGCTGCGTCAAAGACCTGACCCTCGCAGACGAAGTCGCTGATGTAGATGACGAGGGCTGTATCCGGTGGCACCGTCCGTCGAAGCTCTTCGCGTTGCCGTACACCGGTCAGATGGTCAAGTTTCACCACGCCGGGATGGACCTTCGCGTGACCGGGGACCACAAGATGTGGGTCAACTTTCGCGTAAAGACGGGCCCGCGCTACAAGACACCAGATGTCTGGCAATTCGCTTCCGCGCTGGACATCGCACGCACTGAACGCATGGGCTTCAAGATGACAAGCGCGTGTCGCATCGACGATGCCCCGCCTGTCGTCATCCACGTGCCCGGCAGTTCCATTGGTTACGCGACGAGCCGCTCGCCGGTCGATGTCGACGCGCGCGCCTTCTCTGAGTTCATGGGCTGGTACCTTGCGGAGGGCCACGTTTCTTGGCGCCGGACGAAGGGAGTGCGCCGGAACGGTAGTGCCATCATCACGCAGAACGCATCCCGATACAGTCTCGACATCGAGGACTGCCTGCGTCGCTGCGGGTTCACGTACTCGCGGCAGCCGTCGTCGCGTCAGACCAAGAAAGGGCGCGTCGTCAAACACACCTACGTAATCGCGTCCTCGCAGGTTTGTCAGTACGTCGCGCCCTTGGGGAACAGCTTCAGCAAGTACATCCCAGCCGTGTTCTTCGAGCACCCGGCACTGCTGCCATCCCTGCTGCGGGCTCTTTACCAAGGTGACGCGAGTATCGTGATCGACCGGTGGGACCACGGCACGCTGCGAACGCGGTCGCGTCGCCTGGCCGACGACGTGCATCGCGCCTGGGCGCTGCTCGGGCGCCCTGCGGTCGTACACACGCGGCAGATGCCGCAGCGCCCTGGCGGACCGCCACTTCCCCTCTACGAGGTGCAGGCGTACGCCGAGTCGCACGCCGTGTTCTGGCGATCTGAATATGCGACCAAGCGACGCGTGTCTGTTGAAGAAGTCGTCAACGAACCGGTCTACTGCTTCACGGTGCCGCATCATCGGCCCATCGTGCGCGGCGGGGTCGATCAACGACCGATAATCGCGGGTCAGTGCTTCGACGAGATCCAGGACATGCTCTACGAGGCCGTCATCCCCGTCATCGAGGAGTGCATGGCCCGCTCGAACTACCAGTACTCGGCGTACGCGGGCACGCCCAAGACGATGGAGAACACCATCGAGGTCCTGTGGTCGCTGTCGACCCAGACCGAGTGGTGTATGCGGTGCGACGGTTGCAGCAAGTGGACGTTCGTCGACGGCGTCAAGGCGCTCGGCAAGAAGGGTCTGATCTGCGTCTCGTGCGGCCACCTACTGAACCCGCGGGCGGGCAAGTGGGTCGACATGGTGCCCGGGGCGAGCATCAAGGGCTTCCACGTTAGCCAGGCCATCATGCCGACGGACGTGCCCGCCGCGTGGGTTCCCGGCAGCGAAGGCTTCGACCGTGCTGTCGAGCGTTGGGACAAGCTGCTCTACAAGATGAACTCGCCACTCTACGGCGAGTCCAAGTTCTTGAACGAGTGCATCGGCGTGAGCACGTCGACCGGCGTGCGCCTCCTGACCAAGGAGGTCCTCGAATCGTTGTGTGACGAGAAGCTCGTCATCGAACGATTGCCGCAGCCCGGCGCGAAGAAGGGCATCGTCCGCACGACGGCGGGCGTTGACTGGTCGGGTGGCGGCGGCGAAGTCAAAGGCAGCGAAGGGCTTTACAAATCCCGCACCGTGCTCCACATCTGGGGTCAGCAGGCCGACGGACGGCTCCGCACCCTGACGTCGAAGATCTTCCCGAACGGCCACGCCGTGGGCTGGATCGACGAGATCGTCGAGCTGTGCAACAAGTGGGGCGTCGAGATGGTCGGCGCCGACGCGGGCGAGGGCATGTTGGCCAACTCGTTCCTACGTCAGCGGCTCGGTGACCATCGTGTGCTCGCGTTCCGCTACCTGAACCTGTCCAAGCCGATGGAGACCTGGAACCCCTCGACGCTGGCCTACCACGTCGACCGCACGACGATGATCGACAATTACGCCCGTCAGCTCTTGCACAAGCAGGTCATCTTCCCGCGCCTGTCGGACGCGCAGCCAGCCATCAACGACATCCTCAACGTCTACGAGGAGGTCACGCACGCCGGGCGCAGGGTCTGGCGCCACTCCCCGACCATGCCCGACGACTCGCTTCACGCCCAGGTCTTCGGCTGGCTCGCCAACGGTGTCCTAAGCGGCAACTTGCGCTTCACGTAGCTACGGCGCGCGCACGAATAGCGGGGCGTAGATGTCCATCAGCTTCAGGTAGAGCTGATGGCACGCCCGCGCGTCGCTCATCGCCCGGTGCGGCTCGCCCTTGTCGATGCTGAAGTGGTCGCACAGCGTGCCGAGCTTCAAGTCGATGACCTTGCCGGCCTTGAGCAGCGGCGTCGCGAGCGCCACCGTGTCGATGCGGTGGTAGTCGCCCCGCCAACGCCCGCCGCGCTCCAGCATCGCTGTCGAGAAGTAGCCCCAGTCGAACGGGGTGTTGTGCGAGCAGAACAAGCAGTCCTTCGCCCGCTCGAGCAGCTTGACCATCGCGACGTCGATTGTCACGGCGTCCTCGGCCCACTTCTCCTCGTTATAGCCGTTGATCGACGCCGCCTTCGCCTCGACCGGCCGCCGCGGGAACACGCGAGCGTGGTACTCCGACAGGATGTTGCGCCCTGTCGGGTCGGTGACCACGCAGGCAACCTCGACCATGTCGGTCTTGGACGGGTCCAGGCCCCCGGTCTCGCAGTCGAAGAAGAACAGCTTGTGGTCGTTCAACGGCAGGAAGGGCATCGATGGTCCTCTGCACCAGCTTATACCAAGACAATAGGGTTACTTCGCAAGTGTTTACCGCACAAACAAAAGAGGAACCGGCACATCTGCTTCGCGGCCTAGAGCTAGCTATGGACTCGAGCCCGACAGGCCTACACCAACCTGTCGTCGCACACTCTATCGCCAGCTCGCCGAACAGACGCTTCAGAAGGGCAAGGAGAGGTAGTGCGCACCGTGGACCCCTCGTAGCCGGTCCCAAACCTCCTACACGGGCTTCGCCGCCCGCACTTGAGTCACCGCCGTGTTCCACGCCTCGGCCGCGTTGTACTGAGCCCAGGCCCTAGTGTCGGTGCGCTTGCACACCGACGGAGACCCGGGCTTCGCGGCTGGCGGGATCGCCTGGGCGACGAGGGGGCCGGCCCAGCCGCAGGTGCAGCCGAAGTAGCAGCGGACGTATTCCTTGGTCCTCTGAAACGAGGGCTTGGGCGCCCGGCCGCAGCTCGGACAGGACGCCAACTCGCAGACGATGATCACGACGCCTCCTTGGTTTCGTCCTCGGGTCCGGGGTCCTCGGTGTCGAACATCGAGTCCGGTCGCGCGCCGTCCTCGTCGAGGACGAACGACGCCATCGCGTCCTGATCGAGCAGCTCGAGGAACTCCTGCTCGGGCGTCTGGGTGATGCCCGGGTTCTTTTTCAAGTAGTCCTCCAGCGAGATGACCTCGCCGTAGCTCGGGCCCACCGCCAGGTCGTACGCGAAGTCGACGGGCAGCCACGGGCACTTCTCGCGCACGCGCTTGACGCAGTACAGGTCGAAGAACGCCTTGGCCTGGTGGAGGAGCTTCTTCTTGATCGTGCCGACGATCGAGTCGTGCACGGTGATGGCGAGCCGCCCGCCCAGCTCGCGGATGTGCTCGAAGATCTCGATCAGCTGGCCGACGACGATGTCCGACGACGTCGACTGGATCTTCATGTTCTTGCCGCGGCGCTCGGCCTGACCGCGGAAGAAGCCGTTGACGGACTGCAGCGGGAAGCGGCGGCGGCGGTTGAACAGCGTCTCGACGAAGCCGTGCTGGTGGATCTGCGCCACCACCTCGTCCATGTAGTTCTTCAGCGACGGGAACCGCTCGAACAGCTTGTCGATGACGCCCTGGGCCATCTCCTCGGAGATGCTAGCCGTCTCAGCGATCTTCTTTGCCATCGCGCCGTAGAGGATGCCGAACACGACGCGCTTCACGGTCGTCCGCAACATGTTCATGGTGATGCCGTGGCCGGGGACGATGTAGTCGGTGTCCTCCTTCTTGGCCTCGACCTCTTCGTACGGGATGCCGTAGATCTCCTGCGTGAACCAGCTGTGGACGTCCTGCCCCGCGTTGAGCGCGTCGATCAGCTGCTGGTCTGGCGCATAGGCCGTGAACACGCGGATTTCGGCGCCCTTCCAGTCGACGTTGAACACCACCTCTTCGTCCGGGTCATCCGGGATGAAGATCTTCTTGATGTTCACCCCGGCCAGCTTCTTGGGCTGGTTCTGCATGTTCACGTTCGACGACGACAGGCGCCCCGTCGACGTACCGTGCAGGTGGAAGCTGGTGTGGAGGTAGCCGTCGTACTCCGAGAGGTCCTTGATGTCCTTGACGAACCCAGAGAGCGCCTTGTGCGCCGCGCGGTACTCGAGCAGCGCCTTAGAGAACGGACACTTCGTCTGCTCAGCGATGCCCTTGAGCGTTTTCTTGTCGGTCTTATAGAAGCCCGACTTGTTCTTGACGGCGAAACGATCGACGGCCTTGCGGTAGGCCGCCTGAGTGACTTCGTCGGGACCGACGCCGGTCTGAAAGATGACCTGCTCGATGTGCTGGGTCGAGTTGGGGTTGAACTCGACACCCTTGCGACTCATCGAGGTCGGCGCCCAGTAGGCCTCGAGCAGCTTGCGCTTATCCTCGACGATCTTGCCCAGGTCGACCTCGAGCTTGTCGAGGTACGGACGGTCAACGCGGAAGCCGTCGAACTCCATCTTGCCGAGCGCGCGCGACGCCGGGATGCAGTGCGACGCCATCAGGCCGCGAGCCGAGCCAATGAAGTTCTCCGCCTGCGCGCGCGCGAATTGGTGGCGGAGCAGGCGGCGGGTCAAGTCGGTGTCGACGGCCGCGTAGATCAACAGGGTGTCGATTGGCACGCGCTCGTAACCCGCGTCGAACACCTTCTTCTTGCGCTCACGCTTGGTGCCGAACAGGTACTGCTCCATCTCCTTCTTCGAGTAGAGGTAGAGCTGGCCTTCTTCGATGCCGACCACATCCTTCTTCGGCTTGCCCTTCTTGACCCCGTCGAGCACCGAGTACAGCCCGACCTCCTCGGGTGTCATCTTCTCCGCCAGCTCGTGGACCTTGTCCGCATAGCTGCCGAACATCGGGAAGTAGCTGCGCCCGAGCGTCTTGAGCGAGTATGACCCCGACATGTCCTCGCGCAGCAGGTGCTCGCCGAGCAGCGAGTCCCACTGCACGTTGTTGACGCGCCAGCCGTAGCGCAGCTCGATGAACTTGAGGTCGAACTTGGCGTTGTGGAAGACCTTGGGCTTGGCGCAGGCGAGCACGCGCTGGACGTGCGCGACGACGGCCTCCAGCTCCTGCGGTGTCCACGTCGCCTCCTTGTGGAACAGCGGGATCGCGCAGGACCGCCCGGTGTCCCACGCGAACGAGATGCACAGCAGCTTCGCGTCGCGGCGGTGCGGGTTGACCGTGTTGGTCTCGGTGTCGACCGCGATCGCGCACTGCGCCGCGGTCTTGGCGCCCTCGACGACGTAGTTGATGATGTGATCGCACAGCTCCCCGACCTCTTCCACGGTCTTGGGGATGCGGTACTCCTTGGTGATCTCCTCGAGCGTGGTGTTCGCACCAACCTCGTCGACGCCGCCAGCGATGCGCACCGCGCGCACGAAGTCGGCGTAGAACAGGTTGTAGAGCCCGGTCTTGGCGACGAGGTGCTTGGTCGAGAACGTCGGCAGGACCTTGTAGACCACCCCGTCGATCTCGACGTCGAGCAGGCGCCCACGCGCCTCCATGAACTTGTCGCTCTTGTAGCCGAGCGAGCGCAGCGCGGTGGCGCCGAACGCCAGGATGATCTTCGGCTTGCAGTTGTGGAGCTTGGCGCGCAGGTAGTGCGAGCAGCGGTGCACGGTCGCTGCGGTCGCCGTCGCATTCTGGTCGCGCCCTTCTTCGACCTGGCACTGGACGGCGTAGGTCTCCCACTTCTTCAGGTGGGCCATCTTGAGGTGGCCCCCGCGCTTGGCATCGAGGTCCTTCAGCTCACGCCAGACCTGACGGATGATGCGACCGCCGCGCCCGTAGAACACCTGTTCGTTGTGCACCGACCACGACGACGGCGACTCGCCGAGCAGCAGGATGTCGACCTTACCGAACGCGCCCTGGCCGGTGACGCGCCGCTTGTAGAACAGGTCGCAGCCGTTGCAGGCCATCCCAGTCTTCTGCGACCCCTGCATCTCGGGGTCGAGCGACGGATGGTCGAGCGGGATGACCGGCAGTTTGGTCTTGGGCTTCTTCTCGGCCATCGGGTCTTGTGTTTATGCCACAAACATCGGTTAGTGATCGTCGTCTTTGATGAGATCTCGCAAGAAGTGACGAACGGGATTGTCCGGGATGTTCTTCTTCCGCCGCCGGCGGAGGGATTGCGCTTTCATTTCAGCAACCCGGTCTGGGTTGTTCTTCGCGAAGTCACCCCACGTTTTCTGGTTGAACATCGGCTTCTCGGGCATGGGGAACCGCTTGGCGACCTCGACATCCGATTCGAGTGGTTCTGGGTCTGGGATGAAGGCCTGCTTGCACGCGGTCGCAGCCGCTTTCACGGTCGGATACAAGACCTTGCTCCACTCTTTCACGCCCATGCGTTGAATCCTGTACCCCCACCGCGTTCCGTTGCGCTCCTTGTAGATCAGTAGGTCGTAATAACGCGCGTACGACGCCCAGTTACCGTTGGTGCGCTGCTCCCAGGGCAATTCCTTACGTTCTCGGGCAACACGCTCCTGCGCGGTCAAGTACACATCGTTCATCTTCTTCTTGTAGGCGGCGCGCGCCTCTTCAACCTTGCGACACTTCGTTTGCCACTTTCCGAGTTCGCTGAGAGCCCACTGTTCGATTGCAGGGCCTAGGTCGACATCGCCCAACATCCAACCCGCGCAATACTTTCCGACGTACAACACGTCTGGGTAGCCCGGGTGCCGCATCGTAAACTCATATCTGTGCTCAACGTGTTCGCACATCGTGCACAGCGCGTTTTGCTCCCCAAGGTCCTGCCAGTCGTCCCATGACCAACCTACACCAGGAACATCAGGGTCCTGCCACTTGCCATAGGTACCCTGCTTCCGACCAAAAGCGTTGTAGACAGGCTCCGAACCGTCATTATCGTAGTGGACGAAGCTGCCGCCGTCGCCCTTCATACGATGATGTCCTCATCGCCCTGGACCTTGTTCGGGTCGATCTCCTTGGCCTCGTCCACCGGCGTCTCCGACTTCTTCATCGCCGCGTCGCGGTGCGCCCGCACGATGTCGAGCATGTGCTTGACCGAGAACACCGAGATCATGTCGGGGTTCTGCGCCGGGCCCATCACATTCATCAGCCGCTCGAGCACACGGGCGTTCTTGACTTCCTCGGCAGGGACGTGGAACGGCGAGCGCTGGGCGACGTCGCGGAGCCACGTCGGCGGCGTGTTGCGAAACATCGACTGCGACAGGACGCCGTTCTGAGCCTCGTACCAGCTGACCACCAGCCACTCCATCTTCGTGTCGATGTAGACGCCCTGCATCGTCTTGTTGATGTCCTCGAGCTGGTTCAGGTCGAGGAACATCTGGCGTAGCGACTTGGTGCCGGTCAGCGTGTTCTTGTCACCGACGTTGGCGACCTGGAATGTCGAGCTGATCACGGCCTCGAACACCTGTTCGTCTTGGGCGGTGCTCTTGAGCTGCGCGAGCTGCTCGCGGCGCGTCTCGGCGAAGTCGTACGCGAACTTCTTGTAGTCCGGCGCCAGCTCCGGCCGCCCCGACGCGACCGCCAGCTCACCGATGAAGCGCAGGATGCTGAGGATAGGCACGAGCGCCTCGCGGAACCGCGACGACGCGTGGGCGGGCAGGATCGTGTTGGACGAGTACTCCGTCCCGACCTCGCTCTGGGTCTTGCGCAGCGTCAACATGTGGCGGAGCACGCCCACGAACATGTCGTGGCGGGTCTTCTTGATCAGGTCCTCGCCGAACTTGCCGACCAGCGCGTCGACCGGGTCGATGCGAGCGTCGTCCTTGACCAGCTCGAAACGGATGAACCGCGACAGCGACGCCGCGTCGCGCAGCGGCCGGATGGCGCACGTCATCAGCGGAAACCGCAGGCGGTAGGTCCGACTCTCGCCGGTGGCCGTGCCGATCGACCAGTTCACCGCGTTCTCCGAGATCAGGTCGCGTGTCAGCTCGAGTACCTTGCGCACCGCGATCGACTTGGCGTCGTTGCCGCCGTAGTCCTCGAACTCCTCCAGGCACAGGCACAGGCTGGTGTCGCTGTGCTGCTGGCGGATCGACGCGGCGGTATAGCCCTGCATCGCGAGCGCGTGCGCGACGACATTGATGCGGCCGAAGCCGGTGCCGCCGACGAAGCCGGACGTGAACCGGCTCTTGCCGGCCTGGTGTTCGGCGTTGAGGATGACGGCGGTCTGCCGTGTGAACACGGTCATCACGGCGAGGCTCATGACGTAGGCCGCCAGGAACATGCAGTCGAGCTGCTGGTAGCGGAACGTCCACCCTGAGTCGATCATGTCGCGGACGCGATGGAACAGGGCCACCAGGTCAACGTCAGCGAGCAGATCCTCAGCCTTGGTGACCGACTCGATCCACGTCTTGCCGGTGTTCTGGAACACGAAGCCCTCATGGCTCGGTCCGTCCAGCGCGGTCGCCGTGAACGCGGGCCCGTCGTGCTTGAGCACGTAGACGTCGCGGCCGTTGATCATGTACGACAGCATCTGGTCGCCCGCGTGACGGGCCATGTGCACGCCCTGGGCGCGCGTGGGAGCGTGGTCCATTGACGGGAGCCCCTTCGCTGCGATGAGCAGCGCGTTTTTCAAGTACTCGCAGTACCGCTTCGCGCGGGAGGTAACGTTGAAGGCCGGCTCGAGGTCGGTATCGTCGCCGACCAGGAACATCGCGTCGCTGACCGTGGCAGCGATGAAGTCGTAGATCGGCCCGAAGTGCGGCGCGACGAATGTCTCGGCCGCGCGCTCGTCGCCAAGCACAACCGACGACGTCGTCTTCGACGTCTTGTGCCACATCAGCAGCAGGCGCTTGCGGCCCTCCGCATTCTGGATGCCGATGGGATGCCAGTGCTCGAGCACCGCGGCATGAATCCGTTTGGTGAACTCGACCTCGTTGTCCTCCTTGACGAAGATGTCGCGGTGAAGGATCGCGCCGTCGAGACCAAAGCCGTCGGCCACCATCGTGCAGAACGCGCGGCAGACCTGTTCGTCGCGCAGCAGCGCACCGAACTCCTTGGCCGTCCGGTTGATCGACGCGACGTCGCGGACGTGGAGCTGTTCGATCGCGTCGGAGGCCCGGTCGTAGGTCCACTTCTCGACCGCGTCGTACATATCGTCGTTCGTGACGTAGCGGACCCAGCGCTTGTAGCCGACCTCGCGGATGGCGTCGTCGACGTCCTTGATCCGCGCGTCGGGCCGCTTGGGGTCCTTCCAATCCACGTACTCGTCCGGCCAGTTGAACACGCGAACGCCGAAGACCTTCTTGTGGGTCTTCTCGAGCACCTGCTTGATGAACTTGTTGCCGCCGTGGTCGCGGTCCTGGAGGAACCTGATGCGTAGGACGTTGAGTTTGGCGAACCAGTCCAAGCCTTGTGCGCCGCCGCCGCTCATGCCGAGCGCCATGTAATCGTCGTTGGACCGGCGGATCTGCTGCGCGATCGCCGAGAGCGCGTCGAACTCGCCCTCGGTGAGGTACGCGGGGAACCCCTTCTCGGGTCCGTTGTCACCGTGCTCCTGGAGCGTCAGGTAGGTGCGGTAGTAGCGCAGCCCGTAGAACCCGTGGAACGCGTTGTTCTCGTCTTCGTACTTGTCCTTGACCCACACCTGCTTCTTGCAGGGTTTCATGGGCTCGCGCATCTTGAACCGGCACAGCGTCGTCGGCGAGTCGTCGTACGGGAACACGAGGTAGCCGATGTACTGCGCGCCGTTGATGTAGTCGGCGAAGTAGCTCTCGAAGAACTTGGCTTCCTCCGAGCCGTCGCCGAACTTGGCGCGGACGTCGCCCAGCGACGGCAGAATGCCGATGAGCGCGTGCGTGTTGATCATTGTCATCAGCACGCCGTACTGATCGAACTCGCCGTTGCTTTCCTGGCCGGGCGCGACCAGCTCGCTGAGCCCGTTCTCGCCGAGCCGGCGGTCGAGCAAGTACTCGACGGTCGGCCGCGACCAGTTCTTGCCGTCGGCATCGAGCGACTTGCGCGCATACGACGACAGGCACTCGTGGAGCAGCTCGGCGAAATACCGCATGAGCTTCTCCTTGAGCTTGGCGTACTCCTCGCGCTCCTTGAACGTCTCGTACAGCGCCTTGGGGATCGCGGCGGACAGGCCCCACCGCTTCTTCATGAACAGCAACGCCTCCGCCCAGCTCGTGCCGTTCAGCTCGGCGACGAGGTGGATCGGATTCCAGAACGCGCGGTGGCAACCGAAGCAGCGTGCGATGGCCTTGCCCGGCGTGACCACGAACGACGGGTCGGTGTCGCCGTGGAACGGGCAGCGACCCTTGACGTGCGGACCAGACGTGAAGAACCGCGCGTCGGGCTTGACCTCGGCGAGCCATGCCGCCCACGCCGTCAGGTCGACGTCGTTCCAGATGCGATCGAGTCGATTGAGGGCGTCCTTGGCGTCGAGGGGCTTCTTAAACTTCGGCATTGGCGATCATCCTCTTGTAGGGCTCACACACCGCCTGGTACTGGCACCAAGCGCAAGGCCATCGCGTCGCCGGACGGGCCTCGAGGGGTCCCTCAAGGTTCTCGGCGGCCGCGTTGATCCGCATGTACAACCACGGCGCGAACACCGCACGCACGCGGTCAGCCGGGGTGTAGGTGTTGAACTGGAGGCGGAGGTTCTCGTCGCCCTGCAAGAAGTTGATGCCGCCACGCACGCCCGCGACGTCGGGCAGGTTCGCGAGGGCGAGCACCGCGTAGGCCTGGAGCTGCTGCCGCTTCTTCTGGTCGCGGTCGAGGGGCTTGGCCCGTCCCGACTTGTGATCGATCAGGTAGAGGTCGTTGTCGCGCGTGATGGCGCCGAGGTCGAGCTTGCCGCGGAAGAAGACATCCTTGTCGAAGAAGCCGGTCTTGCCGTAGGTCTCGGTGAAGCCCCAGTCCTCTTCGCACAACACGCGGGTGACGCCTTCACGCTTGCAGAACACGTCGAAGCGCTTGAGGAACTCGTCCATCGCCTCGCCGAGCGTCCTGAGCGAGTCCTGCTCCTGTGTGGTGAGCGGGTCCTTCTCGATGGCGGCGCGACGTGCGTCCTTGTCCTGCTCGCCCTTGATGCGGCGCTCCAGGATAGCGTGCGCGACGATGCCGACCTTGGTGTCCGACGGCGCCGGCGCCGCGGCCGTCTTGGTCACGTGTTTGTGCCCAAACTGAGCCGGGCACGACTCGGCCGTCTCCATCTTGGAGAACGACCAAGGGCCGAACTTGCGGGCGAGCGGCGTGACCGTGAAGGAGGGCATCGACTACCTCAGGCCGCCGCACCCGCGGCCAAAAAAGAAAGTGCCGTCTCTCCGAGCTGTCACGTTTGTTCGGGGCGTCGACCAATCGACCTGTTTTGCTCAAACGGTGCAGGAGCGACCTGCCCCTCGCTTTATCCCCAGGCTCTACGTTTCCTTGGTCTCGCGTGTTCGCGCACAAGCGCGCGGCAGCTACATCGGCTTGCTGGCGCCGCGCGCGCTCGGCGCCTTCGCGGGCGCCGCCTCGTCGAAGTTGGGCTCCATGCCCACCTCACCCGCGAGGCCGGCCTCGATCGCGCCGGCGGCGAACTCGCCCTCCGCCTCGATCGCAGCCTGCGGCGCCTGCGCCGGGCGGCTGTAGTGGTGGTGCAGCATCAGCCGGCGCTCGGCGACGTACAGCGAGTACAGCGCTTCGGCGAGCTTGCCGACGTGCGCCGGCGTGTTCGTGCCAGTCGCCGCGACCTTGTAGAACCACCACATGCCCGAGTCGTTGGTTTTCTTCTCGGTGCTGAGCTTGTAGCTCTGCGCCCACACCAGCGTCTTGGCACCGGCGAGCTGGAGCAGTCGGTGCCCAGCGCTGCGCGACGTCTTGCCGAACTGGATGACGTAGACCTGCGATAGGTCAGCCGTCAGCGCGACGCATACGCCGTTGTTGATGCACTGGGTCTGCACCTGGTCACCCTTGCCGTTGTTCTGCTTGCCGAACGGCAGGTGCGGGCACTTCAGGCACTCGCCGAACGGCGAACCCAGCTTGGCGTCGGGCGACGAGCAGATCGGGTTCTTCTGGTTGTCGGCGAAGTTGATGTTCTCCTCGTGGAAGTAGAGCGGAATGACCTCGAGCGGGTTGGTGACGATCTCGCCGGCGGTCGAGTAGAAGTCGCCGTTCTTCGCCGAGTCCGGGCACGCCTCCGACCGCGTGGTCGGCTGGCGGATCACCAGGCGCGGCGCCCTCCAAGAGGTGAACACTTCCTCGAGGCCGGGCTTGGTCGGCGACGCCGCGCGCGCGAGGTCCGCGACCGCCTTGCGGACCGGCTCGGGGAGCGTCTGATCGTCCGCGAGGCTGAACAGCTTGTCGCGGCGCGTGACGATGGCGTTCTCGAGGTCGACCGGGTCGGCCTGCGCTGCGGCCAAGCCCATGTGAGGCTTGATCGGCTTGACCTTGACCGGCTTGACCTCGGCGGGGGCTGCCAGAACGGTGGTCTCGGGCGTCTCGGGGGACTCGGTGGTGTCGGTATCGTTCATGTCAAAATGCCTTTGTATGATGATGGGTGGAAGGCCACCCTATCGACGACGATGTTTGCTTGGCAAGCATCGCCTGAAAGTTTCGTGACCCTAGGGGCGGCTGGGGATCGAACGACCACCACTAGAACCCCATCGAACTATTTGATTGCTCGTCCGTGCCGGGGTAGCTTGTGACCAGGCATGGGCAATGACGCACAGCGCGTATCGGCCGCGTATTACGCCGAAATCGCCCGAGCGCCGCTCGTGGATGACCCTGGAGAAGAGCGCAAGCTCCTGCGCCGGTGGCAGCTGCGGAAGGACGTCGCTGCGCGAGACGCCATCGTGAAGACGCACCTTCGCTTCGTCGTGAAGATGGCGCACAAGCGGACCAAGGACCCCGAGGCGGTGAAGGATTACATCGCCGCGGGCAATCTGGGCCTCCTCAAAGCGGCCGACAAGTTCGACACCAACCGCAAACCATACATCCGCTTCCTGACCTACGCCGGCTGGTGGATCTACGAGGAGATGTCGAACCAGGACTACACAATGGCGTCGCTGGTCCACGTTCCAGCACACAAGCACAAACTGCAGCGCCGACAAGCCCGCGAGCATCGCGCCGCGTTACAGGAGCACGGCCCCGAGAAGGTGGCCGAGCACGCCGAGAACGCCGACGCCAAGCTCGCCAAGCTACGCGAGCGTGCTCAGGCCGCCAAGGGCCCAGCGCTCGAGCGCATCGAGAAGCAGATCCGCCTGCTCGAGGCGGCCAGCGAACCTGGCTTGCCGCAGGGCGTCGTAACGCCGATCGACGCAGCGCGTAACACGCCCGAGTTGCCCGAGGCCGAACCGACCGCAAGCTACGACGCCGAACGCCTCCGCGGACTGGTCCGCGAGGCCATCGCGCGCCTGCCCATCCGTGAGCAGACCGTCCTGAACTTGTGCTTCGGCGTCAAGGACGAGGCCCGCAACCTGGTGCAGATCGCGTCGATGATGGAGATGTGCTCCGAGCGTGTCCGCCAGCTCAAGGTCTCGGGCATGCGCCTGCTCCACCGCGAATTGGTGATGGGGGCGGTGACGAGCTTGCCGCTGCTCGAGCGCACCGTGATCGAGCGCAGCTTTGGGCCTGAGGGGGAACTAGTTGCCCCCGACGACGTGGCGCGCACGATGGCGCTGCCGCCCGAGCGTGTCCGTCGCATTCAAGCTGAGGCGATGCGCCGGCTCCGCGGCGAACTGCACTCGCATGTCGGCATGGTCATCGAACCGATGTCCGTGTTCGCGGCGATGGGCAGCTAGTCCTCGCGCTGACTGGCCGAGAGGCCCGCCAAGCGAAAGTAGACGACATCCTCTGGGTCTAGTTCGTAAACACGTGTCGGGTTAGCGGCGTACGCACCTGCCTCGATGCGGAACTGTTCGGCTGCCTTACGGTGTGCGTAGATCTTGTTCGCGCACTCGGTGAGACGCCCCTGCAGCGTCGCGTCGATCACCATCTCGGCACGCTTGCCGCCCGTGACATCGTACTCACGGATCTCGATGCCCTTCTCTTTCGCTGCGCGGGTCGCCTTGTCTTGTTCGGCGGTCCACCACGCCAAGCGAACGCCGTGGTACTCGGCCTCGCGCCCAGCAGCCTCCGCGATGGCGGAGCCGCTGAACTGAAAGGTGTGCTTGTTGCGATTCATGTTTCGGAACCTTTTGATGTTACGGGCGGCTTGCTCTCACGTGCGGCGGCCGCAACGGCACGGTCGCACAGCGCCTGGATCTTCTTCTCAACGTCCGGGCCTGGCTCGATAGCGAGCGTCTCGTACATGGTCAGCTGCCTCGCCCGGTTCTGCACGAGCGTGACAAGGTCGCCGCCGATGAGGTCGACGCGCAGCGCAGCCGCGACGCTCTTGTCCGGCGCCCGCGCCAGCACGCGCACGAACGCGCAGTCGTGCGGCGCGAACTTCCAAGTGCTCGGGTCGTGCTGAAGGAGCGTCCGTGCCAGGTTGATCGGGTCGACCGGCGCGACCGCAAGCACCGACATCAAGGCCTCGCCCAGGTCGATGCCGAGGCGCTTGAGCGTCGCGAGGTTCTTGAACGCGCCCGGCGACGTGTGTTCGGTCAGCGTGAACGTGACCGTGAGCGGCAGCGGCAAGTCGAACGTCTCGTCCGTGTCGATCTCAGCTAGCTCGTCGAGCGTCTTGACCGTCATCAGATCGCCCTCAAGCGACGAACGAAGCCGAGTACGGCCGCGCGAACGGGCGCGTCCTTGCCGACGCGGTCCCACAGCAGGATGGCGAGGCCGGCGGCCTCAACCAATAGGAAACCGACGGCACGAAGGCGCGCCGACGTGACAGTACGCATGTAGATCACTCCTCCGCGTGCGCGAGGGCGCGGTCGCGGTTGATGTTGGTGAACTTGAGCGTGCGGAGGGGACGGCCCTCCATGATGTCGCCGACCATGAAGAAGAACTCGGCGGCGAGGGAGTCGACCGAACGGGTCGGGTCGTTGTGAACCGCGAGCCACGCGGCCTTGATGTCGCGATAGCGCGACGCGATGTCCGTAGCAACGCGCAGCGCAACGCCGCTGCGTGCACCGCGGCGGCGGCTCATTCGCTTTGCTCGTACGGGCGCGTTCCGCACTTTGGACATGTTGGCACGTTGGTGCCGGTTCGGAGAGGCGTTTGGCAGGACGGGCATGCCTGGACGGGCTCCTGGGAAGCCTGCTTGACCGCGGCCGGATCAACGTCGACGCCGTACTTCTCCATCCCCTGACTCTAACGCAGAGAGACCTTGCGCCGGGTCGAGATCGCGTTGCCCCGGTAAACCTGGAACTCCTTGGGGGCATCCGGCCCGTTCAAGAAGGCCTCGGCCTTGGCCGGCGTGTCGAACTCGTGAACCTGTCCGACGATGATGAGCAGCTTGCGCGCCGGCCCCTTCTTCTCGGGCTTGGCGGCATCGGCTGCAGCACCCGTCGCGGTGCCGGTCGTAGCGCTGTCCGGCTTGGTGTCCGTCTTCTCTTCGGGCTTGGCGTCCGGCTTGGCCTCCGTCGGCTTCGCGGTGGCGGCTGCGGCAGCTGCGGCAGCGGCACCGATGCTGGGCTGGCCGGCGTTCGAGGTCTGCGGGGTCTGGTTGGGCTTCTGCGCGTGTGCTTGCGACATAAACCTTTCCGTATCACGCTCGACCTGCTGGTGTCACTGCTTGCCGCGACAATGCGCCCACATCGAGCACCATTTGCCCGAGCACCACCAATTGCCCGGGTCCGTCATCGGGAAGTGGCCCAAGCCGATCGACTTCGCGACCCCCTCCACCACCTTCACCGCGTGGTCGACCTGCCTGGACGACATGACTGTCGTCAGCTTCTCATAACGCGGCCTGGGCTCCTTCGCCCGGCCCTTGACGATCTGGTCTACCTGGACGTCCGGGACGTGCTCCACGCCAGAGTAGATCGCGAACTGCAGGTCGTTGTCCAAGTCGGACTGCGACCACTTGTCCGTCGTGACCTTTAGGTCATGGACGCGCTTGGGCTTGGTGACGGACGCCTCGTCGCCCGCAGCCGCGACCTTCTCGCGAATGTCCATGTACTCCTGCTCGGAGTGCGCCTGGACCTGGATGGAGTCGATGCGCCCCAAGATCGGCAGTCGGACCTTGCCGTCCGACGACTTGATGACAACGGAGAACGTCTTCTCCACGGCGATCGGGTGCGCGTCGACCGCGGCCTCGGTGTAGTAGGCCTTCGTGCATTTGATGCCGGTGTCCTTGACCGCGCCCTCGCTCTCATCTTCCCAGTCCTCGATGAGGTTCTTGGACTTGTCGAACGAATCGGAGAACGCCGCGAACGCCGCATCCATCGGCGGCAGCTTGCCTTGCACGAGGCGTTCGCGAAGCACGGTCTCGACAGCGTTGTGCACGAAGATGCCCTGGAACATCCGGGCGACCGTTTTCTTCGGCTTGCCGTGAACGTAGGCCAGCTCCCACGAGTGGGGGCATTTGAGGAACATTGCGACCTGCGACGGCGACAGGTAGCCGCGCGGCAGCATATCGATCAGATCCGGCTCGAGGTCCGGCGGGATCTCGAACGACGGATCGAGGATCTCTTCGACTTCTTCCATTCCAACAGGCATCAGCGGTCTCCCGGCGGGTCAAAGGACTCGCCATCCATCAACTGGCGCTGGCTCGGCGGGAACATCCCGCCGCCCTGACGCTCGATGCTTCGCGAGGCGCGCATCACATCCGAGAAGTCAGCCGGGTTGTTGCCGCCCTCGATAGCCTCGAGGTTCGGCTGGCGGCGGGCCTCCCGCTCACGCATCCTCTCGCGCTCCTGTTCGCGCTCCTGTTCGCGCTCGAGGTTGACGTCGAGGTTGCGCGGCGGCAGGGCGGCGGCCTGCTCGATCGACGGCGCGACAACGACTGGCGGCGCGGCGGCTACGTCGTCATCTGGCTGCACCTCTACGTCGACATGCGCGACGCCCTTGCTGTACCTCACCGCGCAATCGGCGGCCCGAATACCCTGGCGTGCCAGGTCCTGCCGGATGAGCCGAGTGATGTCAGCGTTGTCGTAGGTGATGGCGATCTTCATGGTCAGCCTCCGTTCTGGTGGATCGAGTGGGCCCGCAGCACGGGGCGCTTCATCGTCTTGGGATGGATGCAGCCGGTCTCGAACGGCTCGATGCGCTCGGCTTGGCAGCGCAGGACGTGAGGGCACAGTCCGCACTCGATCTTGTTGGTCATCAGCGCATCCACATCGACCTTGTGGTCTAGCAGGAACGCGACCGCGGCCTCCAGCGTCTGCAAGCCGATCATGCGGTAGACCGTGACGGGCTTGTCCTGCCCGATCCTGTAGTTCCGGTCCAGGCTCTGCAAGTAGGCCGTGAGCGCGTACGGCAGCGAGCTGTAGATGACGTAGGCGGCTGACACCAAGTTCACGCCGACACCGGAGGCGACCTGCCCGATGTACACCCGAACGGACGGATCGTCGTTGAACCGATCGATCACCTTCATCGGTTTGGCGGTCGTCCCGTCGACTCGGACGTGCCCGATGCCCGCGTCCTGCACACGCTGCGCGATTGAGTCCATCTCGGGGTGAAACACACACCACACGATGACCTTGGCGTCCGGGACCTGGATGATGCTGTCGATCAGCTCCGCGATCGCGTCGTGCTTGGGGTTGGCGTCAGTGTAGATCGTCTCGGTCGGCCACGGCGTCTTGTCAACGAGGCACTTCGACGTGCGCGGCTTAATCTCACGGTCGACGCAGTGCTGCCGATGCGCGCAAGGATTGCCGCCGTTCACCGTGTCGCAGTAGCTGTTGTCGACGATGTTGTTGATGATGAAGCCGGACGTGATCTGCAGCAGCTTGAGCAGCGCAACCGCGCGGTGCGGCATCGTCATGCCCTGGAACCCCTGCCCAGGAAGCAGCGCGGGGGGCACCGCGCCGGCGCGCAGCAGCGCGGCGAAGTTCGCCAACGCCACCGGGTCGATGCCCATATCCTCGACCACCTGGTTGTAGAGCGCGGTCTGGCGGTCGGTGAGGCGGTAGTCGACGTCAACGAAGGTCCGCGCAGGCAGGTCCAGGCACTCCTCCTTGGTCCGTCGCATGCTCAGGAACGTGGTGCGGGCGTTGACCAGGTCGAGGTTCTTGAAACCGTGCACGACGTGCGACCGCTCCGACGGGCGCTTGGTCACCATCCGCGCGAACTTGTGGTGCGGCTCGGGCATGAAGCAGTCACCCAGGATCTTGTAGGGCGCGTAGACGTCCCGTGGGTCGCCCTCGGTCGGCGAACCGGTCATGAGCACCCGGCGCTGGGCCTTCTGCGCGATTTCCCACGCAGCCGTCGTCCGGTTGGACGTCCACGCCTTGACGTTGTGGCTCTCGTCCAGGATCAGCGCTTCGTAGGGTAGTCGCGCAACCAGCGAATCTACTATCCTTTTGGCAGTGTCGTACGTGGCCAAGACGATGTCGACGCGCTCCTGCGCGGCGCGGTCGAGCGCAGCCTCTTTCTCCTTCGGCGAGCCGACGAGCGCGACCCACCTGAGCTGGCGGTCGGAATGACGATCGATCTCGCGACCCCAGTTCTCGACGGTGACGCGTGGTCCGAGCACGAGCGCGCAGCCTCGCATCCCGCCGAGCCGCAGCAGCCGCACCAGGTCGATGGCGATCTTCGACTTGCCCAGACCAGGGTCGAAGTAGAGCGCGGCGCGGATGTTGTGGAAGACGTGGCAGAGCCCATCGACCTGGTGAGCGTACGGCTTGGTGATGTAGTCGAAGTACGCCGGCAGCTCGCGCGCGGCGAGGGCGGCCTTGGTCGTGGCGAGGGTAGCGATGTGTTGCTGGGCGACGGGGGACAACACCACTTCGGCATCGCGCGAGATCACGTCGAAGTCGGCCAGCACCTTCTCGGACGCCGGGAAGAACGCGGGGTACATCCACAGCCCGCGCTGCTCGTCCCACGTCGCGCCGAAGATGCGGCCGTGGGTGAGCGACTGGCCCGGGATCATGAAGACCGGGGTGCCGTTGCCCGCGCGGCCGACGCGGACGTCCATCCTGGTGCGCGTCATGTGACGATGCCTTTCTATCACGGAGAGGCCCTGCGTGTTTACGAGGTAAACCATGCCTGACGGAATGCTCGACCCCGGCGTCGCGGAACTCGCGTCGCACAACAGCGCTTCGCAGGGCAGTCCGCTCTTCGATTTCCTCACGGCGTTCGCGCCGCGGAAGCTCAAGGACCTCTTCCGGCTGTGCGAGTACCTCTACTTCAACAGCGCGCAGATCTACGCGGCGCTGCAGAAGTTCTGCACGTACCCGATCACGAACCTGATCTACGAGACCCAGAACGAATCGCTCAAGCAGTTCTTCGAGGACCTGCACGACAAGGTCTTGAAGACGAAGCGGACATTGATCCGAGCCGCCATCGACAAGTTCGTCTACGGCAATGCGTTCTTCTCGATGTACGCGCCATTCGTGCGCTTCCTCAAGTGCCCGCGGTGTGCGCGGCTAACCAACGTCCACCAGGTCAACTACAAGTTCAAGCTCAAGAAGCTCTCGTTCAACTACGAGTGCAGCGGATGCAGCACGCGCGTCGACGCGAGCGAAAAGAACATCGTCGACCGCAAGATCACGCGCAAGGATCGGCTCTCGGTGATCCGCTGGGACCCGAAGCTGATGGATATCGACTACAACCCCATCACCGGGCACAGCGAGTACTTCTACACCATCCCCAAGGAGCTGAAGGAGCGCTGCGCGAAGGGCAACAAGCACCTCATCGACACGATGCCGATGGAGTTCTTGAAGGCCATCCGCGAGGACAAGATCTTCAAGTTCGCCGAGGGCCAGATCTTCCACATGCGTATGGACGCACCTGCTGGCATCGAGGCCCAGTGGGGCTTCCCGCCGCTGGCGTCGACGATCAAGCTGTTCTTCTACGCAGCCGTGCTGCGCAAGGCGAATGAGGCGATCGCGCTGGACTACATCGTCCCGCTCCGCATCATCTCGCCCAAGCAGTCCTCGCCCAACGGCGACCCGCTGGTCACCATCAACCTCGCCAAGTGGTCGGCGCAGATGAAGGACAGCGTCAAGAAGTGGCGCCGCGACCCTCTCCACATCATGTGGTCGCCGGTCCCCGCCGAGGTCACGCACCTCGGCGGCCAGGCGCGCGCACTGATGACGCTCGGCGAGGTCCAGGCTGCGGAGGACAACATCATCGCGGCCATGGGCCTGCCCAAGGAGTTCATCTACGGCGGCTTCTCCGCGATGGGCTCCGGCATCCAGCTGCGCGTGCTCGAGAACCAGCTCGTCCACCAGACCGGCGATCTCAACGACCTCCTGCAGTGGATCACGGACAAGTCCGCCAAGCAGCTCGGTCGCGGCACCGTCCAGGTCTCGCTCGCGCCCTTCCGGTTCATCGACGACGTCCAGCAGAAGGCCCTGCTGCTGCAGCTCAACATGGCCGACCCGACGACCGGGCCGTGGCTGTCCAAGCGGACGCTCGGCGAGGCCTTCGAGGTCGACCCCGCGGACGAGCGGAAGTGGCGCAAGCAGGAGGCCCTCGAGGACGCCCGCACCGCGCAGGAGCTGCAGCAGGAGCTGATGAAGCGGCAGAATTCGCTGGCCACGCAGGCGCGCTCGCAGGCGCAGCTGGGGCAGCAGGGCCTGTCGTACGACCAGCAGGCCGTGATCGCGCAGGCCGATCAGATCGTCCAGCAGATGGCAGCTCTTGACCCCGGCTCACGTCAATCGCAGATGCATGCGCTGCAGAGCGAGGACCTCGTGATGTACGCCGTGGTCAAGGAACGGCTCCAAGCGCAGACCACCGCCCAGAACCACGACGCCATCACGGCGATGCGGCAGGGTGGAGACCCATCGGGCGGCGGTGCTCCCCCGGCTACTGCCTGATAGGATGCAACGATGGCTGAAGAAGACGACTTCGTAGCGTCCATCGCGAAGGCCCAGCGCGGAGCCAGCGACGTTGCTGGCATGTTTGGCGGGCCTGGTCGGGTCGCGTTCGAGGGCAACCCGCGCAAGATGGGCCCCGAACTGGAGTTCGACGCGCATGTGCAGCTGTTCGGGCTGCCAGGTGACCGCGGGGAGTACGAGGACGTGCTCAACAAGGTGCTGCGCGGCGAAGCGACCATCCGCTACGAGGAGAAGACGTTCACCAAGGACGGCGACTTCATCGTAGCGGTCTGCTACCTGACGCCGCGCCAGCTCCCGCAGGCCAGGCCGGATCAGGACGCGGGCGATGCTGAAGCGCCCGTGCTGCCGCGAAGGATCCCGTAGCAACCTCTTCTACCAAGAAACACCATGAACCTGCGCCCGGTCATCGAAGACGCTGCCACCCGGCGCGAGGCCATCCGCAAGAAGGCGGCCGAGGCCCTCGCGCAGGTGTTCCCTCTCAAGGCGGGCAAGCACACGCTCGAGCTGTCCAACATCCGCGTCGAGCCCCGCGAGTTCTCATCGCGCGAGCAGAAGACGGCCGTGCTCGAGGGCCGCACGCTGTCCGAGCGCATCCGTGGCGACATCGTCGTCAAGGACTCTGCGGGCCAGCCCGTCAGCTCCGCGCGCGACTTCACGCTGATGCAGCTGCCGTACTTCACGCCGCGCCACACCTTCATCGTCGACGGCACGGAGTACTCGGTCGCCAACCAGCTGCGTACCAAGCCCGGCGCGTACGTCCGCCGACGCGGCAACGAAGAGCTGGAAGCGACGTTCAACCTCGCCCGCGGCGCGAACTTCCGCGTGTCGATGGACGCGGAGAAGGGCCTGCTCTACATGCAGCCCTCACACACCACGTCGAAGATTCCGCTGCACCCCGTGCTGCGCGCGCTCGGCGTGCCGCAGCAGGACATCGCGGCGGCGTGGGGCTCCGAGATCGCACAGATGAACCGCGACGCGTGGAAGGCGCCGGACAAACACGTCGACAAGCTGTACTCGACGCTGGTCCACCCCGCGAAGCAGACCGCGACGACGCAAGACGAGAAGGCGCGCGTGCTGCGCGACTACTTCGACAACACCGTCATGGACCCAGAGGTCTGCGTCAAGACGCTGGGCTACCCCTACGACAAGGCGTCGGCCAGCGCGATGCTCGCGGCCAGCAAGAAGCTGCTCGACGTCCACCGGACGGCGGCCGACGTCGACGACCGCGACTCGCTCGCGTTCAAGACGCTCCACTCGGTGGACGACTTCGTCAAGGAGCGCATCCAGCTCGGCGCCCGCGCGATGCGCACCAAGCTGGGGTGGAAGCTCGACGCGGCGCGCGGCGACGTCAAGAAGGCGCTGCCCGCCGGGCCGTTCACCGGCGCGGTGCGCGGCCTGCTCACCGGCACGTCGCTGTCGTCAGTGCCGATGCAGATCAACCCGATGGAGCTGATGGACCAAGCGTCGAAGGTGACGATGCTCGGCGAGGGCGCCATCCCGTCGGAGCGCGCCATCCCACTCGAGGCCCGCGACGTCCACCCGACCCACATGGGCATCCTCGACCCGGCGCGGTCACCGGAGAGCTTCTCCATCGGCGTCGACCTGCGCGCCGCGATCGGCGCGCGCCGCGACGAGAAGGGCAACCTCTACGCGCCCGTCCGCGACGTGCGAACGGGCAAGTCGACGTTCCTCAAGGCCGCCGACATGGAGAAGGCGGTGGTCGCGTTCCCGGGCGAGAACGTCGAGGCGAGTCGCCTGGTCGACGCGATGAACCGAGGGAAGGTCGAGAGGGTCCCGGGGTCCGAGGTCACGCACCAGATCGAGCACGTCGCCGACCTCTACGGCCCGACGTCGAACCTGCTGCCGCTCATCTACGGCATCCAGGGCAACCGCGTGCTGATGGCCAGCAAGCACCAGGGCCAGGCGCTGCCGCTCGTCCACCGCGAGGCGCCCCTCGTGCAGGTCGAGTCGTGGAAGCCCGGCGTCTCGGTCGAGCACGAGATGGTCAAGCAGGTCGTGCCGACCGCGCGGCGCGCCGGCGTCGTGGCAAAGATCGACGACGACTACATCCACCTCTCGGACCGCCACGACGACGAGAAGACGTCCGCGGCGCCCGACAAGCTGCACTACGACAAGGACTTCCCGCTCGCGGCCAAGACCGCGCTGCACAACACGCTGCTGGTGAAGGCCGGCGACAAGGTCGAGAAGGACCAGCCGCTCGCCGAGTCGAACTTCACCAAGGACGGTGCGCTCGCGCTCGGCACCAACCTGCGCGTGGCGTACATGCCCTACCGCGGCCTCAACACCAACGATGGCATCGTCGTGTCGCAGGGCGCCGCCGACAAACTCGTCAGCGAGCACATGTACCAGCACGGCGTCGAGCGCAGCGGCGAGACGGAAATCGGCCGCGAGAAGCACCGGACCTACTTCGGCAACAAGTACACCGCCGCGCAGTACGCCAACCTCGACGAGGATGGTGTCGCGAAGCCCGGCGCGATTCTCCACCAAGGCGACCCAATCGTCGTCGGCGTGCGCCCAAACCGCGTCACCGGCGACGCCGCGCTGCTCGGCAAGCTGTCCAAGTCGCTGGTCAAGCCGTTCGAGGAGGTCGTCGAGCGCTGGACGCACGAGCAGCCCGGGCACGTCGTCGACGTCGCAAAGACGCCGCATCGCGCCTCCGCGTCGGTGCGCACGACCGAGGCTCTGCAGATCGGGGACAAGCTCTGCTTCGACGAGGCGACGGAAGTTCTGACGCGTCGCGGGTGGAAGCCGATCGCGGCCGTGACGCTACAGGACGAAGTTTGCACGCTTCAAGGCGACCAAATCACCTACGCGAATCCAGAAGCCACACACTCCTACCCGACCGGCGGGCGCATGTACGCGGTGCGGTCTCAACAGGTCGACTTCGCAGTCACCGCCAACCACCAGATGTACGTCAAGCGGCGCGACCACGATCAGTTCGAGCTGCTGCGCGCCGACGCGATTGCAGGCAAGCGCGTCCAATTCAAGAAGAACGGCAACTGGCAGGGCACGCACGTCGACGTATTCGAGTTCCCCGCGATGTCCGTTCGCGCGGGGCAGGGCGGTGTCGGGACCCGCGAGCTGCCACCGCTGCGCATGCCGATGAACACGTTCCTGCTGCTGCTCGGTGCATTCCTTTCCGAAGGAAATACGTTCGACCAACCCGGAACGTACGGCATCGACATCACGCAGACGCGCGAGCCCAACCGACAACAGCTGATCGACGCACTGCGCGCCGCCGGTATCGCGTTCTATCCGGGACCAGAGAAAATCAGAATCTACGGCAAGCAACTGCTCGCGTACTTCTCGCAATTCGGGCTCGCGCACGAGAAGTACATCCCCGACAACGTCTTCGACCTGCCACCAGCGCAGTTGCGCATCCTGTTCCAGTGGTTGATGTGGGGAGACGGCTCGTCGAAGCCGTGCGGGCGCCCCGTCGCGTACTTCACTGTGTCGCGACGCCTAGCCGATGACGTCCAGCGCCTCTGCCTGCACGTGGGCTGGGCGGCCAACGTGGATCGGATCCACGAGGGAGGCCCCGTCACGATCATGGGCAAGGCGAGCCACGCGCGTCCATTCTACCAAGTCAGCATCGTGACGACGAAACTCGAGCCGCAGATCAATCACGGGCACACCAAGAAGCAGAACGCGCAAGAAGAGGGCTTCATCGAAGACTACGCGCGACCCGTGTACTGCCTCACCGTGCCGGGGCACGTGCTGTATGTTCGCCGCAATGGCAAACCCGCCTGGTGCGGCAACTGCAACCGCTACGGCAACAAGGGGGTCATCGCCAAGATCGTCCCAGACGAGCAGATGATCCACGACCAGGACGGCCGACCGGTCGACCTGTTGTTCACGTCGGCCGGCATCGTATCGCGCATCAACCCGGCGCAGACCGTAGAGACGATGCTCGGCAAGGTCGCCGAGAAGACGGGCAAGCCCGTCGTCGTACCGCAGTACGTCCCGGGACGGGACAATGTAGAGTACGCCAAGAAGCTGCTCGCCGAACACGGGCTAACGGACAAGGAGACCGTGTCCGATCCGATCACAGGGAAGAAGATCCCCGACGTGGTGGTCGGCAAGAGCTACATCCTCAAGCTCTTCAAGACGACGGACAGCAACTGGGCCGCGCACGGCGCCGAGCGCTACGACTACAACCAGCAGCCAGCACGCGGCGGCGACGACGGCGCCAAGGGGCTAGGCCGCATGGAATTTGACGGATTGGTCGCGCACAACGCCCGCAACATCCTCCGCGAGGCCGCGTCGGTGAAGAGTCAGCGCAGTGACGAGTTCTGGCGCGCGGTCCAGCTCGGCCTACCCACGCCCGCCCCCAAGACCACGTTCGCCTACGACAAGTTCCTCGCGATGCTCACCGGGGCCGGCGTCAAGGTCGACAAGAGCGGCTCGCGACTCGCACTCGGCCCGCTCACCGACGCCGACATCAAGAGCATGTCGTCGGGCGCGCTCAAGGACGCCAGCAAGCTCGTTCGCGCCAAGGACCTGCGCCCCGAGACCGGCGGCCTGTTCGACCCGACGACCACCGGCGGCATGTCCGGCACGAAGTGGTCGCACGTCGATCTGCACGAGCCGATCGTCAACCCGGTGTTCGAGGAGCCGGTGCGGCGCCTGCTCGGCCTGACCCAGAAGGAGTTCTCCGAGCGTGTCGGCCGCGGCGGCGAGTGGTTCCGGCGCGCGCTCGACGACATCGACGTGGACGCCAAGCTCGCCGAGCTGCGCGAGGAGTCGCGGCGCGCGCGCGGGCCCGCGCTCGACGGCGTCGTCAAGCAGATCAAGTACCTCGAGGCACTCAAGGACCGCGACCTCAAGCCGGCGAACGCCTACGTCCTGACGAAGGTCCCGGTGACGCCGCCGGTCATCCGCCCGATCCTGCCGCTGCAGGACGGCCGCCTCCAGGTCGGCGACGCGAACCTGCTCTACAAGGACGCGTTCCTCGCCAGCGACCAACTGCGCGAGGCGAAGAAGACGCTGCCCGAGTCCGAGCTGGCTGACCCGCGGCGCCACCTCTACGACGCCGTCGGCGCGCTGTTTGGCGTCGGCGAGCCGGTCAGCCCCGGCGCGGAGAAGCGCGGTGCCAAGGGCTACATCGCGGCGATCACGGGGACACGCCCAGGTAGTGGATTTTTCCAATCTAGATTAATGCGCAGACAGCAAGACGTATCAGGCCGTGCTACGATTGCGCCTGACCCTACGCTCAACATGGATGAAATCGGAGTTCCCGAGGGTGTGCTGTGGCGAATGTACGGCCGGTTCGTCGTTGGCCGGCTGGTACGCAGGGGCTACGCCGCAACTGACGCGCAGAAGATGGTCGACGACAAGTCGCCGATCGCGCGTCAGGAGCTGCTCAACGAGAGCAAGGAACGTCCGGTGCTGGTCAACCGCGCACCATCGCTGCACCGCTTCAACATCATCGCGGCCTACCCCAAGGTCGTCGACGGCAAGACGCTCAAGCTCAACCCATTCGCCGAGAAGGGTACCAACGCCGACTACGACGGCGACGCGATGCAGATCCACGCGCCTGTGACGCCGGGCGGCGTCGAAGACGCCAAGAAGATGACGCTGTCGAGCATGATCTTCGCCGACAAACGGCCGGGCGTGCTCAACGTCGCGCCCGAGATGGAGAGCCTGATGGGCCTTAACCGCGCGACCCGCGCGCCATCACGCGAGAAGACACGGCACTTCGCGTCGCAGGAAGAGGCGATGGCGGCTTATCACCGCGGCGAGATCGCGCTGAATGACCCGATCGAGATCCGCGGCGCGTGACGGTACCAAAATCGCCTGGAGCAAAATCGGCCGTCGCGTTCTGCGTGAGTACAAGAACGGGGAGTCGCCGCTAACACTTAGCCGCGCGTTCAAGATTCCCAAGGGAGCAATTGCAGCGTTTCTAGGACGCCAAGGCGTAAGGCGCTCCAAGAAAGAAGCGAAACGCGTCGAAAAGGAACAAGAACGCAAACGCGTTCACGCGCCGCGCAATTGCAAACTATGCTCAGACCCATTTGTACCAACGTCGCCAAACCAGAAGTATTGCAAGACCTGCATACCTGATAAACAAGCACACGGACGCTTTACATCGAAGGGCATATCACAGCGCCACTGGGACGCGATCATCACGAGCCAAGACGGCACGTGTGCGTTGTGTAATGAAAAACCTACTGACGTCGACCACGACCATCAAACACGAGCGATACGTGGTGCATTGTGTGGAGGATGCAACCAAGCGCTAAGTCATATCGAACAGCCTGGATGGGCTGACCGCGCGACGCAGTACTTGACGAGAGACACCGGTCATCGCGTCCCAGAAGCGGCACATCGAAGACAGGTCGCCTGGCACCAGCGCTTGAAACAACGGCGCAAGCACAAGCACCTATAATTGGTCGTGCCCTTCAAGTCCCAGGCGCAGCGGCGGTTCATGTACGCCCGCCACCCCGAACTGGCCAAGGAGTTCGAGGATGCGACGCCCAAGGACAAGAAGCTCCCCGAGAAGGTCAAGCACTCGTTCGTGCTCGGCGCCGCCGCCGCGCTCGAGCAGTTCGGCTTCAAGGAAGCCTCCGCCGAGATCCGCCTGAAGATCCCGCGCCGCGAGTTCCACGGCTGGGACGAGGCGTTCAAGACCGAGCACGAGCGCAACGCCAAACGCGCGAGCCTAGGCTCGGCCGACGACCTCGCAGCCGCGCTCAGCGGCCTCGACTCACCGCTGTCACCCGGCGACCAGCTGTCTGCGCGCGACCCGCTCGACCGCTCCACCTCGTGGGGCGCGCCGTCGAACCTGTCGGCAGGTGATACCGCGAACCGGCTCAGCGACATGGGCCAGCCCACATCAATCGGAACGGTGTTCTGATGCTGAACGACTCCACCGCGCGCGGCCGCGATGCCGCCATCCGCTTCTTCAAGCTCGCCAACGACCCCGCGTTCATGTCGACGCCCGCAGCGCCGCCCGCGCCCGCGGGGCCCGGCCTGATGGACCGTGCCAAGGCGTTCGGACAGGGACAGATGGGCGCTGCGAAGGACCTTTACGGCAACCTCCGCCAAGGTCTCGGCGGCGCAGCAACGCCCGCGCTCGGCATGGAGGCACGCCAGAACGCGCTCGGCAACATGCGCACGCTCGCGCCGTCGCTGCTCGCCGGCGGCGCGCTCTACATGCTCCATCGGCACAACCAGGCAAAGCGCGAGCAACAGGCCCGTCAGCAACAGATGATGATGGGCGGCGGCAGCGGCTACCCCGGGATGTGACGTGCCCACCACGCTCGGTCGCCACCTCGTAGATTCCGCGCTGCCGCCGAAGTGGCGCGGACGCGGCGAGCTGACGAAGGGCTCGCTCAACGAGCTGCTCGTCGGCCTCGCCAAGGAGGATCCGCGCGGCTACCCCGACGCTGTCACCAAGCTCAAGCGCGTCGGCGACGAGGTCGCGACGCTCGACGGCATTTCGGTCGGGCTGGACGACATCGCGCCCAAGCGCGAGGAGCGCGACGCCGCGCTCGGCCCGCACGCAGCCGCGTTCCGCCGCGCCGGCACCGCGGCCGAGAAGGAGAAGGCGCTCGCCGCGGGCTTCGACGCGATGCTCGGCGTCGCCAAGAAGCACCCGGGCACGATGGGCGACATGGTCCGCTCCGGCGGCCGCGGCAACGCCGCGCAGCTGATGCGCGCGGTCGGCGCGCCGGTGATGGTGCGCGACTCGAAGGGCAAGGTCGTACCGTGGCTCATCGACCGGAGCTTCTCCGAGGGGCTCAAGCCCGCCGATGCGTGGGTCGCCGGCGGCGAGGCGCGCGTGAACGCGGTGCTCTCAAACATCTCCGTCGTCGAGCCAGGCGACCTCGCCAAGATCCTCGTCAACAACATGGGCGACCAGCTCATCACGACGCCAGACTGCGGCACCAAGAACGGCATCGCGATGCTCGGGTCGGACCCGCACGTCATCGACCGCTACCTCACCGACGGGCGCCTGGTCACGCCGGCACTGGCGTCGGAGCTGACGCGCGAGGGCAAGACCGTCACCGTGCGCTCGCCAATGACGTGCGAGGCGCCACATGGCGTCTGCCAGAAGTGCCAGGGTCTCGCGCCCGCGGGTGGTCTGCACCCGATCGGCACCAACGTCGGCGTGCGCGCGGCGCAGGCGCTGAGCGAGCCGCTCACGCAGTTCAGCCTCAACGCCAAGCACGGCGGCCGCGTCGCGCGCGCTGACGACGAGAAAAAACTCGAGGGCATCAAGGGCGTGCGCTCGCTGCTCGAGGTGCCGTCGTCGTTCGCCCACAAAGCAGTGCTCGCCGGGCTCGATGGCGAGGTCAAGGGCATCGAGGCCGCGCCACAGGGCGGGCACTACGTCACCGTCGGGGACACCCGACACTACGTGGCGCCCGAGCACCGTGTCCTCGTCGCGCCGGGCCAGTCGGTCTACGCCGGCGACCAGCTCTCTGACGGCGTGCCCAAGCCCGACGAGGTCGTCGAGCACAAGGGCCTCGGCGAGGGCCGGCGCTACCTCGTCGACGCGCTCGCCGACGTCTACAAGCGTTCAGGCTCCGAGGTCGACAAGCGCCACCTCGAGACGCTCGCGAAGAGCGTGCTCAACTACGTCCAGGTCGTCGACCCCGGACCAGACGACGCGTTCCTCAAGGGCGACGTCATCGACTACAACCGCTTCCACGCCGCGCTCGCCGCCGACAAGCGCCGCGTACCGACGGCTGACGCGGTCGGCGAGACCCTGGCCGACACCGTGCTTCACCACACCGCGGGCACGATGATCACGCCGCCGATGGTCGAGCAGCTCACGCGCCACGGCGTGACGTCAGTGCCGATCGCGACGACCGGGCCCCGCGCGGTGCCCGTCATGCGCGCCGCGTCGCGCACGCCGCTGCTGAACCCCGACTGGATGGCGCGCCTGGCGCACCGCTACCTCAAGGAGTCTCTGCTCGCGGGCATCCACCGCGGCGACGTGTCGAACCTGCACGGCGCCTCGCCGGTGCCGGCGTACGTCGCGGGTGCCGAGTTCGGTCTCGGCCAGGACGGAGGCTACTGATGACCATCGCCAGTGCACACGAAGCGGGCGCGGCAGCAGCCCGCGCGCGCTTCGGCTTCAAGGAGGCCAACCTCATTGACACCGGGATCAGCGCGGCACGCAACCTCGGCCTGGTCGGCATGGGACCGGAGGCGTTCGTGCAGGGGCCCGCCGCGTTCCGCGCGGGCGGCGCGCTGCACCCGCGCCAGGTGCTGTGGCCGACGCTGCCCGGCCAACCTGTTCGCCAGACGCTGGGCCGCATCGGCACCCTCGGCACGCTGGCTGCGCTTCCCGGCATGATGCACAGCGACCCCGAGCAGGGCCGCGCGGCGCGCCTGCTCGGCGGCATCGGCGGTCTCGCGGGCATGATGTACGGCGGTCAAGCAGGCGGACTCGCTGTCGCGCCGATCGGGATGGCGCTAGGTCGCGGCCTCGGACACGCAGTCGGACGCCTCTTCTAACAGGGACAAGACGCCATGAAAACTCTCAAGGACTCGTATGAGGCGGGCTGCGCAGGCGCCCTCGCGCACTTCAAGCTCGCCAACATGATGCAGGGCGCTGCGGGCTACAACCCGATGCTCAGCGGCCAAGCCGCGACGAACCACGCACCACCTGCAACAGCGGCTGCCCCAGCACCTGCATCACCTGCGATCGCTGCAGGCGCGCCCAAGGCCAAGGCGCTCGGCTGACCCGCGTTGGGAATTGCCAAATGCCGCCCTATCATTCACCCGTTCCCCAGGAGAGATAGCCGCATGTTCAAGCACGCCTTCGTTCGTGGCATCCAGACCGCGCTGGTCAACGCAGGCCGCGCTTCGTTCCCCGACGAGACCACCGCACACAAGGTCGCGGACCTCATCGCGGACCGCGTCGAGATCGACCTGAGCCGGGACATCGGTCGCGACGTCGTGGTCAAGGTCTCGAACGAGGTCATCGCGGCATCTGACTGGTTCAAGGGCCGGCCGGGGTTCAAGGCGGCGTCCTTCAACAAGCTCAGCTCGTGGGAGGACGTGCACAAGCTCGCCAACCACAGCGTCATCCAGTTGATGACGAAGCTCGCCGAGGGCTCGACCATCGAGGGCGGCGACAAGGGCAACGAGGAGAAGCAGTCGCCGGCCGGCGAGACGAAGATGGACGTCGAGCAGCGCCCGCCGGGCTACGCGACGGACAGCCTCGGCAAGACCGAGGTCGACACAAAGCCGGGTGCGGTGGGCAAGGAAGAAGAGAACCCGAACAAGCCGGCGCGCAGCGACGACAAGTCGAACTCGCCGCAGGAGCAGTCGCGCACCGCGTCCGAGACGCTGCGCAGCCTGTTCAAGCAGGCTGAGGGCTCGACAATCCTCGGCGGCGACAAGGGCAACAAGGCGATGGGCTCCGCCGAGGCCAAGATGGACGCCGAGCAGCGCCCGTCGGGCTATGCGACGTTCGGTGTCGCCGGCGTCGGCAGCCTCGGCGAGGTGATGAAGCAGGTGAAGGGCCCGGCCGTCGTCGGCCGCGAGACCACGCAGCCCAACGCCCCCGCCCGCACCGACGACAAGTCGAACTCGGTCCAGCAGCACTCGGCGAAGGCTGCGGCGGAGGACCCCTACATCGCGCTGTTCAAGAAAACGGCTGCCGAGGTCGCCGAGTACCTGCCCGCGTCGTTCGACGACGACCGCAAAGTCGCCGCGGTCCGCGCGTGCATGGGCCTGAACGTCGTCGAGAAGGCGCACTACCTGACGGGCCTCCAGAAGGAGGCGTCCGAGAAGACCGCGGCGGCGACGCCCGCGGCGGTCCCGCCGGGCTCGCGCACGGACGGCTACAAGAACCACACCCCCGAGGCGACGCACTCGCGGCCCGGCGCCTACGACGGGCGCGGAGGCAACCAGGGCACCAAGTCGGCCGAGCTTCCGCCCTTCATGGAGAAGAAGGAGGAGGGCGAGAAGAAGGACGACGACAAGGACAAGAAGGACGACGACGGCAAGGACAAGGACAAGGACAAGGACCTGCCGCCGTGGATGAAGCACGAGGAGGAGAAGAAGGCGGCCCTCAAGGCCGAGATCGAGCGCATCAACGCCGCCCAGCGCAGCGCGGCGTGAGCCTTCCTCGCCACATCCGCCTCGCCGGGCTTCGCGCCGTCGAAGACAAGCTTGCCGAGATCGCGATGCCGACACTGGCCTCGCTCAAGGCGCAGAAGACCCGAGAGCTGGGCACCGGGCCCAGCACACCCAACGCTCCCATTCCGAAGGTCGTCTCCTTCCCGACGTCCTGACCGAGGTCACCCATAATGCCGCCGCTCAGCCCGCGCACTCAGCAGTTCCAGGCCGGGATGAACGCCGGCCCGGACCAGGAGGCCCAGCTCTTCGAGCAGGGCATGTCCGACATGGCCTACAACCTCCTGTCGTCGAAGATGCCCGACGTCATGCAGGACGTCGTCACCTTCAAGGTGATCAAGGCCGACGTCGACAAGGGAGCGGGCGTGGGCGCGTTCATCGTGCTCCGCAACGACCAGCCGATCTACATCCCGGTCGTGCTCGTCGACAACACGATCAAGCCGCTCGAGGTCTTCTTCCACAAGACCCTCAACATCTTCCTGCCGCTGACCAAGGGCTGGCTGGACGAGATCGACAAGACAGCGCTCTCGGCGCTGGGCAAGGGCATCAAGACCCCCGAGACGCTCTACACCGACGTCGACATCCGCAACGTCGTGGTGCCGCCGATCACGGGCCGGTTCTCGTACGCGGCGTGGATGCCCAAGGCGATCTACGACGCCTCGCGCGTCGTCTCGCGCGAGTACCTCGACGCGCGCGAAAAGGAAGCGGCCGAGCCCGCGCCGATGTTCATCGGCATGCTCGAAGCCGCACCCAACCGGGTGAAGACCGCATTCGTCGCCACGCTCAAGCGCCACCCCCGCCTGCTCAAGACGGCAGCGGCGTTCTACGGCGTCGCGGCGCTGTCGCGCGCGGTCCAGCCGCGCCTCGAGAAGGTCGCGGCCAAGCAGTTGTCTGGCGGTGCGTTGTGGATCGCCGACAAGGACAACACGCCGACCGACTTCCGCCGCATCTTCGGTGACCAGGCCGGCGAGGCCTACGCGGGCGTGCGCAAGAAGGGCTTTGCCGCCAAGGACGAGCGTCTGACCCGTAACATGGCGGTGCAGGAGCAGCCGTTCGCGCACTGGACCGAACCGAACCAGCCGGGCGTGTACTGCCTCTACAGCTCCGACGGCGGCGAGCGCTACGCGTTCGTGATGCCCGATCCGATCGACCTGCTCGACGACGGCACGCGCTACGGCCGGCGCCCGGCGATCCCGGCGCACAACCCCGTCGTCGACAACTCGTACCGCGACCCCGACAACTTCGGGCCCAACAACAAGGTCTACCCGGTCGGGCGCCCGAACGAGGCCGACTACGCGACCAAGCGCGACTACACCGCGAAGCCGTACCTCGCCGCATTCGGCGACGGCAAGTACCTCATGACGGATCGTCTGGTCGGGCGCAGCTCCGTCGCTGACGACGTTGCCGGCCGGCTCCAGGAACGCCTGTTCGACAAGGTCGACGGTGCACCGCGGACGGGCAAGGGCTTCTTCGTCCGCAAGCTCCACTCGGTCTACCAGGCAACGGTGCCCGTCGAGGTCAAGTCGATGTCGACCGGCAGCGACGGCGTGCGCCGCCTGAAGATCAGCGGGATTGGCGGCTACCCGGAGAAGACCGTCTGCACCGACCCGACGCACCCCTACGGCGCGATCTGGATGCCCAAGGGCGCCGACGTCGTCTACCTCCCGCCGGACTTCATCTGGATCCCGCTCGGCGAGAAGCTCGACGAGCGCGGCTGGTATCGCTCCGCGCTCGACCTGCAGGCGTGCGTCTCGAGCATGCTCTCGGCCGTGGGCGCGAAGAAGGTCGCGATCAAGGACGCGGGCGCCAAGCAGTTCTCGATCAACGGAATGGCTCCGCTGAGCTTCGTTCCCGCGCTCAAGAAGCTCGCTCACGGATGCAACATCTCCGTCGACGACGCCGAGGCACTGCTCACGAAGGCCGCGTCCGACCATTCGGCAACGGCGTGGATCGCGACGCGCGCGCAGCTCGCGACCGCACAAATCCGCCTCGACAAGATCGCTGCAGGTGACAAAACCTCGTCTTTCGTCGACAGCAGTGCGATGGGAGGTTCGGGCGGTCCTGCATCACTCGGAGGTCCTCTCAAGGGATTGCTCGCCAAGAAACCCCAAGCTCCGCAACTACCCGGAGCACCGCAGCGCGGTGCAATGATGGGCGGTGCGTTAGGTGGCTTGTTGGGCAAGCTCGGTGCCGATGACAGCGACGACAAGAAAAAGTCCGATAGCAAGCCGAAGAAGAAGGCTCCGCCGAACGGCGGCGCTGACGCGGGTCCGCCGGGCGGCGATCCGAGCATGGGCGATCCGAACCTCGGACAAGACGCGGCCATGGCAGCAATGGGCCCACCGCCTGCTCCGCCCCCGCCGGCGCCGCTCGACCTCGCAGCGATGGAGATGGACCAAGCGATCCAGCACGAGATGCAGAAGTTGATGGACCGTCAACAGACGATCCAACAGCTGCTGCAGCGTTCGAGCGAGATCGGCGGCGGCGCACCGCCTGCCGCGTCCGTGCAGTCGCAAGCAATGGGTGCGCCTCCGTCGTCGATGAACCTCGCGACGGGTGGGCCGGGCATGCCTCCCGGCATGACCGCGGGTATGGGCCAACCGCCGCAGGATCCGTCGATGGGCGCGGCCGTGCCTCCGGGCATGCCTCCGGGCGGCCCGTTCCCTCCCGGCGCCGGCGACCCGTCGATGATGGGCGGCGGCGCCGACCCGTCGATGGGCGGGATGTTCGGCGGCATGGGCGGCGGCATGCCCAGCGGTGGGCAGCCTGGCATGGACCCGTCGATGATGAGCGGCATGTCGGGTGGCATGCCCGGTGGCGACCCGAGCATGAGCGGCATGGGCGGTATGGATCCGGCGATGGGCGGCGGACAGCCGCCGCCGTCGGCGATGATGCCCTCCGACGGCCCAAACGCGCAGGCGATGGGGCAGGAGATCAACCCGCAGTTCCTCGACCAGGTCGCGCAAATGCGCTCCGCCGACATGTTCGACGCGGCGGCCGTCGCCACGCTCGCGCAGTCACCCGAGCTGCACGGCGTCGTCGCGCAGTACCTCCCCAACCTCGAGAAGGCCGTCGACAACCTCGCCCGCGTGCAGCTCACGCTGTGGATGCAGGAGCCTGATCTCAAGCAGCAGATCGGTGAGGCCGCGTTCGCGGGCATCGAGGAGAACATGCAGTCGTCGTTCAAGGGCCTGGGCGACCTCGTCCTGCGCCTGTCCCGCGGCGTCCAGGCCGTAAAGGAGCCGGACGATCATGCGGCGTGAGCGCAAGCCCGACTCGCGCTACCTCGCGGTCATGCGTATGGCCGAAGAGCCGAAGCAGGAGCACGAGCAGGCGCTGTGGCGCCACCTCAACGGCGTCGTGTTCTCCGACGTCATGGAGCGCGTCGTCGACCTCTATGAAGACCCGTTCTTCGAGCGTGAGCAGGTCCAGGCCTGGATCATCGCGGGGGCGGAGGACACGCGCATCCACCAGGACATCGGCGTCTCGCTCGCTGTGCTGCCGGCATTCCGCCACCTGTGCTGCAACCTGTCCAACTTCCGCGACCGACTCGAGTTGCTGCGATGGGTGCGGAACTACGAGGGCAGCCCGCTCGGTCGCGCCATGCTCGCGGTCGCCACCCACTTCGACGGCGTCGAGGCGCTCGCGCACCACTCCGGTCGCGAGTCCAAGCTCTCTGCGTCGCACGTCCAAGAGCAGACGATGCGCGAGGCCTACTTCCGCAGCATGCGCACGCTGCGCATGAACACGCTGAACAGCACCGAGGGCTCGGCCGCGCACAGCATGCTGAAGACCGCGATGAACGCGGCCGCGCTCGTCTCCGATGGCGGCACCGGCGGCAACCTCTCCGACCTGCTCGCCAAGCTCAAGTTCCGCGAGCTGACGCATGAGGCGGGAGCCGCCGTGCCCCGCGAGGAGATCGTCCACTGATGCGCGCCTACCAAGAGAAGGACTTCGACCAAATGGCCCAGCGGGTGGTCGATCGCTTCATGAGCGGCGAGAAGCTCGCCGACATGGCCGCGATGGAAGCGCAACAGGGGCAGCTCAACCCCGATCAGGTCGCGCGCCTTGTCCAGGCCGCGAACACGATGGCGTTCCTGCGGCTGATGGAACAACAGAAGCAGCAGGGCGTGCCCGACATGACCGGCGAGTTCGACCCAATCGACCCGCGCCAGGTCCTGCAGCACATCATGGGCGGCGTCGACCTTCCGCACGAGGAACCGCCGCACGCTGAGCCCGACGGCGACGAGGGGCCGCTGCCCAACGAGATCGGCGAAGGCGAGGCCATGATGGCCAGCGGCCAGGGCGGCGAGCCCAAGGGCGAACCACCGATCGACGACGACAACGACGGGCCGTTCCCCAAGGGCGAGAAGCAGAAGTCCAAGGACGACGACGGCAAGAAGGACAAGCCCGAGAAGAAGGAGCCGCCCAAGGAGTCGAAGAAGGACGAGGCCAAGGAAGCGGCGTTCCGCGGCGAGCGCCGGCGCAAGTTCGCCTCTGTGCTCGAGGACCAGTACAAGCAGGCCGAGTGGCTGTTCGAGGACACGTTCGGAGCCCTCGAGCGCTCGCTCAGCCGCGCCTGGGGCGGCCCGTCGCTCGAGGCCTTCGAGAAGGACGCGATGGCGCTGCGCGGCGACGCGTTCGGCGCCGTCGTCCTCAACCTCGTGCGCGAGTCGCGGCGCCTGCCGCCCCTGACGCACGAAGACATCTGCGCCAAGCACGCCGCGCTGGTCGACCGCCACCTCGTCACCGAGAACGAGGCGACGCGCCTGTTCGAGAAGCTCGCCAGCATCGCGGCCGAAGCTGACAAGCTGCGCCGCGGCGCGGAATTCGTGAGGATCCAGTGCAGCTGAGCGACGTCCTCGCGCTGACCACCCGTCGTGCGCTCGAGCGCCACACGCAGAAGCGCGCTGGCGTGATGTTGCCGCTCGCCGTCGGCGCGATGATCCCCAGCATCGTCGAGAGGGCGCTCGAGCGCGCGCACTCGACCGAGCACGCCGTCGATGAGGCGTCGTTGCCGAAGACCGCTGCGCTGCCGATGCAGCTCGCGCTGCCGCTCGCGCAGCTGTTCCACAACCCCAAGGCGGCGGCGGGCGCGGCGGCAGGAGCCGCGGGCCGCGGCGCGATGGGCGCCGGCCAAGCCATCGGCGGCGGGCTCCTCGAGGGCGCGAAGGGCAGCCTGGGCGAGATCGGCGCGGCGCCCGGCAAGGGTGTCGCCCACGGCCTCAGCTCGCTCGTCGAGAAGAAGCTGTTCGGCCGCGAGCTGGGCGAGCGGCAGGACACGCTCGGCATCGGCGGCGGCGCAGCGGCCAAGGCGTTCGGCGCCGAGGCGGGCAAGGCCGGCTTCGGCCTGCTCCGCGACATGGCCGCCAAGGCGGTGGAGGCCGTCGGGCATGCTGGCGACCAGGCCGCGCGCGAGGCCATCGTCGGCAAGCTCAAGAAGACCGACTCGGTGCTCGCCGGTGCCGACGACGCCACGCTGATGGGCGCGTACCACAGCATGACGCGATTCGCGCCCGTGCTGTCCACCGACGAGAACGCGGTGCGCTCGTTCCTCCGCCAGGCCGTGATGACTGGCGCGGGCCCGGACTACATGTCGATCAAGCTGCTCGCCGACGCCGAGCGCGCCGTGACCGGCGGCGGTGACAAGCGCGCGGCCGAAATGTCGCACGACCAGGCCATCAAACAACTGCTCGAAATGGCAGCCGAGCAAGCGCGCAAAGACCGACCCACCGACATCCTGAAGTCCACGGCGCTCGGTGGCCTGACGGGTGCCGGAATGGGGGCGCTCGGCGGAGCCTTGTCCGACGACAAACATCGCGCACGCGGCGCACTCATCGGCGGAGGCCTCGGCGGCGCACTCGGTGCCGGTGGAGGCGCCTTGTCCGAATGGTTGTTTCCGCAACCCAAGGCGTACGAGCTGCAGCCTATCGGTGAAAGGACTCACGATGACCCTCGATGACCTCATCCCGCCCTCCGTCACCGCGGCCGTCGCGCACCACGGCCTGCACAAGATCGCCGGCGCGATGCTCGGCGTCCCCGAGTTGAACATCGGCGTCGCGGTCAAGACCATCGGCGAGCGCGCGTACCGCCGCCGCAAGGAAGCGCGCGCAATCGCCGACGGCCTCGGCGCGCTCGCGGCGGTGACCGGCACCAAGATCGCTGAGGACTCCGCGCTCGCTGAGCTGCTACGGCGCACCGTCGCACCGGCGCGGTGACCCCATGACCGCGCTCAACCAGGCCCTCGAGACGTCGGTCCTCCTCGCGGAGAAGATCGCGTCGGCGCGCCCGCCGTCGGCCACGCTGCTCGAGCGCGCCGCGCTTGCTGACTTCGCCGCGTTCGGCATGTTCAAGCGCGCTGCAATCGACCCCGCAGCGATGTCCGCGCTGCAGCGCGGCCTGGGTTGGGGTGTCGGCCTGGGCATCCCTGCGCTCGGCGTCGGCCATCTACTCGCGCGCGACGCCGGCAACCAGGGTCACGAGCTGCTGCGTGACGCGCGTAACCAGGCGCTGATGACGGCCGCCGGCGTCGGCGGCATGCAGGGCCTCGGCGAGCTGCTCAAGAGCAAGCTCAGCCGCCCGAGCCCCGCGACCAACGACGATATGGCCGGCGCACTGTCGTCCCCACAGAAGCTCGCGGCGGCGATCCTCGTCGACGATGTCCTCGAGGCCGCGTGCGCCCTGTCCGACCCGGACGCCAAGCACGCCGCGCTCGTGCTGCTCGTGCGCCACCGCGGCGACGGCGCGCGCCTGCTGCGGAGCCTGCTGCCGTGAAGAAGCTCATCGAGCTGCCCGAGTTCTTCCCGACCGGCGAGCTGACCGCCCAGATCATCCTGCCATGGAACGGCGGCCGCTCGGTCGACACCAGCCGCATCACCAAGCACGCGTCCGAGGCGCTCGACTACATCAAGAGCGTCACGCCCGAGGCCGGCAAGACCGCGATGCTGCTGTGCGCGATGGGCGGCGAGGAGACCTACGGCCCCAACCGCAACGGCGACGGCTTTCCCGAGTTCCCCGTGCCCGCGCGCGGCAAGATCGCCTCCGCCGACCGCCGCTGGTTCGTTGCGCCCGGCCAGGAGCTGACCAAGCACTACCACTCGTTCGAGACCAACCCCGCACACGCGTTCCAGCACCACGCCAACCGCGACCCGGCGAAGGCCTCGGGCGTGGTGAAGAAGGCGTTCTGGAACCCGCGCATGCACCGGGTCGAGCTGCTGGTCTCGGTCGACGACGCCAAGGACCCCGAGTGGGTCAAGCGCGCGGCCGACGGCGAGTTCGTGCCCGTCAGCATGGGCTGTCGCATCAAGTACGACGTCTGCGCTCGCTGCGGCAACGAGGCGCCGACGCGTGCGGACTACTGCGACCACGTCAAGTTCGCGATGAACGTCGTCGACGCGAACGGCTTCAAGGACTACGTCCACAACCCATCACCCGACTTCTTCGACATCAGCCGCGTGTTCCGCCCGGCTGACCGCACCGGCTACACGCTCAAGAAGGTCGCCGAAGCGACGCCCGAGATTCGCCTGTCGGCGCTGCTCGGCGAGGAATCCGACGCGCTCGCGCTCAAGGGCGCCGCGGTGCAGAAGCTCTCCGACATCGACAAGGTGATCCAGGGCGAGCCGATCGCGACGAGCCACCTCGCGCCCGACGAACGCTCGTTCATCGTCAAGCTGAAGGACCACCTCGCGCCCAAGCTCGCAGGCGCGCCGCGCATCCAGGTGGCCGGCCTGCTCGGCTACCCGCTCGGCGAGTCGCTCAGTGCAGCGGCGGCCAACGGCGTCACGCTCACCGACCGTGAGTTCATGTACCTGTCCACGAGCAAGCTCGCGGGCTGCAGCAACACGTGCATGCCGCACACGGAGGCCGAGTTCGAGAAGTTCGCGGCGGCCGGCCGCTTCGCACTCGAGCTGTTCGGCGACCGCCCTGACCTGCTGGACGAACTGCTGGACAGCGGCGTGCTCGAGTCGCACAAGGTCGCAGCCGCGCTGATGGACGGCTTCGCGCGCGCGGCGCAGAAGCGTGCAGGCGCGGGCGAGATGCTCTACCGGCGTCTCGTTCCCGAAGGTGTCGGCCTCCGGCAGGACGCCGCGCCGACCACGGACGTGCTGCACGTCGGACCCTACGAGACCACGCGCGGTGCCGCGATCGACGCGCAGGATGCAGTGACTCGCGCGCGCATGCGCAACCAGGTACTCGGCGGCGGAGCGCTTGCGCTCGGCGGCTACAAGGCGCTCGGCGCGTTCCCGTGGTTGCGCAAGTTCCGCCTGCCTCTCGCCGCGACCGCAGGCGTGCTCGGCGCGCGCGCGATCGGCAACCATGGCACCGGCGGCACGATGCAGACCGACGAGGGCTACGCGATTCCCGACATCACCGAGCTGTCGGCGAAGACCGCGTCGATGATGTCGATCGTCAACCTCGTCGAGAACGCGGTGCCGCGCAGCGCGCGCGTTGGCGTCGACGTACGCGCGTCCGACGCGCTCGGCGACGTCGCGGAGAAGCTCGGCAACATCATCACGAGTCGCCACTGACGGCGTTTTGTTTTTGAGGACCCGCTTTCCTATCATTTCCCTCGTAACGGAGACGGCCACCCATGAAGCTCTCGCATGCACTCTCGGCAGTAACGGACGGCGCGGTGAAGACCGCGTCCGCCCCCGCGCCGTCTCCGGCGCCCGCCCCCGCTGCATCGGCTCCGTCCGGTGATGCCGGCGAGCGTCTCAAGCAGGCCCTCAAAGAGGCGACGGCGCCCGAGGCGACCAAGACCGCGGGCGCAGGCTCGCCGGTCGACGACCTCACCAAGCTCGCCGCCGACCTGAGCAAGGCCGAGCACGAGGCGTTGATGAAGGAGGCGCAGTCCTACGGCGCCGCGGTGTGCGACGGCTTCATGGCCCGCGCCGCGCAGTACAAGCAGGCCGCCGATCAGCTGCCGCCGGTCGAGGTCAAGACCGCGTCGGTCGGCCAAACCGACGACACGTTCGAGAAGTTCGCCGCGGCGAACGCCGACCTCGTCAAGGAAGCCGCGCAGCAGGGCTACCGCGCCGCAGCGGACACAATCCGTGACCTCCACCAGCGCGCGTTCGACGCGGGCTGGAACGCGCAGGTCACCCAGATCCACAAGCTCGGCTGCGAGGCATTCGTCGCCGGCTTCAAGGTCGCCAACGACCTCGTCGCGGAGGCGCAGCGCTAACTCGCCATGTCGGCCGCCGTGAACACCGACGTCCTCGCTCGCCTCGAGCGCGCAGCACGTGAGAAGGTCGCCGCTTACCCGGCGCTCGTTCCCGCGCTGCTCGCCGGCGGCGCAGGCGTGCTCGCGGGTGGTGCACTCGCGAGCGGCCTCACCCATTCGCGGGATGAGGAGGCCCGTCAGCGCGCGGGCAACGTCGGATTCGGTGCAGGCGTTGCGACTGGCCTTGCTGGCCCGCAGATCGTCGACGCGCTCCACGCCCTCCAGCACAGGGGCGCCCAGTGAGCGCAACCCGTCACCTCTCGCTCGTCGTTGATGAGGTCCTCGCCGACGCGGCAACGTCGGCGCGCCGGCGCGCGGACGAGGTCCAAGCCGTCAAGACAGCCGAGGTCCAGCCCCGCACCGAGGTCGCGCGCGGCCTCCGCGCGCTCGCCGCCAACCTCCGTGACGACTCCATCGACGTCGGCTACGCCGACCTGCCGGGGTCCCGATGAAGGAGTCCGAGATGCTTCGCGCCCTTGCCCAGGACCTGCGTGCCGAACACGTCCGTCGCGAGGATGTGCGCCGCGCCAAGGCCGCTGGTGTACTCGTCGCGGCAGCAGGTCTGGGCATGCTCGCCCGCAAGCTGGGGGTGGCCCGTGGCTAACCTCCTCAAGGTCGCAGCACTGGTCGACGCGTTCGCGGATTACTACGACCAGACCGAGCGCGAGAAGACCTCGGCGATCAAGGCGACGCGCGACGCGCGCGTTCAGAAGATCGCGGCGGCTCACCTCGTGGCACACGGCGAGGAGATGACGGACGACGTCCGCCAGAAGCTCGCCGCGACCGACGACGCGTCGCTTGGCGTCGTCGAGGACTTGCTGGCCAAGCAGGGCGGCGTGGTCACGCCGCTCGGCGCGGGTACGGACCGTGATTCGGACGAGACCACCAAACCCAAGAACGTAAAGGAAGCGGCCGATGCTGCTTACGACGCGTTCGGCGCCTGGATCATCAGTTCGTAGCGCTCTCCAAAGAGGAAAACTCAGATGAAGCTCGCAAGCCTGTTCGACGTCCTGCGCGGTTGGCCCAAGGAAGGTGCCATCGACGAGACCTTCCCGATCCACCAGACCACGCCCGGCGTGCCCGACACGCTGCCGGCTGGGTCGGTCGTTTCCGTCCAAACGGACGGTTCGGTCGCGCTCGCAACCACTCCCAACCGCTCGGCGGCCAACAGCGTGGCCACCTGGGTGGTTGTCACCGACAGCACGGACTTCGATGCGACGTTCGTCGGCAGCGTGACCTGCCTGCGCATGAACGCGGAGTTCAAGCTCGACCCCTCGAACTTCGAGGCGACGACCTACACCGTCGGCGAGAAGCTGACGTTCAGTGCCGGCGTCTGGCAGCCGGCCACCACCAACAACCAGATCATCGGGGAGGTGTTGCAGAACAACATCGCCACCGACGGGACGCTCGTCGTGTTCTACACGGGCGGCGACACGGCGTCGTTCTAACCCCCGAGACCTCGAAGGAGAAGCAGCACCATGACCGCCGCATACAAGACCCAGACGCCACAGGTCTCGGCCCAGTTCATCAACTCGAACTTCGTCCGCAAGGTGACGGACGGACGGACGAAGGAAGCTGAAGCCGAGGGCACCGCCTTCATTCGCCAGAAGCTCCGCCAGGAGTCGTTCGCACGCGAGATCATCGAGCCGGTCATGCTGGCCGACGACGAGATCGACCGTGACGAGAACACGGACCAGCCGAAGAAGATCGTCGAGAAGGAGCCCAACTCCGTCGCGACCTTCGTGCCGTTCAACGGCTCGGCGCAGCGGACCTGGTTCCGTGGTCAGCGCTTCGCGGTCTACTTCGGCAAGACCGAGAGCCAGCGCTTCACCAAGAACAAGTTCGAGCTGATGACGTACCAGAACGACATCCGCAAGATCCTCTCGGACAACTCGGTCAAGGACATGGCCGACCAGGAGGACACCAAGTTCACGGCGACCAACAACGCGATCATCGCGCTGGCGCTGTCGACGCAGCGGACGCTCGCGGGCGCGTTCAACTCGAGCGGGTTCAAGCAGGGCTTCCAAGCCCTCGTCAACCGCAAGCAGCCCATCGGCAAGATCCTGCTGTCGAAGTCGACGTACTACGAGGCCCTCGACCTGCCGGCGACCAGCGTCGGTAACGACGTGGCGTCGCGGCACTACGACCTCGGCATCGAGGCCGAGGAGAAGCTGTGGGGCATCCCGGTCGTCTCGACGATCAAGCGCGACATCGTCGATGACACGGTCGGGGAGACCCGCCGCTCAGCGTACATCTTCGCGCCGCAGAACTACCTCGGCGTGTTCTTCCTGCTGCAGGACGCGACCCTGTACATCAAGCAGGAGGCCGACATCATCGAGTTCTGGAGCTACGCGGCTCCGGGTATCGGCATCGGCAACACGCTCGCGATGCAGCGCGTCGACTTCCCGTTCGCCTGATCCCCGTTGCGCCCCGCGGCGCGCTACTGTTCGACCTGGGCCCTCTTCCACCCCGTGCCGGGGACCTGCGGAAGAGGGCCCTTCGATTTTGGAGAACCCCATGACCAATTTCGTCATCGTCAACAAGACCATCAGCCGGGTCGACCTCGCGCCGCTGCGCGACATCACCGGTCAGACGCTCGTGCTGTTCCAGCGCGGGCACATCGGCGGCACCAAAGAGATCGATTCGTTCACCGCGGCCGACGAGATCGTCGAGCGCGTCAAGAAAATGGGCTGGGTCGACGTTCGCCCGGTCGGCGCGGTGCCGATCGCTGTGCCGCCTGCGCCTCCTGCCCCACTGGCACCGCCCGCTCCGCTAGCACCCGCGCACCTCGAAACCGTGCCACCCGCCGACGCGCAACCGGTCCTCGCGACCGACGAGAGCATGCCGCACACGCCGCCAGCCAACGTCATCGCCGAAGAGGATGTCGCCGCCGTGATGGCAGCGGCCGCCGAGCAGGCCACCGGCGCCCCTGGCTCGACCGAAGCCGTGCCTGACACGTCCAAGTCGCCAGACGCGCCGCAGCGCCGCCGAACCCGGCAGTAGCTCGTCGACGACTACAATAGGGGTGCATGACGACGCCGCGCATCCCCATGGCGACCGCCACCGCGATCCAGCAGCGGATCACGTCGAGCGCCTTCTTTGACGGCACGTTCCCCACCGGTGACTCGCCGATCGGCGCGGACTACACGATCTACAAGTACACGCCGCAGACCGCCGGCGGTCTGTTCTACTGGAACACGGTCGAGCCACTGGTCTGCAGCCAGATCCACGTCGACCTGGGCGGCTCGGCTGACATCACCATCAAGCTCGTCAACCTCGACCCCGCAACCGTCAACACGGCCTCGCCGGCCATCCTCGCTGGTGAGGAGATGACCATCGAGGCCGCGACGTCCGTCGCGTTCATCGCGCTCGACGAGGCGCGGTTCAAGACCGTCTTGCTGCCATTCCAGGGCATCCAGATCATCACGACGGCGAGCGGCGCGGCGCAGATTGCCCAGGTCGTCGCCAGCCTCGAGCGGCAGTTCGTGCGCTGATGCCCGTCGTCGGGACACCAACAACCCCATCCGTCGTCACCAAGGACCAGGTGAGGATGTTCATGCGCGACTACGCGCCGAACAACATCCTGCTGGACACCGTCGAGTTCACCGACAAGGAACTGAACCTGGCCATCGAGATGGCGGTGTCCGCCTTCAACACGGTCACTCCGCAGACCAACTTCACACCGCAGTCGTTCCCGCAAGGGCTCATGTACCTGCTCCTGATCGGGACGACGCGCTTCCTGCTGACGTCCAACTCGTTCATGCAGGCGCGCAACCAGGCAACTGTCCAGGACGGCGACATCGCGCCGATCGGCATCTCCGACAAGGCCGCGCTGTACTCGCAGCTCTCGCAGACGCTCAAGAGCGAATGGGATGAGCTGACGCGTGGCGTGAAGACGCAGAACAACATGGAGAGCGCGTACAACACGCTCAGCTCCGGCTACCGCAACGTCTCGCGGTTCAACAAGTCGTGACGCTGCGCGAGACCTTCACCGCCGGCGCGCGCGCCGCACTCGCCAAATTCGCGGGCCCGATGGGCGCGGACGTCGGCGTCATGCCGCCCGGCCCCGAACAGAGCCACGGCACCGAGCGCATCCAGTACGCCAAGCGCGACACGCCGGACGACGGCGCGCCGCCTGACGCGGCGAGCGCGTGGCGCGCTGACATGCCAGACTGGCTGTGGGACAACTTCACAACGTACGATCGGGCCGCGCCTGGGCGCGCGGACGGCACATGGGGCCAGGAAGTCATTGGCTGACCGGCTATAATTGCCGCATGTCCAGCAATCACCTCAAGACGGCCCGCGAGTGGGGCGCCCAGCAGGCCCTCGAGCAGGCTGGTTACAAGAACATCGACGACCTCGTGAAGGAGGCCCAGGACCTCGGCCTCGTCGAGAAGCCCAAGACCGCGGCGGCCACGCCGGGGAACATCCCCGCAAGCGTGCTCGAGTCCCTGTTCCGCACCGCGTAGTCGCGCGAGGCCCGACCATGGCGGCGCTGCGCGACATGTTCGAGCGGGGCGGGCGCGTCGCGCTCGCTGCGTTCAGCGTGCCGTCGCAGCCGTCGCTCGGCTCAGTGAAAATCAAGTCGCCGGTGAAGGCGCCCGGACTGCCGGCCGCGCCCGCGCCGCCCGCGCCGCCGTCCCCCGTGTCCCCCGGCGCGTCGCCCGGCGAGATCGGAACGGGCGCGGCGAAGCTCGCGGCCAACGTCGGCATGGGTGCGTCGACGTCGACCGACGGCGCCGGCGGCCAGGCCGGCGAACCCGCAGATGAGGGTCGTCGCCAACGCAGCGTCATCGACCGTGCGCTGCAGCGCAACGACGACGACTACGCAACCTCGTCGATGCCGCTGCCTGGCGCTGTGGTGTCCCCGTGAGCAGCCTCGAGATCGCGTTCGCGGACGGGCAACTCGCAGCCCTGCACAAGCTCGGCTGGGCCGCGCCGTCCGACCCGACGGTCGCCGGCAGTGCCGTGCTGCGCGCCAAGAGCAGCCCGACCGAGATCCCGCAGACCGCGCAAGCGAACCTCGCGCCGCCGACCACGCCGCAATCGCTGTCGCAGATCTTCGACGCGCACCAGCAGGGCTCGACGCGCACGGAGCCCAAGCGCAAGCTGTCGGCCGAGCTGTGCACGACGTGCCGGCGCGCGAAGCACTACGGCTCGTGCGACGCGCCGAAGAGGATCCCGGAGAAGGCGGCCGACTTCAACGCGGGCCTGCTCGGCAGCGACCCCAGCCAGGGTGACAACCCGTCAACGAGCCCGCACTACCACGCGGCGACGACTGCCGACAGCTCGCTCGCGCGAGCGCGCGATGGGCGGCCCGCCGACGAACAGGCGGCATCGCTATTCGCAGACCTGTTCCGCCACGAGGGCATCCGCAACAGCGCGGACGAGCCCGGGCAGATGACGGGCGGCCTCAACAAAGTCGCGGAGATCCTGAACATCGCGAAGCTACGCGCGCGCCGCGCGGCACTCCTCGAGAAGATGTTCGCCATCTCCAAGCTCGGCGACTGGCAGATGTGGGGCACCGACGGCCACTCATCCTGGGAACAACGCGGACCCGGCGGAACGCCGAACCCCTACGAGGAGCGCCTGACCGTCAAATCGCCACCCGTCGGCTTTGGCGACGAAGGTCCACAGCGCATCCGTCGCGCGTTCGACCAGATCGACGGCGCCGTCGACAGCACGAACATCGAGGACGCGAGCAAGGGTCAGCCTAGCGGCGGCCCGCCCGCGCTCGGGTGAGCCGTGCCCGAAGCCCGCATCACGCGCACGACGGCGTTGTACCCAACCGCGGTATTCGTGCAGTGGGACGTCAAGTCCGAGGAGAGCGGCGACTTCTTCGTCGACGTCGCGCGCTCCGAGTCGCCGCTGGGCCCGTGGGAAGTGATCGCGACGGGGTTGCGCGATGCCTACCAGTTCCTCGACAACAGGTTCAACGAACCGCCGCCCGCGACGCACGCTGGGCGCGAGCCGGTCAACCTGTTCGCGCTCTCCCGCGCGATCTACTACCAGCTCACTGTGGTTCCACCGTCAGGGTTCGCAAACACGTTCAAGAGCGAGCCAACACCGGTCGAGCCTGGTCTCGACACGCGCACGCGCCTGCTCAAGCGCAAGATCCTCCACGACGAGGCCGTGGGCTACAAGAACCTGAACGGCATCCCGCTCGCCGTGCTCAAGCGCCGGCGCTGGGGCGACCGCTGCCCGAAATGCTACGACCCGGTGACCAAGCAAGCCACGCTCGAGCACTGCCCCGCATGTTTCGGTACGGCGTTCCTGGGCGGCTACTGGGCGCCAGTCTTCATCCGCGGGCGTCGCGAAGCCGCCGCCATCGAGACCAACATGACGTCGAGTGGCGACAGCGACCGCAAGCTGAACGACATCAACGTGCTGGACTACCCCCTCATCGAGTACAAGGACATCGTGGTAGACCTGGTCAGGAACGATCGCTATCAGGTCCAGCGCACCCACCAGACCGAGCTGAAGAGCGTCACTGTCCACCAGAAGGTCACCTCATCGCTCCTCGCGCGCAACTCCGTCGAATACTCCCTCGCGGTCGACCCCAACGCCGTACCTCCGCTCTACTGATGGCCGACAACAACCCCACGTACGTTCCCGACCCCAAGCCGCTGCCGTCGCCGGTCGAGCGGCAGCCCAACAGCATCCGCCCGGGGTCCAAGCTCGCTGTGCTCGGCGTGTTCGTCGAGGTCGCGCGCATGCGATTCGCCGAGTCCGTCGTCGGCAGCGAGTTCCAGTGGCTGTGGCGCCCAGACATCACGCGCACGAAGCTCGCGATCGAGAGCGCCTTCAACGAAGACAAGACCCACCGCGACTTCCGCCCGGCAATCTTCTTGGATTGCGATGACCAGGTGATGGGGCGCGTCGTGATCGGTGACCGTGTCGGTCAAAACCTCAAGACCGGCCTCGAAGGGTTCTGGAACCTGCAGTCAGTGCCGATCCTCATCGAATGCGTGGCGGCCAAGCGCGCGGAAAGCGCTTCGCTCGGTGACATCCTTGGCGTCTACTTGCACGCCTCGAGCGACCTCGTTCAGGCCAAGTTCGGCTTCCACGACATGACGCCGGTAACGGTGGGGCGTGTACAACCGGCCACGCGCGACAAGGACCAGTGGGTCACATCGGTCACGTTCACAGTGCAATATCCGCTGCGGTGGACCAACAAGCCGACCGCCCCGCTGCTGGCCGAAATCGCGCTGCGCGTCGCCAAGAGCGGCTTCGACTCGGCGACCGAGTACTTCGAGGACGTCGCGCTCAACTGGCAGCGCTAGTCCCCTCCGTCGTGATCGAAGGGTGCGGAACCTATAATTCTCGCATCCCTCTGGACGCGGAGATCTAGCCCATGGCCATCCGACCGGTCGTACTTGTTTACCAGGACTTCGCGACCCAGACCGTCACGCCGACGACGCCCGACCTGAACTGCCTCGCCGTAGGTCCCGCGTACTGGATCCAGGACTACTTCGTCCCAGGTTCCACTGCCTACGCGGACAAGGCGGAGATCGAGATCACGACCGCGTACGGCACGCTCAACGGCAACCCCGCGACCGCGCTGCCGACCGGTCCGAACTACATCACCGTCGCCGAGCCGCCGAACAACGCGGTCGGAGCGGTGCTCGACGACACCAGCGTCCAGATCTTTCTCGACGACGCGCAGGCGGTGATCGCCAGCGGTACTGATGGCGTCACGTCGGGCGCAACCCCGAACACCATCACGTCGGCCACGGGCGAATGGCAGACCGGCAACACGCTCGTTCTGCCTGGCGATACGATCACGATCTCCGACGGCACGCACTTCATCTCGCTCACCGTCGCGGCAGTCGAGTCGAACACGTCGCTCACGACGACGTCTGACATCACCGGGCTCACGTTCACGCCGGGCTCGTCGCAGGTGTTCCGCATCAAGCGCCAGCTCCACGACGTCGCCGTCTCCAGCACGTACTGGACGACCAACGGCAACATCGTGAACATCTCCGGTGGCATCCAGATCCCGGTGCCGAACCAGGGCAACAAGCCGGTCGAGTACGCCCTCGTCTACGAGGCGTACCGCAGTCTTCGCCAGGACCTCGGCGAACTGGGCACGGTCGCGTCCGAGAGCGACATCACCACGCAGCTCGGCCGCATCGATGCGCGCAACCCGCTCGCTGCGGGCGCGTTCATCGCGCTCGAGAACACGACGTCCGAGGTGCAGTACTTCGGTGTGCTGACCGACGACATCAACGGCCACACCGCATGCCGCGACTTGATCGCGGGACGCGCAGACGTGTACGCGATCATGCCGCTGTCGACGAGCGTGCCCATCTTCGCGATGTGGAACTCCGACTGCATCGGCCGCGCGCTGCCCGACAACAATGGAGGCCGCCCGCAGCGGTTCCGCGTCGTCATCGGCAACGGCACGCTGCCGCTGACCGAAACGCTGGCCACGCCGTCGTCGACGGGCACCGCGTCGGCGGTGTCCGGTACCGCGCCGTCCCAGATCACGCAGATCACGCTGACGGGCGTCGCAAGCTTGGTCTCCGGCGGGGTCATTCCCGGTGACATCCTCAACGTCACGGTCACCAGCGCCGCTGGCGATGTCGCGCTCGGCATGTACCCTGTCGCCTCCGTCATCAGCGCATCGGTCATGACGACCAACATCGCGACGCCGTTCGCGGGCGCGGGCACGTGCAACATCACGGCGGAGATCCTCGAGTCCGACGGCGTCACCGTGCGCATCGGCTCGGCCGCCCTGACCGGCGTCATCACCGCAGCGGGTCCGACCCTGTTCCTGCAGCTCACCGACCCCAGCGCGGCGTTCGTGACCCAGGGCGTCGCGGCCGGCGACATCATCCAGTTTCCTGCAGACCCCGACGCGACGATCACCAGCGCATCGGTGTTCACCAACCTCGTCGTCGCGCAGGTGCAGAGCAACCAGCGCCTGACGGTGGTTAACAACGGTCCCGACAGCTCGACGACGCAGAACGAACTGCCGCACGGCGTCAAGCGCATCGGCAGCGCGCTCGTCACCCAGGGCTCGCTGAACTACCAGGTCATCCGCAACCTCTCCAAGGACCAGCAGGTCACCAACCTGGTCGCGCTGGCGCAGTCGTTCAACTCGAGCCGCACCATCTTGGTGTGGCCCGACAAATGCGACCTGCCCGGCGTCGTCGGCGGAACCGCGCAACCCGGGTTCTACCTGGCATGTGCGGTCGGCGGCATGACCGCGGGCCTGCCCGCGCAGCAGGGGTTCACCAACCTCGGCATCGCCGGCGTCAGCCAGATCTACGACTCGAACACGTACTTCTCCGACGACCAGCTCACGTCGCTATCCAACGGCGGCTGGTATGTGTTCGCGCAGCAAACCCCGCAATCGCTGCCGTTCACGATCCATCAGCTCACCACCAACCCGTCGACGCTCGAGAGCGGCGAGTTCTCCGTCGTCAAGAACTTCGACTTCGTGTCGCTGTTCTTCGTCGACATCCTCGAGAACTTCCTCGGCATCTACAACGTCACGCCCGACACGCTGACCCTGCTCGGCGCGGCGATGAACACCGGCGCGCAGCTGCTGTTGCTACGCACGGTCGCCAAGATCGGCGCACCGCTGCTGACGTTCTCGATCACGAGCCTGTCGGTGTCGCCGACGTCGGCCGACCGGGTGCTCCTCTACTGCGCCATCGGCCTGCCGAAGCCCCTCAACGTCATCGAACTGCACCTCGTCGCGTAAAGGAGCCCCCGTGTCCGACTCGTTCTTCGACAAGTTCGTCGCCGACCTCGTCAAGGGGGCGGAGGTGAACTCGCGCGCCGCGGGCGGTCCCGGCGTGCAGATCGTCGTGGACCGCGAGAACCACGGACGCGAGGAGAAGCTCGCGAACCACGCGGCGCTGGGGAGCTTGCTCGGCGGACTCGCGCTACCGGGTCTCGGAGCACCGATCGGCGCCGCGATCGGGGCAGACAAGGGACAGGGCTTGTCTGCCGCAGGTGGATCCATCCTCGGAGGCGCAGGTGGAGCCCTCGCCGGCGGTGGCCTGGGCGCGCTCATCGGCGCGCTCGCGGGCAACCCCATGGTCGGTATGGGCGTGGGCGGCGCACTCGGATCCGTGCCCGGCATGATGTACGGCGCACACAAGGGCGGCGAGAAAGAGACGTTCGCTGACGCAGCGCGCGCGAAGCTCTCGGCGGCACACGAAGCAGGCGCCAAGGCCGCCGCCGCACGCTTCGGCATCAAAGAAGCCTTCCTCGGCGCCCTCGTCGGCTCCGTGGCCGGTCCCGCCCTCGCGCGCGCGGGCATGGGGCGCCTCGCCGCCGGTGCCGGCGGCAAGATGCTCGGCGGCATGGCCGGCAAGATCATGCCGCGCATCGCTGGCGGCATGGGCGGCGCAGCGTTCGACCAGGTCGCCGGCGCCGCCGGCGGCGCACTCGGCCAGCACATGCAGCAACCCCAGCCAGGGTACGGGGGATGACACTGCGGGCAGCTAACCAAGACGGTGCGAGGCCGGCATGCGCACGCTTCGGAGTGCGCGAGGCGTCGATCCTCGACCTACTGTCGACGGCGATCCACGGCGCGCCCGCGCTCGCGGCGACGTACGCCGGTAGCAAGGTCATGGGCGCGTTGCGCGGCCTCGGACAGGACGCGTTCCGCGCGGCCGCCCCGAATGCCTACGCCCGTGTGACCGCGCCGCTCGCGCGCGCAGGCGAAATCGCAGCGGCACCGGAGCGCTTGCTCCGCCAGCACGCCGTTCCTGCGGCGCTGCAGCGTTCGCCCGAGGAGGCGCTGCTGCGCGGCCTCGCAGGCACGCCGGGCCCGACCGCGCTCGATCGCAGCGCGCCGAGCGTCCTCACCCGAGGTATCCGGTGAGCCTCGACAGGTTCATGCGCAAACGCGCGAGCCTCGGCACGATCTTGCCGGTGGCGATGGGTCCCACGTTTGGCGGCATCGCGGGACGTGCGATCGGCGCACGGTACAAGCAGCCCGATCTCGGCGCCGCGCTCGGCGCGATGACCGGCGGCATCGGCGGCGGCCTCATCAAGGAGCAAGTCGAGGAAGCGGCGAAGGCAGCTCCTGCAATCCCGCCCGGCGCGCCCTACGCCCTCGACGCGTCGTCGGCCGACATCCCAGCGTGGGCGCTGCAGGGTGCGCAGCTGCTGAACCCCGCGATGAAGCAGGCGGCGCACGCGCAAGAGCCCTGGTGGGACGTTCCGGCGCAAGAGATCCCCGGCTTCCCGGTCGCGCAGTCGCTGCTGCACGGACCAGGACACGGCCCGGCTCAGGCCGCCAAGACGTTCGGCGGCATGGCGCTCGGCGGCGGCGGCGGCGCCCTCATCGGCAAGGGCGTCGGGATGGGGCTGGAGCACCTGCTCAAGATGCCGTCGTCGAATAAAGTTCCCCTCACCGGCCTATCGCTGTCAGACCTATTGGCCGGCCTCGGCGGCACCGTTGGTGCGACGCACGGGATGCGGATCGCGCGACCCTAAGGAGAAACATCATGGCCCTCGGAGTAGTCAAGAGTTTCGACACCTGGAAGTTCCAGGAGAGCTACGTCGAGCGCGTGATGGACAACGCCGCGTTCACGGCGGCGCACCCCGACGACACGCTCGTGCTCGCGGGGCCCGCGCGGCTCTACGGCATCGCGAGCGGCTTCACCAACCTGCTGCCCATCGGGATGCTGCAGGCGGTCAACTTCACGCAGACCAAGCCGACCCAGCCGATGATGGCCATCGGTTCCGGCCGCAGCTTCTACGTCAGCGGCAAGGCTCAGACGCAGTGGACGATGGGGCGGCTGTTCGTCAACGGCCGCAACATGCTCCGCGTCCTGAACCACAACGCGGTCGCCGGCGGCATCGACCCCTCCCTGTTCGACGACCCGGCCACGGACGTGAGTCCGGCAGGTCAGAAGTACTTCATCAACCTCGACAGCGAGCTGTTCCTGATCCCGTTCGGGCTCGGGACGGTCTTCCGCGACAAGACGCACGGCTTCGTCGGCGGCTTCTACGCCGAACTGTGCGCGATCACCAGCTACGCGGTCGGCTGGAATGCGGGCCAGAACCTCATCCTCGAGAACGTCTCGGGCATGGCCGACCGCCTCCTGCCGTTCGGCAGCAACACGCTGTCGCTGTCGGTGGAGCGCCCGCACGCCGGCGGCAACCCGATCACGGCGGTCGACATCGACGAGGTCCTCGGGTTCACCGACACCGAGGGCGGCAACCTCTTCGACGCCGACAGCGTCGGCGGCCTCGACGATGTCATGCCGGACAACTTCCCGGGCGGACTGTAGTCGTGGGGCGCGGCGAGCGGATCGCGCTGCTGTTCGGCGTCCTACTCTTCGTGGTGAGCGCGGACTCGGCGAACTCGGTGGGACCGGAAGATGCAGTGAGCATCATCCGAGAGTTCGGCTTTCCCGTCTTCGTCGCCCTGTGGTTCATGTGGCGGGTCGAGAAGCGATTCGATCGCTTCACCGAGGCGCTGCAGAACCTGCTCACCGCTGTGACCATCATGGCCAAAACGGTCGACCACCTGTCACCAGCAGCCCCACAGCTGCCACCCTCGCCAGGACGCCCGGGCACGGCACCCCCCGTGCAAAGTGGCCAGGGGTAAGGAGACACCATGCTGGTATGGATCATCAGTGCCATCACCGTTCTGGTGGTGGTGCGTATCGTCTACCTCGAGGTGCTCTGCGGGCGGCGCAGTCGCGCGTTCCTCGCGCGCACCAATGAAGACATCGCGTCGATGACACGGCTAGCCAAGGAGCGCTACCGCGCGAAGTTCGGACGGGACCCGACGGAAACGCACAAGATCCCCTCAGCGCAAGAGATCGCCAAAGCGGCAGGCAAGAAGGCGTGACCGCGTACCTCGTCATCGCGTCCGTGGCGCTCACGCTCGCGTGGCTGCCGCTCGCTGTGCGGTTCCGCCGAGGCTGGCAGACGCGAAAGAACCCGGTGAGCCTAGCCATCTGTGCCGCGTGCATCCAGTTCGCCTACACCAACGTAGTGTTCGCTCTCGCAGTGCTAGGCCAAGCGAGCTGGGAGATCTTCGCCATCGCGACCCACGTGTTCAGCGCAGCGGTCGTGGTCAACTTCTACTTCGCGTTCCGTTGGTCGGACACCAAGTTCGTCGATGCGCGGCGCGGCGGTCCAAGCTACAGCATCCCGCCCACGAACGCGCCGAACAGCACGCGTCGCACGTGATACGTTGCTGAGGTGAGGCCCGACCCGCTCCGTCCTCCGCGCGGCGCGGCCAACGTCGGCGCAGCGGGACTGGCGCGAGACGGCTCCGACTCCGAAGGACGCCCACAATGGGAACTGGCTGACGTCGTCGCCTACAACTCGGCGACGCACACCTCGGTGCTCAGGACGCACAGCGGTCGCCCGCTTTCGGACGTCCCGCAGATCCGGGCGACCGCCGGTAGCTACGACCACCTGCCCACCGGGGCAACCGTCGTCGTCTCCTACGCGCTGGGCTTCCCCGCAATCATCGGCTGCATCGACATGCCTGGCGCGGTGCAGACCGCGATTCCGTCGCCATCGCTGACAGGCGTCGCGGGGGTCGGCGACGACAACCCCGTCACGCCAACCGACGGCACGAGCAACTTCAAGCCGCCGGGCGCCCCCACCGACATGACCGCTGGTGACTGGGCTCAGGTCGGCCGGCTCGGCAACCACGTCGCGGTGCTCGAGGGCGGCGTCTCACAGATCGGCAGCCCGACCGCGATGCTCCAGTCGCTCGGCGCAACCGGCACGCTGCGCACGCTCGCGCGACGGCTCCAGCAGATCACCGACTTCGGCCAGCTCCTCGTCCAGAATGACAACGGCAAGACGTCGCTAACCCTGCGCGCCGGCGCGAACCAGACGACGCAGACCGGTCTCGACGAGCAGCACTGGACCATCTACCTCGACCTCGGGTCCGAGGGCGACGTGTTCGACTTCCGCATCGCGGATCCGGAGGGACGCACGCTGTTCCGCCTGCACGCCGGCTCCGACGGCCGCGTGCAGCTCTACGGCGACGGCGGCGTTGACCTGACCTCGGGCGCCAACGGCACCGCCACGATGCGCAACGACGTCGCTGGCGACCGCGCCGAGACGACGGCCGGGGACCACACGCACGCCGTGACCGGCGACTCGACGACGTCCGTCGACGGCGCGTCGTCAGCGTCGGTAGGCGGCACGGCCATGCGCTCGGTGGGCAGCGACTCAACGGACTACGTTGGCGGCGACCACGACCTCGGCGTCGGCGGCGACCAAACCCTCGCGGTCGGCGGCGCGCGCAAGGCTGCAACCGGCGGGGACGATTCGGTGTCTGCCGGGGGCAACTGGACCGCGACCGCGATGGAGACCTCGACTGTCGACGCCAACGTCCAGGTCAAGCTCGGCGCCAACGCGGTCGACGCCAACATCAAGGGCACGACGTTCAACGCCACCGTGATGTCGCAGGTCGGAGCAGCGGGCGCAGCGGCAACGGCAGCAGGCGCGACCGCGGTGGCGACGATCAGCCCAGACCTATTCACCGGGACGCCGTCCATCGCCACAACGACAGCCGTAGGCCAAATCGCAGCAGCGCTCACAGCCATCGGGTCGCTGCTCTCTGCTGCGGCGGCGGCGACACCGTCAACTTTGTCAACGAAGGTCGTCACCGAATGAGCGGTCCCAAGAAACACGTCTTCGTGCTGCGCGGCGACGCCCCGCGACGCTCCAGCTGGCAAGCAGAGGCACCCGCGGTCGGTGCGGTGCTGTCGCGGCTCGCGGAGCTGTACGCGCGCGCGCTGCGCGTCGAGATGGGGCACCGCGCCAAAAACACCGCGGCGCTCGCGCGTGCGATGAAGAGACTGCCGCCGTGACCAACTGGGCCGTCATCAATCCGAACCAGCTGATCCCGCCCGCGCTGACAGCGGCCGTGCAAGGCGCCGCAAGCGCGCTGTCGACGGCGCTGTCCGCCGCGCCAGCGTCGCTGCCGTCCATTCCCGCGCTGCCGTCCCCGCCGGACCCAACCGCACTCGTGGTCCAGGCCATCCTGGACACGCTCCAGTCCTTGCTCGAGGGCGGTCCTGTCCACGTCCTGACGATTCCCATCGCCAAGACGATACCCGGCCAGGGAGTTGCCACGCTCCCTCCAACACTGGACGACCTCCAGGGTGCGCTGAACCAATCGGGGGGCAGCACGGGGGCTATCGACGCGGCGGCCTACGCCGACATGATCTCCGGCCTCGGGGGCAACGCCGGATTCTATCGCACGTTCGCGTCCGCGATGATGAACGTCCAGGACCCGAACCGCCCGCAGTACGACGCCCAGACCGACGCGGTTGCGATGGCCGTCCTGCTCGTGGGGGCCCCGACATTCCCTGCGATCGTAGCGGCGGCGTCGACCCTCGACGTACTCGTCGCGCCGCAGGGCGACAGCGCGGCCGCAGCACGCACGGTCCCGGTACCGCAGAACCTCAAGGCGGTCCCCGCGAACGCCTCACCCGGTGTCGGCGTGCAGCTGTCGTGGGACCCGCCCTCGGGTGCATTCTCGTCGCTGTACTTCCCCGGCGTCTCCAGCAAGGTGTCGCGCTACGCCGTCATCCGCTCGACCGACGCGAGCGCACAAGCCGCGCGGTCGGTCCTCGACTTCTTCTCGACCCAGGCGCTCACGGCCGGGATGACAGCGGGGCCAGCCACGGTGCTGGCCGTTGGCACGGGCACGACGTCGTCGTACCTCGACGCAAGTCCGCCGGCGACGCCCGCGTACTACTGCGTCGCATGGGAAGTCGCCGCCGCCGAGAACGGCGCGACAGCGACGACGCTGCCGTTCGACCGCGTCTCAAACGTGACCAAGGTGTCCGCGGTCAAGCCGCCAGCCCCACAAACCGGGGTGGGCCCGAGCTGGGTCGGCGCGGGCTCAGCACTACAGGCATTCCCCGCAGTCGCCGACGCCGCGGACGCGATGATCGCGCAGGTCAGCGGGCTACTCGCAGCTCCCAACGGAAACTCGGCGTCGAGTCGCCTGGCAGCGGCATCACAGCTCGCATCGGCAGCAGCATCACGCTTGGGTGCGAACGCGCAAACGTTGGTCGCAGACATCCAACGCACAGCCGCAGCATTCGCGCGCCCGATGCCGAGCATGTACGTCACGCAGATGTCGAGCGCGTCAGGTGGCAACACGTACCTGCTGCAGCAGCTCGCGACGCGCCTGGGCGACGCGTCTGACCCCACCGCGCCGCCGTTCCACAACGGCGAGTACGTCTGCGGTGTGTGCTTCGTCGCGGGCGCGCCACGCCTGGCCGACCTCGCGGCCACGATGACATTTTTCGACGCAATGTTCGGCCCCGCGGCTGCGGGCAACCCGCTGATGGGCCTGTTGGCCGCGATCGACACCGCAATCACATCCGCCGAGACGGCCGTGTTCGGGCCGAACATGCTGCCACTGCCAACGGGAACACCGGCGCCAGTGCCGCCTCCAAGCACGCCAGTGATTGCAGACGACGGCACACCGGTCGCAACCAACGACCCGCGCAATCCCAACACAGGCACGACCAACACAACGACCGCCGCTGACCTCTGCTAAGCGGTTTTGTTTATCCGACAAGCGCGACCTATCATTCCCGGTCGTGCGAATCCTGAGGGAGTGCGCCTGCACCTGCGGTGTGCGGTTCGAGCACACGCATCGCCCCGAAGCTGACGTCGCGTCGTGCCCGTTCTGTGGACGCATCGCCACCGAGAACGACGAAATTCTGGGCGGGCGTCTACACACCGTGACCATCCCGTCGTATCGGGGCTCCCTCAAACAGAAGGCCGGCCACGTCCACACGCATGGAGACCGTCCGGCGGAGAAGGGCTCCGTCTCGGTGCGGGGCCCAGGAGAGATCCAATGAGCAAGTTCATCACGCTGATCGAGAACAAGGCCTTCATCATCGCGCTGCTGACCGCAGCGGCGTCCACAGCCGCGGTGTTCGGCTACAACATCCCGGTCCAGACCATCGTCGGCCTCATCACACCGATCATGGTCATCCTCGGCGTCCAGGGTTGGCAGACCGCACAGCAAACCAAGCTGAAGATGGCGCATGCACACGAGGTCGAAATGCATGCCCTGCTGTACGGCCACACCGTCGAGAACGGGGTCTTTCGAGATGCGGCCGGCAAGAGCATCCCGGCTGCGCCGCGCGCGCCGCAGTCTGGTCGCGCACGCGTGGGCCTTCTTCTTATCGTTGCCACTGCGCTCCTGCTGATCGTGCAGCTGGCGCGGAACAGCTCGACCCCCGCGCCGACGCTCGACACGGCCGACGTGGTCGAGGGCGTCGCACTCGGTCCAACAGGCTGTGCAAGCGCTCCTCCGATCGTCACTGACATCGTCGACTGCGTGAAGGCTGAGGCGATCGTCGTCAGCGACGGCTACACCGTCACGCAGGTCGTCGCGGCCGTGTGGGGCGCGATTGCAGGCGTGGTTTCCGATGGCATCACCGCCGTTATCCCGGTGCTTGAGGGCCTGGCAACCTCGTTCGGCCCAAACCTCGTCGCCTGCATCGTCGACGACTACCCGACGAGCGGCAGCGGCGCTGGCAGCGGTTCAGGCAGCGCCGCGCCTGTCGTCGCGTCGACACGATACGGCGGCGCTGTCGATCTCGACACCAAGGCGAAGCTGCTCAACGCACTCGCGCCCGGCAAGAAGTTCAACCACGGCAAGAAGAAGTAGGGAGCCCTCCATGCCCGTCAAGACCATCACGCACGCCAAGGGCACCGCCCGGTTTGGCCGCAAGCGCCCCGTCGCGATCGGGCCGCACTTCCGGCTTCACAACTACCTCCGCGCGAACCTGCCGCCGCCGCCGACCTCGACGCGCTATGCGGCCGCAGCGATGCCGGTGCTCACCGACATCTTCTGCAACGACACGCTCGGCTGTTGTGTGGTGAGCGGCGGCTACCATGTCGAGGGCACGGAGACCGGCAACGCCGGCGACCTGTTCCACGCGACGAGCGCTCAAATCATCGCGGACTACTCCGCGATCGGCGGCTACGTCCCCGGCGACCCGTCGACCGACAACGGTTGCGACGAGCCGACCGCGCTGAACTACTGGACGCAGCACGGCTTCGCCAACGGCACCAAGCTTCTCGGCTGGCTCGCGGTCGACGCGACCAACAAGACCGAGCTGATGCAGGCGCTCTACCTGTTCGAGAACCTGTACTTCGGACTCGAGCTGCCGGACGCGTGGGTCAACCCGTTCCCGAGCGGACCAGGCTATGTCTGGGACGTCGGTGCGCCCGACCCGAACAACGGCCACTGCGTCATCGGCTACGGCTACGGCACGACGGGTGTCGACATCGACTCGTGGGGCCTCGTCGACCCGACGACCGGCAACGGCGGCACACTCACCTGGGCGGCCATCGCTGCGCTGGCCGTGCAGAAGGCCGGCGGCGCCGTCTACGTACTGTGCTCGCCGGACCAACTCGCGAAGGGTGCGGCCAAGGCGCCGAACGGCGTCGCGTGGACGGACCTCATCGCGGACTTCGACTCGATGGGCGGCAGCGTGCCCGTCCCACAGCCGGCCCCGAGCCCGACGCCGAACCCGAGCCCGACGCCGAACCCGACGCCAACGCCGCCTGCGTCGCCGATGGCGACGCTCGCACAGGCGCAAGGCCTGGCCGTCGGCGCGCTCGCGAAGGCCCCCGTGCTGCTCACACGCACGCAGGCCGAGTCGATCGCGAAAGCCGGCCTCGCTGCCGGCTGGCCGAAGTCGTAGCGATCGTCGACACCTATAATTGAGGACATGACGCAGGCACTGGCCGTCCAGGGATCGCTCGCCATCCCCCTCGTGGACGGCGGCACCGTCGCCGCGATCAGCCTGGCGGCGTCGCTGGGCTTCACGGCGCGCGCCGACTTCCAGCGCAGCTACACGGGAGCGATCTCCAACGACCCTGTCAACTTCGGCACGCTCGCGAGTCCGGGAGCCAAGGGCGTCTTCGTCTACGTTGGCTCGGGCAGCTGCACGATCTCGTGGCAGTCCGACGCCGACGCTGCGTGGCCACTCGCCGTCGGTGGCTACTTCCTGTGGGTCAATCCGCAGACGCCGTTCCCGACCTCTGCATTCATCACAACGACGGGCCCCTGCAACGTCGTCTTCCTCGCGGTGGGATAATGCTACGCCACGCGGCAGACCGTGGCCGCGCAGCCGCGCTCGAGCACTTCAAGCTCGCCGACATGGCCGCGCCGCACCTGGCGCAGGTCCACAACGCAGTCGTGCCGCCGTCGATGCCGATGCCGGCGTTGCGCCAAAAACGCGGGCCGATGTTCCAGCACCAGGCGATGCCCGAGTGGCAGCAGTCGTTCATGCAGGCCCGCCACGGTGCTGGAGCCCCGCCGGCGCCCGCCACGCCCGCGTCGCCCGACCCGGCGTGGGCCGCTGCGCACGCTGCGGTGCGGGGCCAACAGGCAGCGAACGTCGCCCCGGCGCACGCAGAGCTGCCTGCGCCCAAGCCCGCGGCACAGTCGCTTGCACCGGCCGCCGCGCCCGCAGCGGCAGGAGCGGCGTCAGCCGCGGCCGGCGGCGCAGGCCGTTTCATGCGCGGCACTCGGCGTGGACTCGGACTGGCCGCGCTCGGCACCGCGGGCGCGCTCGCGTACGGCCTCCACAACCAGAACGAGGAAGACCGTCGCCAGCGCGACCTCGTCTACGCTCCCATGACCGGAGGGTTCTGATGTCGCTGATGCGCATCGCGTTCGAGAGCGGCGGCCGCGCCGCGCGCGCCAAGTTCGCCCTCGGGCCACCCACGCAAGTCGATCAGTTCGTCGCCGACGTCGAGAACGGCCAGGATGTCCCTCCGTCTGGAGCGGTCCCGCCGATGTCACACGCGCCCGGCGACTGCGCGGCGCTCGACGGTACGATGCCACTGCAGCTACCGCAGTCGACGTCGCCACAGACGCCGCCCAACACCGTCGGTTCGACGGTCGGCTCGCCGCCGCAGCTCGCTGGCGCGCCGGGCCCGGCGCCACAGTCGATGGGTGCACTGAGGACGTAGCTGTGGATATCTTCGAGAAGCTCGCCATCCTCGGCAGCACGTACGCGCGCGCGCTGACCAACGCGGCGACGCGCGGCGGCCGCGCGCTGGCGCCAGCGATGACCGAGCGCGCATCGCAGATCGCTGCACAGCCCAACGCGCAGCTGCGCCCGGGTTTGGGGCAGTTCTTCCGCGAGCACGGTAGCGGCGGTGAGCTGGCTCCGACGCCGCAAAGCGAAGCGATGCGAAGCCTGTCAGCACGTCTGCCCTGGCAGAGCGCCGAGCATGGCGGCGGTGTGAAGGCGCTCGACCGGGCCAACGCACTGCTCGACCAGCGTGGTCTGTCGTCGACGACGCCTGGTGGCGCTGCGGCATTCCATCAGCAGAAGGTCACCAACCTCCCGCTCGCGCCGAAGACCCGAGAACAGACGCAGGTGGGCCCTGCGCCCGGATGGCAACCACGGAACCTGAGGCGCGACTACCAGATGCACCTCATGCATCAGGACCGTGTACTCGACCGTTTCGATGAGTACCGCCAACAGAACGACCCGCGCGCGCAGCTCACGCCGCTGAAACAGCCGCCGCCCGTCAATCGACCCGACGTCGCGATTCCTGCGCGCGTGTCGCCGATCGGAGGCCTGGCGGCAGGACAGGGGGACAGCACGCAGGTCCTCAAGACCGGCGCAGTGTTGCCTACCGCAGTCGGCGCTGCCATTCCGCTCGCTGTCGGCGGCGCGTTGCTCGCCCACAAGCCCGGCATTCACGCCGACCTCGCGAACAGCCTGCACAACCCCGGCGACATCCACCAGCAGGACGCTGAACAAGCGATCCCCGCAGAGGTGCTAGCGCAAGCCGCCCGTGCGCACGAGGCACTGACCCAGCGCGGCATCGACCCGTCGGCCCTGCGGATGGCCGTCGACGCGCCGTCGGGCGCCGGCAAGACGGTGCTCTCCAAGGCGCTCGCGCAGCAGATGGGCCTGCGACACCACGGGCTCGACTGGCGCCCGCACATGCGCGCGCACCAGCTGCTGGGAGGCGGCGACATCGAGAAGACGCCGTACGCGCCGCACGCGGGTGAGATCCTCGAGCACCAGCAGCTCCTGCGCAGCTACGACCCCGAGCTGTTCGACGCGGCCATCCACATCAACCGGGACCCCGCGACGATCCGGCAGCAGGTGCTGCAGCGCGGCCGCGGCGCGCGCACCCACGACCTGCTCGACTACGAGAAGTCGATCGACGTCGGCAACCGAGCGTTCGACACGCTGGGCGGCGACGCGATCGACCTCGGTGGCGGCACGATGATGAAGATCCGGCCGCAGGCTGGCTGGGGCGACGCCCTCGACCAGCAGCTCGCTGCGGCCGGCATCGACGCGTCGGGCCTGTCCCGCCACGAGAAGCTGCTGTCGCTCCACGCGGGCCAGCGCCAGACCGGAGCCGGCTGGACGCCGTACGCGAAGAACCCGTTCAGCGGCGGCGAGATGGCCGCGATCGGCGCGTCGATCCCACTCGGCGTCATGGCCGCGAGGGCGCTGGCGCGTCGTCCAGCGTAGCAACGACGTCCCCCACCTCTACGGTCTTGGCGCAGGCCTCGAGCCAGACCACGGCGCCGGCACACGGCGCCTCGTGCGGGATCTCCATCTTCATGCACTCGAGGATGATGATCGTCGTTCCTTGCGTGATGTGCTGCCCGACGCCGACAGAGTGCGTGAGCACGCTGCCCGCGACCTGCGCCTCAACCTTGCGAATGGCCATCGGCGATGTTTATCACATAAACTAGAACACGGATCCACGCACGTAGAGGCGAAGAAGCCCGGTGGGCGACGTGCCGACGTTCTTGACCTCGACGCGAAGCCAGCGCCCGAAGATCATCGAAAAGAACTTCCCGGTCGCGGCCTGCTTGCTCGGGTCGTACAGGTGGCGTCGCTCTTCGGCGTCGTAGTGAAGCTGGTAGATGTTCTCGTCGGTCACGTAGTGCCCGTCGTCGTCGACCTCGTCGTTCGAGAAGGTCACGACGACTTCGAGGGGCTGGTCGCACGCGATGGAGCCGAAGAACCGCGTGAAGTTGATCGCTTCTTGGTACGCGACGAGGGTTGAGCCGGGCTCGAGGGGCTTGACGAAGCGGTTCAGCATCGCGAACCGCGGGTGCCCGAGGAAGTTCGGCTTGTCCGGCGGTGCCGGCTGCACCCACGCGCAGATGACGTTCGCTGAGAGTTTGGGGTAGTGCGTGAACGGCACCTACGCCAGCTCTTCCGGGTCCGGCTTAGGCGCGTCCATGCGCACCAGGTTGAGTGCGATCCCCATCACCACGAACGACGTCACACCGACCTGCGTGCAGTACCAGAACCCCTTCGCACTGACACGGTCGTCCCACGAAGTCCCGCACGCGACGTCGTGCCACTTCTTCTTGTCGAAAGACACCCACAGCGTGTTGACGCCGGTGTTGCGCAGCGAGATCTGCCGCGTCGCGGTCGCGAAGCGGTGGTAGCCGACGCACGGGCGCGCCACCAGGTCAGCCGGCATGGGCTGGCCGGCATCCGCGTGGTCAGCGCCCATCGCGTGTTAGGCGAGACCGGTGGGCGCGACGGCGCCACCGACAGCGTTCCACGCTGAGCCCGACCATTCGAACTCGTACCAGTCCCACTTGCTGGTGACAGTCGCGGTTGCGAAGTTGCCTGCGTGGGTCGGCGTGATGACACCGGTGCCCGACGCGCCCTTGACCGTATGGATGAGGGTCAGCCGCTGACCCGCCTCGGAACCGTCGGGGAGCACGAGCGCGTTGCCTGCCCCGGTCGAGGTGAACAGCGTCGTCCGCTTGGTCACGTCGATCGTGCCTGCCCCCGAGAGCGTCGCAGGCGCGCTCTTGAAGATCGACGCGAGCGACGGGTTCGGATAAGACCCCGTCAGGTCACCGCCAGCGGCGCCCGACGAAGCCGACGTCGACGCCACAGCAGCCCACGCGTTGGTGCCCGTCTTGAGCAGCGTCGCCCAGCCGCGATTGGTGTTGATGACGATGTTGGCGCCGCCGTTGATCGTGCCGGCACTGGCAACCGTGATCGTGATGTTGTTGGTGCCCGCATCACCCTTCTCGTCGATGACGCGCACCGTCTGACCGATTGGCGCGGCGGCGGAAAGCACGACGGAAACAGCGCCGGGTGCGGTCAGGTTGGTGAGGATGTCGTGGTCACCTGCAACAGCGTCGTACGGTGTGACCAAGACCGTGACCTCGTGCGACGGGGGCACGTCGGTCTGCACCGCCGGATCGTTGGTGATCGTGTAGGTGATGTTGCCTGCGGTCTTCTCGGCGATGAGGATCGCCTCGATCGCAGCGATCTCACCAAGAGGCAACTCGACCGGGCCGTAAGTCCCGCTCCCTTTGATCTGGAAGCTGGCGGCGGGATAGAGGCCGGTGGGGTCCTGGATCCCGATGTTGCTGGTCGACAGGTTGGTCACAGTCAGGAGCGCCATCGGGAACCTCTCAAGGTGTGACGAAATTATAGGCGCCGGAGGCCTCCGTCCAAACGTGCCCTACAATTTCCTGTGGGCCAAAAAAGGAGGCCGTGATGACCCTTGTCTTGCCGCAGCACGAACAGCTCTTCCCGTCCAAGCTCCTTCCTCACCGCCTCGAGGAATACGTCCTCGACAACCTGCCGCCGTCGTGGGACCGCAAAGCTGCAGCCGTGCCCTTAACGGGCCAGCGCGTGCTCGAGGTCGTCCAGGGAGGACAGCTCGGCATCGGCATGACAAACATCGACCCGCGCTACTTCGTGGGCACCTGCTTCCACGAAGCGGGCTGCACGAACGAGTGGGACACCGAGGTCGCCACCGCGTCGAGTCCGACTGGCTTCCAGAGCGTCGGCGCCTACCAGATCGGCGACGAAGAGGCGCGCACGTTCGGCTTCGTGCTCGCCGACATGCTCGACTTCGACAAAGCGACGGTTTGCATGATCCAGCTCGCCGAGCGCAATCGCACCGCGTTACGCGGCTACGCCAAGCTCGCAGCCGATGCACCGGACCTCGACTACATCGACCCCAAGGGCACGGTGTGGAAGGGCGGCACGATGCGGGCCTACCTCGCGATCGCGCACAACCACGGTCTCGGTTACGCACGCCAGACCATCGCCACCTACGGCATGGACTGGGCGAAGTACAAGGAGAGGAACCCAGCCGACAACATCGTGTCGCACCAGTACGGCGAGGACTGCGTCACCGGCGGACCGTACTACCCCGCTACCACGTGATCTCGGAGGTCTCATCGTTGACAGCCTCGGCGCCGATCGCGCGGCCAGTCTCGTCGCGCTTGATCGAGTCCTCGCGGACCAGCACCGCCCAGATCTGACACGACGTGTCGCCCAGGTTGTCGCGGTCCTTGCGGGTACGGCCGCACGCGCCGCACATCCAGACCGTGCCCTCGCGCGCGAGGCTCGGTTCGTGTTCGTCGACGCCGGGCCTCACCGACGACCGCATCAACCCTCCTCCTTGTTGACCCGTTTGAGGCCGCACTGGATGAAGATCCACGCCGGGCGTCCCGTGCGTGTATTGCGCTTGGCTGCGCGCCGCTCGACCAGCGGCGTCGGCTTCCAGTTCTCCAGCTCATTCACGCGAGCCGAGATGCTCTGGTGCGTACGTCCCGTCGCGACCTCCAGCTCGTCGACGGTGCACCCCTCCCAGCCCGCGGACCGGATGAGGTCGTAGACCTGGAGCTGCAGCGCGCTGAGCTGAGACTCAATGTCAGCCATCGGTCTTCACCGGCTTGGGCTCCCGGCACGCGGCACAACACGGATATTCCACCGGCACGAGCATTGAACCGCAAGTTCGGCAGGTCTTCCCCTCGAAAACGCCATTCTCGAAACGCCCGCGCACGAGAGCTTCTTGTGCCCATGCTAGCCGTGACACCTGATCGGTCAGTTGGTTGACCGCGGCGATCAACCGCTCGTCGTTGTCAGGCATGGTTGTTCTTCTCCGCCCACCAGCGATGCACCACAACGGTGCCCTCGCAGTTGTCGCCCATGTCGAACACCTCGCTGTCATCGTGGATGACGCTCTTGGGCACCCAGATCTCCTTGTCGTCGATTCGGATCAGCAGAGCCTTCTCGGTCTCGCGAGCGACCTTGCCGTCGCCGAGCGTGTGCGGTTCCTTGCCGCTGTCATAACCCATCGCGTCCTCCTCGAGTCCTTGTACCAAGAGTCAGCGCATCTTCTTAACGCGGTCCACCGTGTCGCGGCGCAGGTTGTCGACCTCCGTCACCACAGCCTGTTGTGCCTGCGCAAGCCGGTCCTGTGCATGCAGCAGCGCCATGCACAACCGCTCGACGCGCGCGAGCTGGCGAGGGTTGATCAGCACGACGCATTCGCGCATCGCGAGCTGCTTGCGCAGCTTCGCAATCTCCTTGTCGCGCTTGACGAGCAGCTCCCCCAGCTTGCGCTCGCGACGTGCCGCCGCAACGCCCATGCTACTTCTCCTCATCCGCAAGTCGCGCGAGCACATCGCCGTGACACGGAAGCGGCTTACACCAGCAGCCTAAAACCTTCCCACGCAACGTCGACAACTTCACCATGAGGTGCGGCTGTTGTTTGAGCCACTCCTCATACTTCGAAATGGCTTCCTCGCGCGTGGCGACCACGTACTTCGCGCGCGTAGGTTTATCCTTTTCGTGCGTGAAGAGGTTGCCCCACCGCGTAGCTCTGGTGATGTCGACGTCGTATGCCGACGTCCGCAGGTTCACAACGGTCGTCTTCATCGCAGTGGCTCCACGCCGAAGTGAACACGCGCGAACCGCACCAAGTGCGCCCAGTCGTCAACCTGGACGCCCCACTCCGCGTTGGGATATTCCGACGAACCATGCGGCCGCAACCACGGCTCGTTCTCGTTGTAGCGACGACGCAGGCGCACGGCGACGCCGGCACCACGCCCCATCTTCGACGTCCAGTATTCCGCCCATTCGATCAGATGGGACGTCCGATCGTCGATGAGCATGTCGCCATGGATGCGGAACTTCTTGAACGCGTGGTAGACGTCGCGCGGGTCGATGCCGATGTGTTCGAGGATCCACGCGTTGCGCTCGAACACCCAATGCCGGCTCGCCAGGAACGGCTGCGTCACCGGTACGACGTCAGCGAACTCGCGCAGCGCTGCAACGCTTACCTTGGCCTCTTCGTACGCCGGTAACCCTTCGACCCAACCCTCTTTGCAAACCTGATCGTACAGGAGCTTGGATTGCTGCGCGTCCAGCCCGAGGGCCTTCTCGATCATGAATTGATCGACGTCATCATGTTCGTACAGGCGTCCGGTGAGGTCCAGCACGTGCGGTAGGCAGCCGGCGATGAAGTTCGCGACGACGCCATCGATGTCCAGGAGAATGACCGGCTTGCTCATGACGTCCTTTCATAACTGGTGACGATCACCTCGCCCACCTTGCCCCGCTTGTCGCCCTTGCTGTTGATCGCGCGCGCGACCTGCACGTCGTCCACGCAAAAGTCGGCGTAAAGCTCGCGGATGAACGGCGTGTCGTTGTTCGACAACATCACGTAGGCGCCGCGCGCCCGAAGCTTGCGCGCGTACTCGGCCAGCTCGCGCTGCTGGTCGCGCCCGAACACGTCCTTGGTGTACGAAGTGAAGTTCGACGTCTGCGAGTGTGGGTCGTATGGCGGATCCATGTAGACGAAGTCGCCCTCGCCCGCGCGCGCCGTCGTGTCAACGTAGCTACCGGCGCGCACGTCGGCGCCGCGCAGCGCCTGGGAAGCCGCGCGTAGCTGCTCGACGCTGTAGATCCCCGGGTCCTTGTAGTCGCCGCGCGGCACGTTGAACCGGCCCTCCCGGTTGACGCGCCACAGCCCGTTGAAGCAAGTCTTGTTGAGGTAGATGAACGCCGCAGCGCGCGCCGGGGGGTCCTCATCCCACTCGAGGGCGTTGAACGCCTCGCGCACAGTGTAGTAGTAGCTCTCATCAACGCCGTGCTTGTGCTTGTGCGCGGCCAGATGGTCGATGACGTCCTCGACGTGCGATGACACCGCCTTGTACATCGCGACCAACTCGGTGTTGGTGTCGCCGAGCGTGGCGGGTTGCGGCCCCAAGTGAAAGAACAACGCGGCGCCGCCGCAGAACGGTTCGTAGTAACCACGGTACGCAGAAGGCATGCGGGCGACCAACTCGGACAGGAGCCGGGTCTTCCCGCCCGCCCATTTCAGCAACGGTCTTGCCACCGAGGAACCCTACACCGTCGTGTTTATCCTGTAAACACAGGGCCAAAAAAGAGGCGCCGCGGGCGCGCCTCTCACCTCACGCCGCCAGCTCCGGCGCCGTCGTGAACCGGAGCAGGTGCTCGAGCGCGAGCCCCGGGGCGTCCAGCACCACAACCGTGGCGCCGTCGGACCGCATCACGCCGCACGCCCAGGACACGGCCTCTTCACGCGCCCCGAAGAACGGGCAGGTCGCGAGGACCTTGCGGTCACCCAGACCCGAGCCCGGCGGCCACCGGTACACGGTGACGGCCCAGCAGTCGCCCGTGGTCTTCAGCGACACCGCCCAATTCCCCCACCTCGCGTGCCAGGACTTGTTCTTGTCGTTCGCCATGGTTGGCTCCTCGGCGCCGATCAGGCGCGGTTGTTGTTGTCAGTGGACGTAGTGCAAGTGCTTCAACCTGCCGTCGCGGTGCCGGTCGTAGAGCACGAACGTATCGTGCTCTGAAACCTTGCCGCGGTGACCGAACTCCTCGACCTTGTGGTCGCCGTCGATCGTGTGCATCTCGATCACGTAGTGTGTCGTGCCGTCGCGCTGCGGGCACTGGTGGAGCGTCACCGTGCGCACCTTGGCGACATCGGCAGCACCCACCATCGCGCGCACGCGCGGAGGAACGGAGAACGCAACTGGCAGGTCGCAGCGCAGGCCCGCGCGCAGCAGCGCGTTTGATAGGCATCGGAACTCGTTCTGCATCGTGCACCCGGATTCTAGGTCAGCGCTTGGGCTGCGCCGCGACCGCGTCTTCTAGCACGGCGACGATGCGCTCGGCGACCGTGACCAACACGTGTCGTTCTTGGTGCGCGCGCACCAGCGCGTGCCCAATCTCGACGATCAGGCATGCCACCGGCGAGAGGCTCCGTTGCGCATTGGGCGAGAACACGTCGCCGCGCGCGTGCCGCGGAGCGTGCGCCAGGGGAACATCGCGGTCGATGTCATCGTCCTTCTCGCACCCCCACATCAGATGCCACGTGCCCTGATGCTTGCCGAACGACAAGATGAAGCGACCCTCCTCCGTGTCGTAGCGGGTCTCCGCGCGAATGCACGCGCGCAGCTCGGTCAGCGCGGTCTCGATGCGCTGGATGGCGCCCAAGATCTTGTCGTCGACCGCGTTAAGCGCGTCGCGCTTCTGCGGAAGCTCCGCGAGCGCCTGTACGACCGCGTCCAGCACGGACTACGCCCCCTGCGTCGCGGGGGTTCCGGCGGTCTCGAGCTTGCCGACCTTACGCGCCACGACCGCTTCGTGGGCGCGGAGCGCGCGGTGCACAGCGCTCTTAGCAGCGCCTTCGCTGGACCACGTCCGCGGCAGCACCGTTCCTAGCACCGTCGCCGAGAACACGTTGCGCCTGTGGTCGTCGAGACGTACGCGCGCAATCTCGATGCCGTCGTGCAAGCACGCCCACGCGCGCGGCGCGGGGAACGCGCGGTCGTTTTTGTGCCGCCACCACGTCACGACGCCCCAGACGCCCGGGTCGCCGTCCTTCCAGCCAGCAGCCTGCAACGCGCCGTGCTGCACGGGGGTAAGCGCACCTGCAGCAAGCGCCCGACTGAGCCCGTACTCGCTCGAGGCCTCGAGGCCCAAGCGAGTCAGCGACACCTCGAGGCCGCGGACCTTCAACGACACGCCGGTGTAGGCGATCGCCGTGTCCTCGCATTCGGCGACGAAGCAACCTTCGCAGAGCATGGCGTCGGGTGCGTGGGGCAGCCCGACGATGTCCCACTCGCGCAGGTCGACGCCGAGGCGACGCGCGTCAGCGACACGGTGGTCCAGCGACCGCACACGCGTGCCGGCATCCAGCCGCCCGCAGGAGGCGCACGGCAGGGTCACCTCGGCGGCGCGCCCCTCGTCCGCATCGTCATGGACCAGAACGTGGGTGTCCCAATCCGTGCCCCACATCTCCTCGGTGCCCTTGGCGATGAGCACGCGGCCGCGCTCTGGCGCCTCTGCGACGATTTCCTCGGCGACGGTCTCGACGGTCTCCTCGACGACCTCGGCGTCGCGAGGCGCCGAGCGACGGCGGATCTCGGAGT